GTCCTTCTTCTGTTGAAGAGTATAACTTGAATTTACCCTGTTTTACTTGTAAGTTCAGTCTCTTGCAAGCCTCTTGAAGAGCGTCTTGATCATGCAGCTCGAGCTGGATGTTCATCGTATGGCTCATAAATTAACCTCCTCTGGTGGTAAAAGCTCTTGCCAACCAGTTAACTTGAAGACGAACTTGCCGTCTGGTGTCCTAAGTCTTGGTGTCTTGGACATGATCACTCGAAGTCCAAGCTTGTGAGCTAGAAACCATGCATAAGCCATACAGTTGGAGAGACCCCCAATCATAATGGCCTCGAAACCTTCTTGTTTAATTTCTGTGAGAGTTCTTTTCACAGAGTCTAGAATCTTGTCTTCTGTCCATTCTTGTTCTTCAAACTTGATCAATGGAGCTCTTGGAGTTGGATCCATCTCGAATCCAAACTCTCTCCACTTGTCTATATAAGCAACTTGATCATGAAGAGTGAAATTTGCAAGTTTTATCATATCGCAATCCTCCTTTCTTTTATTTCCTTACTCTTATCAATCTTGCTAGCAAACCTTGCATTAAACTTAGCCCACTCTCTTGCTTTTTCAATCTTATCTCTATTCTGGAGATAGATAGGCTTGATATTACTAAATGCTTCCTCGACTCCATCGAAAATACTTGAAATTACAAACTTCTCGATTTCTGCCCCAGTCCAATTCTCCATCCTGAGGCAGAGATCACTTGAGTAATTTGTCTTATAACGCTTGTTCATAATTGTCAATATCTCTTGTCTTTCCTGCACTGTCGGAAGATCAACAAAGAATACATCGTCGAACCTCCTCAAAAGTGCGCCTTGACTGATTGTTAATAAATCCTCGATATCATTACTTGTAGCAACGATGTACTTGGGAGTCTTACTCTCTTGCATCCAGGTCAGAAGATATCCAAACATCGCACTTGTAGTACCACCATCTGTCTTGTTACTTGACTGGACTCCACCTAAAGCTTTCTCGATCTCGTCGATCCACACCACGCATGGTGCGACCGCGTCGACGAGAGCAAGAGCTTGACGCAATTTTGCTTCACTCTCTCCAACTAGAGAACCTTTCAAACTAGAGATGTCCAATCTTATCAATGGAAAATCTAGGACACTTGCAATTACCTTAGCAGAAAGAGACTTGCCTGCTCCTGGGAGACCTACCAAGAGAATACCCCTTGGAGTGGGTAAGTCTTGATTTTCAAAACCTCGTTTACGATTCTTGATGTATTGTTTCAGGTTGTCTAGACCTCCTAATTGATCCTCTTGAACAGGCTCGTATAACTCCATGAGCCCACTCTTGCGGATAGCTTGAAGTTTCTCATTCTCGATGACTTTCTTAGAAAATGATTTCTCTTGGACTAGACTGAGCGCTAGAGCATTTTCCGCTTCTTGTAAAGTAAGACCCTTGGCTGCCGCTAGCGCTTTCTCGTCAACCTTGATCTTAAGGTCATTCTCTTGTACAATACGACTTGCAATGTCTATGATTTCTTGAACACTAGGGAGCTCGAAGTGGACTAGAGTAATATCCTTCTCTAACTCTACTGGTATGTTGACAACTGGAGAAACAAAAATGATGTGTTTGTCTGTTGCCTTCAAAACTGGAATGAGGTTCTTGACCGTTCTGAATATCTCGACTGCACCGATGAACTTGTGGAAGTCCTTGAGAAAAATAATGCTTGACTCGGGAAGCTGGGGAATCTCTTGAAGCGGCTTCAGCGGGTCTTGTAGTAGACGAACTTGTCCCGTACTGTGGTCTTGGAACCCTCTTGAAATATCCCAGCTGAACTTGAAGTAATCTGCGGCTTGTTCAGATATACTTGAAATAGCCCTTGATTCTTCGTGGGTTTGCACCCACAGGCAGGCGTAGCCTGCCTTGAGATAATTGACAATGTACATACGCACCTCCTTCTCTGATTTTTTTTTGAAAGGCGACGATTAAAAAAACTGTACTCGTCGTCTCTCTTCTATTATATATATCTACTGTTTGTGTATGTCGCTAACACCGGCTAGCGAGAGCAACGAAAAAAACACCACCGGTAACACTGTTACCGGCTTGCTAGTATATATATCTGGTATGTCTTAGCTGGTCACGCTACCGAGCAACAGCTACGCCTCTTTTGCAAACACTTCCCTCAACTTGTCGGTGACACACCCTTCGAAGATCTCTCTTACTCGACCGTGAGCTTCTTCGATCCAAGCAAGAGCGTTTGCTACTTCCACGGTGCATGATCGCTCAACGAAGTAGTCTATATCGAGCAAGAATAAGCTTTTACCTTCTGAACCTACGATGGGAGCGAGTCGTACACGACAACAGTCTCTACCATCAGCGTAGGAGAGCTCTACACTCACAGTGAAAGACGACATCTGTTGGGAAAACCTACGACTCACAGATGGGTAAAACTCAAAATATTCAGACAACTCTACACTCTGAGAGGGCAACTCAATATGATTGACATAATGCAAACCTACACACTCTAGACCACGTACTTCTACAGTATCCTGCAAACTTCTCCAAGCCATCTCAATATAAGACTTAAAACCCTCCCAATGAGGATACGATTTCAACGCGTTAACCACTAATAACCGAGTACCTACTTGTACGAGCATGTTTCTATCATTGGTAAAGAACATGATACGTTCACTCGTACGGATCCGCTTTTGTAACCCTTCTGACCCTTGTGTAAGTTCCACCTCTTGTATAACATATTGCTCTTTCTGAGGAAATACTTCTTTTAATTTCCCATAAAGCAACCCTGGTATTGTGAGATCCCATTCTGTCTCGGGAGTTAACCTGAATTTACAAACAGCTTCCACAATGGGAGGATTTGTGTATTTTCTATTCATGTTAAAAAACCTCCTTTGTTTATGTTAAATGTGTTTTAATCGATTGTACTACTGGGTAATGACTGTGCTACTTTTACAGCAAGATCATTCAAGATCTTAGTGTACAACCATATCACAACATATTGCTGAAAAAGACTCTCGCTTCCCCATGATTTTATAAGCGACCTATAAACAACGCTCCCTGAAACTATTTTCAATTGATCAAAGAACTTCTGGGTCAACAACAGAAACTCTGGACCATCATACTCTATATATGAGATCTTATTCGCCACATAGACTTGTACATCTCGAGCGTAGATGATACTATATGCCTCAAGAAATAACGTATTCACAGCTGGAAATAAGACATTCACATGTTCATTCACTAGCTGATTGAGTAACAGTTGACGTTTTACTTGAGACTCTCGTAACCTTCTATCTTTCCAATTAGAAACATCGACCACTATCCTGTTTAGACCTCTTATAATCCACACAAAAGGAGCTACTCCAATAAGCTTCAAGATGTTGATTGTAAATTTAACCCACTCGTTACCAACAATTCTTAAACAAATGTTTTTTATTGATTTTGGAATATTCATTTTTTCTCTACGATACCTCAGACTTTCTCACTCGTTCTTGCTGGTTCTGTGAAAGATGATCAATACTAACAACAATCTGCATAATTAGATGCCGCGGCTTTTCCTCCACACCTACATCCAGATCTTACAGCGGAGACATTCTCCACAAGGGAACCTCCCGAAGTAACACCTGAGCTAAACGAGAGTGAATAAGTCTTCACTTTAATTGTTAAATTCCCACTTGAATCAAGTCTTATATAACCACCATCGGTATACAGAGTTATAGCCTTCAAGCTATAAATGTGAATTTCATCGTTCTTATCATCGATAACGATCGAACTTTGATTTCCCTTCACAGGGACAACACTTCCTCCAGGAGAAGTCCTATCGTACTGTCTTTTCGAACCAGTAATCCTTACTCCTCTATCGTTATCTGACTGTGAAATAACAATACTTTGACCTGTTGACGATCTAAACAAAACTGCTCTTTTCTGAGCATCTTGTAATGAACTTTCTGGAAGAGCACTCTTATCTTGTCTTGGAAGAAGACAACCAAAATAATACAATTCTCCACCTGACCTTGATGTATCGTATAACACTGCTACTAGAGATCCCACAGGAGGGACAAAATATGTTCCCATATGAGCCTCTCCCGAGGATATTGCTTCATTTCCAATAACCTGGAAAATAGGGTACGCGGTATAGATCTTTTGCATAGAGGGATCTTCATCAACAAGTGAGACTTTAATAATACCTTTTCCTGTCTCATCGACATTATCACGTACTACAGCGGAGGCAAAATGAAGCATATGGAATCTCCAATGTATTAAAATTTAAGCAACTACTTGAGACGTCAAGAAGATAGAGTTAAACAATGAAAGACTGGATTTATCAATGTAGGTATGAGTATTACCAACTCCGAAAAGGTTGTCAAGAAAGACTTTCAACACTAGATAAAAAGGTTCATCAAGAGCCGCTACTATATCAGAGCCAAACCTCGAGAGTAAACTTGATAATATCATATCATAAGTGCTTTGGAAAAGCTTTTCTGCTGTAGAGCTAAGAAACACTTTACTGTTGTATACTCCTTTTGAGTTCACATCTGATATGATATTCTTGATCTGGTCTTTCACAAAATAACTAATTGGAAGTTTCGTAGAGGCAAAACTAGCTACTTCATTGAAACTAACGTGTTGTTGCTTTGCGATTCTTAGGTAATGACATATAAACCATATAAAAGCCTCTTGGACAAATTGTTCTTGCTCAAGAGGTCTTCTATTAACAATATAGAAGATTCTTGCTAAAGAGTTGGCGAAAGTTGGAATTCTTGAAATTGTTTTCGAAGGTTTAAGAATCTCTACTTTTAACACTTTGGGTACTAACAAACCTACAACAGTGTACTGACGAACATTACTGAAATTTTCATCAAGGTTTATCACTACAGTTTGAAGCTCTGGACAAAACAAATACGTTGGTTCTCTTTTCTCTCCTTGTTTATAACATACTACAGAAAACAACAGGTCTTCATTCTTTTCAAAAAACGTCTTTAACCTATCGTCAATAGAGAAAAGACGCTCTTCCACAAGTTTATTAAACGTCTCATTCTTTCGGAGTTTTATCACTTCTTTTTCAGGGACCAGAAAAGAAACTTCGAGGATACTACTCCACGTAGAGAAAAACGCCATAATTCATCTCCTCAAGAGAGTCTCTCTCATAAAGTTTTCTACAACGTTTTTAAAAGGAACAATTACATTAGGACATCTTGACATTGTAAACTCTATGGCCGAAGGAACTCTATTAACATACAGAATCAACCACCACAGATTAGTGGTTTCATACATATCATAGCTAACATAATCAGGTCTATACTGCCACCGGTCTGTCATTCTATAGAGTGAAGAATACATAAGAAAACGAGGAAGAAACTTAAAGACATAAGTGATATAAGGTGTTGTTATCCTTACGTCTTTTTCAATGGCAAACTCTGGAAAAAGAACGGTTGGATCAGATAATTGTTGGGAAAGTTGAGTCGACTGTTCAAGAGCGTTCATTATCTTATTAGTTTGCCTTGATTAAAGAGATCTTACAACTAGAAGTAGGCCAATCAATCTGTTTAAATAAACCTTGTTCTTTTAAGTGATCGAGAGTTATTTTTGAGTGAACCTCAAGCTTCTCTTTTATCTCAGGTCTTTTCACGATCTTCTCGTAACACTCTTTCCAATTTCCATAACACCAATCAATTGGTATTGACATTTCACCCTCATGAAACTTTTCATGAAGTGACTTTATAAGAGGGATAAACCCTACATTCATCTGGAAGTGAAGCTCCATTACCTTCTTTGCAACATCAAATGAGGTAACTTCACCTTTATCCAAGATCAACTCATCAAAACAACAGATACAGACATCCCAAAGAGTCAATGGATGGTGATGAATCTCTATCGAGACTCCACTATTAACGTCTTCTTCAGTGTAAGGACATGAGTTGATATTCAGAGTGTCTTTCACTTCTTTAAGCCACTTTCTATATTCATAACTACTTCTAATGAGCCTTTCGCAACTCTTGATAAAATTCGACTCCTGTTTCTCATTAAAAAATGAACTTACATAAAGAAGATCAGAACAGTCTTGAAGAAGTACTTTATCTTCCGACTCTTCTATAATATCTAACGCTACTTCCATTATACCTTCTTTACTCCTCTCATAAGATCGAGTAATGTGTTAAGAGTAATGCTTTCTTTATCTGGTTTTCTATCGATTTCAGACAACCGAGTTACAAACGTCACAGTCTTAGCAAGAGAACCTTCCATCTTCAACATTTCCGTTCTTATAATATCATTAGTAAAATCAACGATCATTAGATTACATTTCAATCCCTCGACTTCATCAAGTTCTGAAGACGAGATAATAGCGCATGGTATCCTTAGAGCAAACATCTGTACTTCTGATGTAGTAGAGAGGAACATTGTCTCTTTTTTAACAAGAGCTTTCTGGTTTACAACGAAACTATTCGTTAACATATCCTTTACCGAAGCATCTGGAGGTTTCGCTGTTATGTGAGAGAAATATTGGATACTGATATCTTCACCGATAACTACTTCAGTAACGCCAATCTTAGAACTAGAGGCACCACCTTCAAAAGTCTCTAGAAGATTATTAAATAAGTGTTTACCTTGTAGGTTTCCTGTCGCACCCTGAGGAGGTCGATCCTGTTGACTACCTTGTTGACTCCTTCCCGTGACCTTAGATTGACCCTGTTGACTACCTTGTGGGTTTTCTCCCGTGACCTTAGATTGACCCTGTTGATTACCTTGTGGGTTTTCTCCCTTGCCCTTAGATTGACCCTGTTGATTACCTTGTGTGTCTTTTACGTCAATTTTACCAAATAGTCTAGCTAAAATTTGTGTGAAGGAATAACCAGATTTTTTAAGAGTGTACGCTACTAACGCTGGTGCTACCAAAGCAGTAAGTGGGGCAAGAAACCTAATCATCTTATGAACACCAATAGAAACTCGTCGAATGGGACTACGTTTAATATTAGACATTACTACCGAAGTATAGACGAAGGAACACAACCTTTCATAGTATTTGCAAAGCTTTTCAATATTCGCGGAATACTCAACGATATTGGAAATTGTAACAGGAAGATGAATTTGAACGATTAGTTTTTCTTTAGTCTTTAAGTAAACATCTCCAAAAAGAGTCATTTTCAGTTCTCCCTGAAGCTATCTTTTTATTTGTTCCGTAAAATTTTAAGAAAGAATCTTCTTACATGTATGATCGATAATACAAAAGAAGCAGAACGACTTATTCATCAACAATTTTAAGCTATCTTTTCTTAGAGAAACGACTTCTTGAAAAGGAAGCGACAATAGTGTGCTAAGAAGTTTGATTCTATCAATTAAACCTTGTACTTTTACTTCATCCCACTCAACTATATAGTACTTCTTTGGAAAGAAAAACCACAGAACTCCATACTGGACTTGCCGGATCTTTTGAAGAGTATTTTCATCGATAACTCCATGAACTAGACCATTTCTTGCGAGGTACATCTGTAAGTAGAGTTGAATCTTATACTGTAATCCATCGGATGTAGATGGATTGCACGGCTTATCTTTAGACTTAAGCTCGATTATTAATTTCTGATCAGGACATATGATATCAGCTCTTCCTCGTATATTAAGCTCTTCATGGGAAAGAGAAGGTTCAAGAAGGATATCATTTGACAGTTTATTCGAGAGGATCTTCTTAAGTTTCTCTTCTACAAACTTATGAGTCGCTGTACCTTTTATAGCATACAGCTGGATTGTTTCAAAGACGTTGTTTTCATTGATAAAAAAGATATTCCTTTTTATCAACTCCTTCTGCTTCCTCAAAAAATACACTTTGAGGAGACAGTCACTCAACTCTGTTATCGTATAACCCTTTTCAAGATCAGAAGGGTACGCTAGAGACTGAGCAAATGCATCTTTCCTAAGATCTTTATAGAACAACTCGAAGTAGTTATCTATTGTTTCTATTAAGTGGTTGTTGTTTGTGTCTAGAGGAAGAGAAGAGACTTTCGTCTCCTGCTCAACCTCTAGATCACTGGGAGGTAGACCATGTTTGTGGGAGGAAGAAGTTGTTTTAAAACTACTATCATCTTTAGAGAAAACTTCTTCTATAGTTTTGTTCTTGAGATATTCTTTTAACATTGATAGAAAATAATCTTTCCAAGGGATCTCGCAAGAGTCCTCATCTTTGTAAGATTACTGACATCATTCTGCTCTTTTATCTCGTTTTTCTTTGAAAATGGAACAAGGTAGTTAAACGTTAATGTGAACTGAGCATGCTTAGGTCCCTTGAGTAACTTAACTGAATGACTAGTTCCACTAATATTCTCGAAGACATACTTCTTCAACTCTTCTGTAACAGCAAATAGAGACTGGAAATCAGAAAAACTTTCGGTTTCCCTCAGTTTCTCAGATTTTACTCTAAGACCTTCTAGAAGTTGGAGCCTCGCTTTCTTTTCCGTAGGAGTAAGAAGAGAATAAGATGCCTCAAGAAGTTTCAAAAGCTCCACCTTTTCTTTTCTAGATATAGTTGGTCTTCCGTAAACCAGATTCGAAAGAATTTTTGTTTCGAAATTAATAATCTTTCTTATTTGTCCTTCGAGAGACATAAAGACCCTCCTAAATATTCAATAACATCTTCTATTTTTTGTTCATTATTCTAGAAAACTTTCACCTCTTTCAACTTCTTCTTTTTCTGACTCAACACTTCCATTGGAATCATCTCCAATTATTCCCTCAACAAACCCACCTGAAGTAAGAGTTTTCTGTACTTCTTCAATAGTAGTTTCAACAGTATCTTTCCATTTCATTTTAAAGTCTTCTTCTACAGTCACAAGCCTTTGAAGCTCTTTTAATCTAAACTTAACATCCATATCACCGATATACCAATAACCACCCTTAGAGACTACTTTTTTACACGACTTTAAAAACTCAAACTCACTATAAATAGTATTAAGCCCTGCTACAGGAGAGAAGATAAAGTTAAACTTTAGAGCATCAACGAAGTATTTATTCTTAACAGTTTTCACCTCTACTTGACTACATCTAAACCCATAAGGAGAAAGTTGATTATCAAACACAGATCTAACTTTATGCTCGAATATCACTGTTGACAAGTACTGGATTACATTTCCTCCAGGTAGAGTTTTATCACTTGAAAGATTCTTAAGCTGAATACTCGGAGAGGTAATTCCCAAAGAAACTTTCTCTCTTAACTGGTTGATACAGAATATAGAGATGTTATTCTTAGGAAGTATTTCGTTGATCCACTTAGGCATAAAGTTACTTAAGAGTCGAGACTTAAGACCAATCGTTTTTGTTATATCATCTGTAGAAAGATCTGCTTCGCAAGGTGTTGAGGCAACAGAATCCCACACAACTATAAAAGGAACTTCTTTAAGTTCTTCTTTCTCTTTCTTCAACTTCGCAATATTTAAAAGAAGCCCATTTACTTTTTCCACAGTAATTCCAGTCAGTGGTTTTACATCTTTCATACCAAGATTTTGAAGACGTGACTGGGTAGTAGATGCCTCTGCATCAAGATAGATAATAATAGCACCCTGCTTCTGGGCCATAGCGCAAAGACTTCCAGCAAACGTGGATTTAAATGATCCCGGATGTCCCACGAACATAATAAACGTTCCTATCGGGATACCTCCACCAAAAACGAATTTATCAATCAACGGAAAATCAGTTGGAAGTCTTCTCTCATTATTTTCATCCACAACAACCAAGTCGAGATTCTTCGTAAAGGTGTTTTGAAGGACCTCATAGACATCCTGTACAATTTTACTCATGTTTACCTCCTGAATGGTAAGATGTTATTATGGAACAACTATATCTTCTTCAGTCTGTACGTCTTCTAGACTTTCGTCTTGAAGATTACTATTCTTGATTAGATCCAGCCACATATCTGGACCAAAGCTACGACTTACATCACTCTCCGACAACTCTCTATCTAACAACTCACTCTCCATCGAGTGTATAGCCTGTCTATACTTCAAGACAAGGTCAAGAACCTTTTCATAGGAGTTAGTAAGCATCTCTATACTCTTTATTCTGTAATACTGAAACTTTTTTGTTTCTGGAATTTGTTGGGAAATACTTCCAAGAACGAGTTCTCTAAGACCTTTTTCTACTTCCTCAAGAGATCCTACATGTGTCTTGAGTTTTTGTTTATTCTTCTCGATCTCTTCTTTTCTCAGACTCTGAGCCTCTTTTTCTATCATCAATTATCAACCTCCTTTGGAATCATACATAATATACGAAGTACTTCCTTGAGTCTTTGCCTCTCATCACTTGTAAGCGTCTCATCCTCCCAATGGTTCTTTATGAAGTCATCGATTTCTTTTTCACACTCTTCATAGGAAAGAAGTGTTGACTTGGAATAGAGATTATACACATCTTGTAGAAACTCACATACGACTTGCTGAAGAGTTTTTGATGATGTTTCCACAGACGATCTAAGTTTTCTTAAACACCAACCCTCTTTCTCGAAGGACCTACACAAGGCAACTACATCACTGATAAAAATAGCGGAGTAAACGTCAGTGGTAGAAGCTGCTCTTGACAAGAGCTTCTCCAGAAAAGGCCATCTTATCCTTACGAACATCATTGTGTCTATATCAAGATTAACAACTTCATTAACATACTCACTAAACATATAACGGAGGTTTAACAACAACGTAACTGTAGAGGTATCTTCATACCTAAGAAGTTCTTCTTCGTTTTGAAGTATCTCTTCGTCAATCTCTGAAAGGGGATAAGAGTGGTCTACTATAGTGTGTTCCATTGACTTCCTCCTACGCTTTCAATAACATCGACTTAAGGATAACATCAGAGAAATTAACTGCCTTGCTCGATACGTGTTTGGCTTCTGTGTAAATGTCCTTAAGTGAAACTGAACCTTTCTCTATTATCGACATATACATCTTCCTCTTCAATGCCGCATTGTCTATGTGAAGTTCTTTTATAACATCAGGAACATCCCACGAGATAAGACTAAACGTCTCAAATTCACCAAGACGTTGACCTCCTTGCTTTCCTGCTATTGGTTGTCCTGTCTTAACATTATATGGTCCTATACTTCTACCTTTCAACTTGGTAAGAGAGGCAACATGCTCCAACTTAATAACATACAGAAAACCTGCAACAGTGCTAAGCTTGGCTTTTCTTCCATCAGAAGTCAAAACTTCAAGATCGTAGTTAATAGGCACATTAAGAAGATGACAGACTTTTGCTATTTCCTGTGGACTTGGCTCTTCCCATGGGAAGACATGAAGTGGGAACAATCCTTTTGTCTTTTTACACAGCGACGTCACTTTCTTCTGAAGAACTGGGTTTATAAAAAGATCATCCAGAAACTTTTTGTAAAACTGAGATTGTTTATCCCACATCTGTAGATGTCTAAAAAGTGATTCTGTCTTATCGAGAGAACCCTTTGAGGCATTCTTAAGCCAATATTCTCCCAGGACAAAACTGATATTACTCATGTACATCTCATAAACTAGACCTGTTATTGCTCTATCTATAACAGCTGCTGGAGAAAAGATAATATCAACATTCCTCTTGTGAAACTTCGAAAAAGGCATCTCATCATCAGGGAGGACAGCTGCAACAACTCCCTTATTAGCATGTCTTGAAACAAACTTATCTCCCAATCCTACTGGAAGATCGAAGATTATTTCAATCTCTATATAAAGACCCTGAAGTGGCTTGTTCTTAAAATAAACTACTGAATCCTTTTTTTCCACAATAAACTTCTTTGCCTTTTGGTCTTTAATGATTACCATCTCATAGGAGGGAGTCACATATATACTCACTCTCTTAACTTGACCTCTGCAACTACTAACAACTTTATACCCAGTGCTACTTGCTACGACTTCAGTATTCTCAAACAATTCAGAATCAAGGTACTTAAAAAACTCCTTTGAATCTACTGTCAACAGAACATCACCTGGTTCAACAATACTACCAACATCTGAAATTCCAAGACTCAACAGACGATCAGTTGGTTCAAGATATGACCTATAAACATGAACATGTTTACTTGACATACGCTTAGAGGTAGACTCTGAGATCACAATGCCATCTTCATATGTGTATCCTTTGTAGGAGAGAAACGTTGCAAGAAGATTACTACCATATTGGTAGAATTCTTCATGGAAGAATGGGCTTGTAGCTATAATCTGACCAGATGATACTCTCTTTGAAGGAGCAACATCTTCACAGAGTGAATACTCAAGGTATGAATGATGTCCATAACCACTTCTTCCAAAAACAGGCTCCAGACTAATCGTATGGACTTGATTATTATCACAGTTGATCACAACTTCGTTAAGAGTGATTTTTTCTATTTTTCCGGAACAAGGACTCTTTTTAACAAACTCATCGGAAGCAAACACGGAAATAATAGATTCGTAACCTGACATCACTGCGGGAGGCTGTATATCTTCGACTCTAATCGCCTGTTTAAGCTGAGACGAGGCTATAAGAAGTCGAGTAGTTTCATTAAACCTGGAGAAAGGTATACAACTAATAGTAGGACCAAGCAGTTGTCCCTTTGACGCAAGTTTTTTGACCTCTGTGTTAATAATACCCGTATGAGTAATAACATCAAACGCGTTTGCAGCCTGTTGAGAAACTCCCACCAACTCTCCTTCCGAGGTATCAACAGGATCTACAAGACCCCTATACGAATCATGAAGACCTCGTTGATCCATCGTAACTGCTCTTTCTATTATTCCTCCCTGTCCTCTCCAATCAAGACGACTTCTTGATGTAACATCTTCTACAGGATTAACGTACTCTCTTAGCTTTAACCCACTAAATCCAGCTACTAATCTACTAATTATCGTCCACGGAGTTATATTAAGAGGTTTTCTAAAGTTATAGACGTCCCTATTCCTTACATAAAGGAGCAACTGCTCAAGGAACATCTCATATGCAAGATGGACAATCTGTTCATACGTTCTTAATCTAAAATTTGTTATATCTATCTTATCTTGAGTCAACAGGTTAGGATCTTCAACAAGTTTATCATAGACATGTAGAAGCAACTCATTCAACTGGGAAGGAAGACCTTTCTGTTTGAGTAACTTTGCTGTTATTGGATCGATGATAATTCTCGATATAAGTCTAACGTAGTATGCACTGTTAACATTGTCAGAGAGGATATTACACCATGATGCCCACCAATCTTGCGACAGTGGTTCATAATCAAGAAGTTTTTCCCAAACATATATTAACTTTGTGGCTACAAACAGATCTTGAATAAGTCTTTTCTTCTTGGGTGTATCAAGGTTTCTAAAGATGATCCTCTTTGTCTTTGATAAGGGAAACATATAGACGTTTGAAGGTCGTTTTGGAAACTTATCTACATCTTCTATCACGTAGTCAATTCCGTATTTCTTAAGAAGCTCTTTAAACGTTGACTCTCCTGCTCCCAAAAGACATACAAGGAAGGGTGGAGTTAGTGTAGCTCCTGCAATCCTTACTTGAGTGTAGTTCTTTCTCGACTCAAAGGTAATTGAGTTTTTTAAGGTAAAGATCTTTACGACTCCGGGTACACTATTCTTAAAAGGGTTTGGAAATAATTGCGAAGTAAGTGTATAGTATCGGTTGTTTAGAAGTAATCTTCCGTGTTGATCTACTGAAGGAAGGAAAAATGATGCCTCATGGGTGATGTCACCGTCTTTGATGTAATAGGTTATCTTCTGACCCGCGTTGACTTGAGTCTTATCAAGCGACTTATATGTGTATTTTTCTTTCTCTACTTTTTCTAGAATCATTCCCAATGAAACAACTGCGTGTTGTATAAGACTTGTCAATAAATCAGGTCCCTCTTCACATGTCGCTCTAGCGTGATCGGGAATAGTCGACACTTTGTTGTTAAGGAGAAAATTACTCGAAGCTGTCTTTACTACCGTCTTTAAAGGGCTTCTTTCCCTAATATAGTTGAAAGAATCTTCTTTTGTGCTCTCGGCTACAAGTACATCCTGTTTTATCATCTCATACTGAGCACTTATGGTTTTCAACTCTTTTTTACTTACTTCAGGCACACTGACTTTCTTAACAATCTTCTGCTTCACTATATCATGTATTTTATCTAACGTCTCTTTCGAGCTTTTAATTGAGGCAACTTTGACTATTTTTTTCTTATCTTCGGTATTGAGCAACGACTTAGAAAGTTGCTTTACAGCCTGACTCTCATGTCTTTTCCCGTATTTGACTATCTCGGGTTCTTTTCTCTCAAACGTCTTTATAGTTTTACCAGCCATATGAACTTCTCTGGAAACTTCTTGTTTTCCCAGGTGGAGACTTTGAGAGACTCTCTGCTGTTCCACTTCTTTCTCATCTTCTTCTACAGCTTTATGTACAATGTCTTCAACCTCTTGAAGCAACTTTTCATGATCTGAGACCACACTCTTCTTCTCAGAGGACTTTAAGAGCCTCACTAGAATTCTAATCGACCTCATCTCTATAGAAGACCCCTCGTCTTCAGGGGTCTTTAAGATTATCCACCTACACGAATTCTTTGGAGTGATAAAGCAACAGATTATAAACCCGAATGAAAGTTGACCTCTAACCACTCTATAATACACGTTTAGCAAAGTCTTGTAAATAGACAAAGAGACTGGAGAGGAGATATCTCTAACAATCATTAATATTGGTCTTCTATTTGCCTGAACCGTCTTAAAAGGTAAAACTGTACTCCAGATAGGAGCTATAGCAGGGTAAGCATCAATTCTAAACACTATAGGAGAGATATCTTCAATAACAGTATTATACCTTGATAACTCTGACCACTCATATTTAGGAGTCCACCTCATAGTACCCAATGGCTGAAACTGAGCAATCCTCTGAACCACATATGACCCCACCACCCTCTGCATTCTATATACTTTCAATCCAATCCTATTCTTCACGAAAGGCTTGAAAGCCTTAGCAATTCTTTCAAGAGGAAGATCTTTATCTCTTAACATGAAGATATGAACTTTTTCTCCAAAATCAAGAGGGATAAACGACTTGATTTGTACACTCTTAAGTTTTACTGCTGGTTTCTTCTTATCAGCCATTACTCTTCTCCCGAGATCACTCTTAGAAGCGTGTTATCAAGGTTATGAAACGAAACTGTACTTGTGGAAGAAATCACGCCTCTTTTAATATTCTTTTTCATATCACTAAAGAATCCGCCTAACAGAGGATGGTCAAGCTGGATAGTCTTTGTTATAGGGACGAGGACTGGATCATAGGGACTATGAAGTCTTGCTAGTATTCTTATATCTTGGCGGTACCTCAACAGGTGACTTAAAAGTACCTCATAATGAACAAGAGCGACTTTACCTAGATCTTTCACAGCATTAAACATCAACATAAGCAACTCGTTTTCTCTCATCCTTGGGAGTTTCGACGAGTGAGTAACAATCAACTTCCAAAGCATTATACTTCGATCAATACCACCTTTGCTTGGTAGCATACTGATCAATTCTTTACCTTTATCAGAGGAGATAAACTTTAACACAATTTTGGGAGGATCTTCACTCCTATCATACCCTATAACATTATGAGGTTCAACGAAAATCATACATCGTCCAGGGACAAATAATAGATCCTCTTCTCCATCTTTCGTCTTCACACTAACGATCAACTCAGAGACTTCTACACTTACTGGTTCATCGATTTTGCTTATTGTCTTTGCTAAATCTTCAAACAACTCTGTAGAAATTCTAACCTCGAAGTCTTCACCTTTTATAATCATTTTTTTAGAGGAAGGATTATACTCAAGAACCGACTTTATTTTTCTAGTATCCATTTTTAGTTCTTTTTCCATGAACTCGAACGGATCAAAGAACGAAACTTGTGTAACTCCACCCAGATGAAAGACTTTCATCATCTCCTGGTACATTCTTTCTCCAATACTTAATCCCGCAAGGAGCCCTATTTCTTTTGTATTCCAGAAGTTAACTCCTTCTCCATAGCAGGTGAAACAAATCTGAGGAGACTTACATGTTATAGGTGACCTAAGATCGATACTCTTTCCTTCAAGAAGAGGAATATCATCTTCAGTAATTATTTTCAACTTACCAACTTCATCAACATAATACCTACCTATAAGACGTTGCAGAAGCGACTTATTACAGTTTTTTATATTAATATACCTCGTAGTACCACAGTCTTTAAGATTACTCTCTGACAACTTGACACTACTCAGTCCAATGCTAAGAAGTCTATGTAAAACACCAGGTTCTGTAGTCTTTATAACTCTATAGGCAATACCTAGTCTTGCAGAGTGCCCTGACAGTATAAACTCATCTTCAGAGAACCCCGAACCAATATTAGACGTTATAAATTTCACTTGTTTCTTCCAATCTTCTACGAAACCTTTTGCTAAAAGAATTTGGAGGAGTTGAACTTTCTTAACGCTGTTTGTAGTTATTGATTTCTTAATAGAACTTTTCTTTGAAGCTTCCCTGACAATGTTTTCTGACCACTCTTTATAGAGAGAAGAGAGTTTCTCGAGAAACTCTGTGTCTGACTTTGAAGAAGATTTCAATTTTGTTATTTCTTCTCTAAATACTTTATTAATCCTCTCTGAGGTTATCAGATCAGCGAGAGTAAGACACTCTGAGAAATAAGTTATATACTCAGAGAGTTTCTGTGAACACGTAGTAAGAAATTGTTTCACGTCCTCTACGGAAAGGTATCGAAGAAGGAGAGTAGAAGTCTCACCCCCATCAAGATACTTATTTTTCTTCCAGATGTTATAGAAGACGTCTTCAAAGACTTTCTTTGAGCGAGACTTCTCGGGAAGACACTTAAACACCAACTCTAGACCTTTTGTAACTTTATACTTTGATCCTTCAACGTTTACATTGGTCTGAGACCAGATCTCTTTTACTAAAGAATTCGTCTCCAGATTAATCAACTCTTCTGGGGCATCTAAAGTAACTGCTTTAAAGACAAATGAGTAGTCTTTGTTCCAGGTATACTTAAGTCGCTGTGGATCTGCAGGATGATAAGGATTAAGAAGTTTCTGTACTTGGCTCTTTGCCTCTACTGAATTCAACGCAAACACTGCTACAGTGTCTCCATCATAATCTAGATTGAACCCTGAAGTTTCCAAAGGGTTTACACAGATCGTATTTTCATATGATGGAATAACCTTCATAGCACTAAGACCAAGTCTATGAATAACAGGATCTCTCTTAATCAAGACAATCTGATCTCTAGACTCTTCTTCAACCACATTTATGTAGCGTTTATACTCGGGATGCTCTTTAATAAGCTCTGGAGTATGGGGGTAATAATAGATCTTTTCTATTATCCTCAAAGCATCATCTATACTGACATTGAACTCTCTGATAAACCTCTTGATAATAAATGGTTCAAAGATTTTAACCAGTAGCCTTACAGGAACTTTAACATGATCAAGAGGAACAGAGACATCTCCACTTGCTACTCCTCGAGCGGAAAAATCAATCCTTTTTCCGGCAATGTTCCTTCTAAGAATCCCTTGTTTCCCTCGATACATATTCATAAGAAATAGGAATATCTCATGGACCATTATCTGGATTGAGTTACAAGACAATCCGAATATTGGATTATGTTCATCAAAGAGTTTTCTTGATGTAAACCTAAACGAATACTTAATGAGATTTGCGTAGAGATTATTAAGAGGATGAGTACTTCCCTCTAGACTATCACCTCTAAAAACTGGAGGAATTACTGGAATACTATTTACTATTAAAGTACTGGCATCATATTTGATTATATACTCTCTAATATCAGGTTTCTCTGTGTTAGAGAAGATACTTCTGTAATTCTTTATGATCGAATAGATCCCATAGAGAAGAGTACTTGGGTCTACTCCCTTCGAAGAAGCCTCTGAGGGATTTTCAAAGAAAGTAACCTGATTCTTGTGTATTATATAGGGTTTGTTTGAAAGGACTTTTTCTATAAGAGATCTTTCTTTTTCTTTAAGAACTTCAAAGAAAATAGGATGAAATACACCAACAGGTAATTCGATCTTTCCAAACCTACTGGACCTTTCCAGGATTGTTTTCCCAAAGATTTCCCAACTAAAGAGACCTCTGGGATCAGGGGTCTTTGTCTTAGGGTCGTAACCCTTAGGAGAAGTAACAACACCATAAGTCTTTACTTCATTGATGTTAATAAGTTGCATCTTTCCTTAAACTCTTTTTCACCTTTAGAACTTGTTCTATGAGCTCGGACACCTCATCATTACTACTACCTATTTCATCTGCTGTACTCTCATAAGAGACGTGAATGGGTTTACCTCGCTTATCATAGAAGACTTCATGATAAGCCATTTCATTTTCGAGGTTTTTCTTATAAGTTTTCTTTCTGCTCATCTTTACTCTCCTTGTTCTATGTTTGTTCATATGAGATAAAAGAGGGTAAGGAATCCTTACCCTCGAACAACTTTACACAAGTTTTAAGGACAAAAGGTCTTCTGAGGAACGGATTCTAAAATCAATCTTTGATAGACATCTCTTAAGTTCATCAACTACATCTGAATCATCATCTACTACAACCTTTGTGTAAAAATCCACCATTTCAACTATCCCTTTGTAAAGAGCGTTCTTTTCAAAGGGGTTTCCTGTGTCCATATAGATAAGTTGTTCAAAGTTCTTTAAATGAGACAGTTTTGAAAGTCGTCTTAAAAGAATATCAATATACGGAAGGTCATGCTTGATTAACAGTGACTTTAGTGATAAGAAAGAACTTCTCCCCTTTTTTACTACTTCTGGGGTCTTTGCGGCTACTCTAAAAAGATCAACTGCGTGAGGATATAGACTCTTTAATTTTTTACTTCCCTTACACAGCAAATACATCAAGTACTGAAACTCAAGCGTATATCTATTTAGAACTGCTTCATCAATCGAAAAGACTTGCCTAAAGATATCTCCAGTGATAATTCCCAACGGAGTCTTGATACTTTCTTTGATTGCTCTACATTTGCTTTGCACAAGCGATAGAGTCTTTGACACTAACAACGTAGTCGATATAACACTTATAAGATCTTTACTATGAGACTCTCTTCTCATAAGGAGGTCTCTTATTGTAGTTGGAGGTACTTGAGTCTCAGGAAAACTCTTTATTGTGAATTGATAACTTTCTGAGATGACACTCACAAAATACCCAAAGAAGTTTGAAACCTTTGAGATGTTACAACTTGTAAGAAGTGAAAAGACTACATGGATAAAATTCGTAAGGTACGTTGCCTCTTCGGATAGTAGACATTTAAAGACAATAAGCGCTTGCTTGTAATCGTCAAATTTCATCCTTGAAATACTGAGCTTCCATAGGGTGCTAATCACTTTGCGGTATTTATCAGTTATTGCATCTCCTATTTCTTTTATGTTGAAGAAATATGGGAAAGAAACGATAAGCGAAACAACGAACTCAAAGATCATCTCTGCTTCTTGCTCATCAACGAAGAAACTCGTCTTTGTCCTCTTTGAGGAATCACACCAAGAACTAATCTTGATGTCATACGTATCAATCAGGTATTCAACACAATCTTTTGTAACATTAGTGATTATATTGATAAGTTCTCGATTCGATAATTGTTTATGGGATTCGTCAAAGATTCCATGAACGTATTCCTTAAAGGTTGGAATGTTTTCATAGAAGATATTCCAGTACTGCTCTAAGGACTCAATCTTTCTACAGGTTGCTGTTGTTGCCGTCACAGTGACGGGACTAAAGTCTTTAAAACTGATAAGTGCCTCGTCCTTCTTTTGTGGATTAGCCTTAATTGAAATTACAGTTGTCATTGTAACCTCCTTTCAAAATGTCAAAATGTTAGTTTTGTCTTTCTGCTACTACTCTATTAAGCTCTTTCTCAAACCTTTCTTGAATCAACAAACATGACTTCGTTCTAAGAAAATATATTCTCTCTTCAATGTTCTCGATCTCATACACAATCCTAACAACCTCTTCGTTAATCGTGTTTATTATATTTGAAATTGCACCAGGATACAAATAAAAAATTTTATCACGGAACTTTGTGTAGAGAAGCGATAATGCTCTCTTTTCCACTAAAAAACGACAAAACATGGAAATAATCTCGTTACTCATGACAAACGACATAATTTCAATATCGAATATATCTTCGCATAAACACTGATCTTCTTCTTGGTTGTTATTTTTGGAAGGAGACTCTATCGGGATCATGCTATAGCCGCTTTTTGTTGTTGAACGTTATTAATTGTCTGTTTTGCTTCTTCTGGTGTCATGATACCTAATTTCTTTAAAATGAACGTAAGTCCTTTCACTAGAAGGGTAAGAGGTAAAAAGATAATCTTTAACAAGAATTTAAAAAGTTTTCCTATCACAGGAATCTTAGACATAAGAAATAGAATGAGAATTGCTGTGATAATAATTGCCGCAATGAATCCGTATCTCTGTATGTTAGTACCGAGTACTACGTTCTCTTGAAGCCATCTCAAGAATTTTGCTAGATTAGACTTTGGATCGCTGACTTTGAGTTTCTCTTCGATTTTTTCGTTTACGGTACGAATGAGTTTCTGTAATGTTTTGGGGGGAAGACGTAAACGTTTCTGTTCTTCAAATACTTTTTCCGCATATCCTTCTGGAGCTTTTGCCTTCTCGAAAAGAGTATTTAACTCTTTCTTTACTTCTTCATATGATTGATCGTCCTTTTCTTTAAGTAATACCGCCGAGAGTTTAATAAGAATTTCCTTAAGTGTTTCAGATTGGTCTTCCGAAAGTTTGACTTTTGCACCATTTTCCTCCAGAACGAGACCTAATCTTTTTCTCGATCTTGAAAGAGAAAGTTTCTGCTCGAGAACCATCGCTTTCAAAGGATCAATGTTTCTTTTACCCTCAATAAACAACCAAAACAGCTCTCGTTTCATATGAGGGGTATATCGATATCTGTAATCAGTTACGTTTACTCCTTTTAGAGAGCACAGTATTTCCTCTAGAAGCATAAAATCTGTTTCATCTCGTAATAATTCTTCCATAACTCTTTGTGTCATTTTTTCCCTCTCAGATGTTATTTACTGATCTTGTTTTTTCGAAAGAAAAGATACATATCACTTCTTAGACGGAGAAGACAAAACTGACCATTAACAAGTTTCCTTTTTCCTACAAAATCGAAACATATAGTATTCTCACCTACGCTTATAACTGTCACAACACCATGGTCTTCAACAGTAAATTTCCCTTTCCCATATCCCGTTTCCCAAGTCCCTTTAAACTTAAGCCACGAGATATGATGGTCTGCTTGTGGAAACACTGCTACTCGGGTAAATTTATCAAAGAAACACGACTTCAACTTTCTTCCCGCAAAGCTTGAAAGAGTTCCTTTATTGTTTTCGATTCTAAGATCGTAGTGGAGTCCTGCTTTTTCTGCCTTGTGTTTATGAAATACAAACCGATATTTACGACCAGGACTCCATAGTTCTAGAAACATAATTTATTCGTAATATCGTTCACCGAATACTTGAGACGCCACAGAACGCAAAACCGTTCCACCAATATTAAACATTGCATCTCTAGTCCAAGATCCAGGTGATTGCCTTGGTTCTTTCGTCACTGATGCGCTACTTACTATCTTCCCTGACGCTTGAACTATATTCTCAGTAATAAAACTATCCATTTCTTCACGTCTGGAAAGTTCTTCAAGTGATAACATCTGCCTTCCTATTATCTCTTTATCTTCTGAGGATAATCCTAAACGTGACGACTGTTTCTTAATAAACTTCCTAAATCCCTTAAGTAGATTTTCCGTAGAAATTATAGGAGCTTTTTCCGAGAATCCATACTTAGACACATATTCTTCAAATGAATCTCGGGCCATAGCGGCCATAAGTTTGGTGTCGGAAACGTACGAAGTCAGCAGTTTTTTTACATAATCAAAATATTTTGCTAGATCTCCCGCGAAACCAAGTTTATACACGAAAAACTTGTCTTTCGAGAGAAGTCCTTTAGAAAAGACATTACCAAAAATCCAAATAAGTCCCAAAACAGCGAAAACAGCAAACGAAATTAAAAACACCCAAAAAAATATTTTAAACCACATATCTTTATGATGGATTATATTTTTAGAGCTATAATCACCCTTTGCTATCTTTTTAAATGCAGTTACCATATCTCCTACACCAGACACATTAAAATCTACTATTGCACCTCGTACAATACTCGCAATAAATGAAAGTCCCCCTACTGAAAAAGTACCTATCATAGACCACTTCAAAAACCTCCGCCACCTACCATAGAAAAGAGCGGCTCCTAAGCAGTACAAATATGCAGCTGCCGTTACTTCAGAACCTAACTCCGAGAGTACACGTTCTGAAACTACAATTGCCTTCTGATCACGTCCCGGAAGATCGACCAAAACAATATAACTAGCATCTTTTGCAACCCTAATTAAGGGTATTGATCTTCCTTTCGCATATTCTCCCAATAAAACTTGAGAAAATCCTTCCAACTGTTCAATGAAATCATGCTCTGTGATCTTTCCATTTCTGAAATTTTCAAAAATGTTAATAATCTGTTTCCGCTTTTCAATATCAAATACTTCTTCTAAAAGACGATAGTATGATTTTCTCATTATACTACTCCCCCTTTAGGTTTAAGTAAAAATATTTTCTCTAAAGTTTGATCTCTAAAATTATTCGGGTTTTCCCAAGAACTCTATCTGACCTACAGTAGGAGGTGGTTTAATCTTAACTCTTCCTACTATTTCCATCAACTCACCAACCCATCCATTAAGAGTCTTTTCATCGACACTCTTTTTCAACTGCTCATATTCTTTCGAAAGAAGATCAATCTCTTCTGGGGTAAGATTTGTTTTTTCTTTAAGATGCCGTTTGTAAAATTCTCCAAACGCATTAAGAATAGCTTTTGGCTTCAAGGCCTGAGTTGACCTATTAACAGAAAATGGGGAAAAGTTTTTGATGACAAAAGAGACGATAGTATTAACTATCTTACTAGGAAATAAAAGCATCGTCGTAACATTCTTAGTATATTGGAAATATTGCATACATGCTGACACTAGACCCAATTTATACACAAAAATCATATCTTTCGATGGTTTTCCTAAAAATGCTCTACTGAGTCCCGTCCAAAAGAGAAACATTCCTATCGAAATAAGAGTCACAACAAAGAGGTATCTGATAAACTTCTTCGTAGAAGGTGACGAGAAGAAATTATCAACGGAAGTCTTTGCTTGACTATTTGAGAATGCCTTAAAGATCTCGTAGAAAACTCTAGCCATCACAAGCAATCCCGAACCCGTAAAGAGGAATCCCATCAATATAGAAAGAGCATTTCTAACTTTATAGAAAATGTTAACTTGCTTTTGTGTTGCTGTCAAGTAGTATATTCCTAATTCAAAGAGAAATCCTGAAGCACTGACCTCAGGTGGAAGCTCTTTAATGGCTATAGTTGAGATGTAAATAATTGTTCTGGAAACAAAATGCGTCACTGTAGCCATAAACCTGATATTATCTCTTAACAGAAGATCAGGGACAGTCTCTACACCGACATCTTGTAATAGACTAGTCGCTATTTCCTTGAGTTCTCCTACGAACTTCAACTCATCGATCTCACCCTCTTTAAACGACCTAAACAACTCAATTATTCTATCTCTCATCTCGAGATTGAAGATATTTTGCTCTAAGAGGTCAACAAACGCATAACTCATCTCTACCCTCTCACAACTATTATTCCAGGGTTAATATTATCAATGAACTCTTTTATCTCTTCATCAAGCTTCGCTATCTGCTCTTCTATATACTCTGGGTTAAGTTCGATCTCTCCGAAAGGAGTAGAAAACGTCTTATACGACATCCTGATACTAGAAATCTCTTTCAAGACATTTCGTTGAAACATCTTTAAGAAAATCGTCTCAAACTCGGGTTGTATTGTTGACAAATCTGAGGCATGTTCAATCTCAAGCTCAACTACATACTGCTCAACCTTCTTAAGAGCAACATCTCCAGTTATTCTTATTTTATTTGGAGGAAGAAACTCGAACGTAAAATTCAAAGAAGAAAACTTATATGCATTTGCAGCTAAATCTGAAGAAAGGATAAAATCTTCAAGATGTTGCCAGCTATACCGAGGAAACACAGCAAAAGGATGTCCACTAACCAAAATATTCATAAACCTCGTATAGACATTTAAAACAGAAAAGATCTTATCAGCAATAGGGATTACAAAGACGTTTTCTTCATCTGTCTTACACTGCTCAACATCAAGAAGGACAATGGTCTTTCTTGGGGAGTACCTTGAAAACTCCGAGACTGTATATTGAAGCCAGAAGGCAAGATCACTGTCTTCAAGTTCAAATGGAGTATAAGGTACTCCTAACCTCTTTTTAATCCAATCGATACAAAAGATAGGAGTTAACATTTGATCTCTCTTCTAGAAAATATTTCTGATACAGGAAAGATTTGGTTCATCTAGTTTGGTCTGAATCCAATTCAAGAAGTCACTTACATTACGATCAGAAAGCTTTTCTTTACGAGGTAGACTCGATATTATAGACGCATTTTCTTTTAAGACGTTCTGAACTCCCTGAGAAAGATACTCTTTTAAAGAAACAGTTATATCATTAACATAGAACCTAAACTTTTGAAAACGAGAATCGATCTGAGATAAATAATCTAGTAGTACTCGAGATAATATCTCATCATCAAGCACTACGATTCGCCTAATAAGTCTAGTAATATCTACACCTTTACTCTCTAGTATATTCCTAACACTATTTCCTTTGATTAAATCAAGGTAAAGATCACGTTTTGAAGAAAATTGCTCCAGTGTATCTCTCAGATTATTCACCCATTTTTTGAAACCTATTCTTTTTATAATTGGAGGAATAGTATTTTTAAAGCCACACAAGGCATGAAAAAAGCTTTCAAAATTAAACAAAAGATTAAGATCTCGAAGATCATCAATATTGTATCTTTCTACAATCTTCTCCTGAATACTATTTTTATTGTAAAGAGAAACCTTCTGATCACCTAAGCTTGTTCTCAATCGTCTCTGTACTTGATACTGAAGTACCCTTTGATCATCAAAAAACGAAAGGTAATCCCATGTTCCCGAAACTATTATAAAGATCCTATTTTCATTAAGAGACCTTCTCACAAAATAAGAAAGCCACATCAAAACCTGAGCGTTGATATTTTTTCCCTCTACGAGATTCAAACAATGGGAATACTTACACAAATTTTTGAGCAAATCCTTCGAGGCCTCGTAAACTTTTCTTGTTAGCTGTATACATACCCACTTCGAGGGATCTTCTTCCAAGAGATTTTCTCGCTTTTCTTCCAGTGGAATCTCCTGTAATTTAAAGATCTCTTTTTCCCCCGAAAAATCAAACAAACACCAATCAACTGAAATCTTCTGTGACCTACAAAACTCAAGAGTATTTCCTACTTGAGTAAGAATGTTAATACACTCACGTACTGACAAATCAGGTAAATCAGCTTCAAACACTTTATCTTGAAACTTAAATCTACCTAATGCCATAGATCTAAGGTCTACGAGAAAACTTACTGAAGAAACATCCTTGTATATCTGTTGACACTTCTTGATGATCGTTATGAAAGGACATGAGACAAAAAGTCTGACATCATCGTCAAACATTTGGTTTCTCCAAACGTCGAAGTCTATATTTATATTTTCTTAACCATGATGAGAATAACTTCTGAGCAGGTATGCTTCCATATCTAAGGAGTGTATACCGAGACCATGCGAAGAGGTTCTCATTGATCGTGGATAAGAAGCAGATTGTGATTGAATTCTCCTGCTTGAACACATCTATAAGCCTTGCCTCAAGGAATGCGAAGCAAGTCGCATCATAACAATAATGTGAGATCTTATACGCATTCTCTGCTTGATAAAAGAAGTGTTCAGGGTGAACATCAAAGATTGTCAAAATCTGGATATCTCCAATATAGACACTAAAGTTACATAGGAATGTATTATGAGAGACGTAGTTTGGAGACGTCCATCTTTCTATTTGAACAAAGTTTTTAGGAGACTTAAAGACACTCGGGTTAAAGACATAAGACTTCTTGACGAATGTCTCTGTCAAGATACACATTCCCAGAGTCTTTGTTAACATAGGATTATCGAGCTCAAGAGGTGGAATGTTATAACTTGTTTGGAGAGAAAGTTCATTCCTTTGGAGTAACCTATAGTCGAAGGGTTTTTCCGTCTTTAACTCGTAGTACTCTCTCAGATACTCAAACATACTGAGTTCATTATCTTTCTCTTGGAACATATCAGCTTTTTCTATCATAATTTATCCTCCTTACTTCATAGTCTTCTGGTTTTATTACGAATCTCGTTATAGAGGAAACGGGATCGGCGAAATCTTTTACACTTCCTTTATACTTTTCCGGGTAAACAATATTCACTCCTTTCACAAAGAAAACCCTGTTTAAGAGACTTATCTTCTTCGCGACTTTCTTTTGATAATACTCTTTCTCAACATCATTATCGCTTAACACAAACACATCAGTCTTTTCGTATATCTCAGTAAGCGGTTCTTCAGGATTCGTTACTCTAAGAAAAACAGGCACAAATTCAAAACAACTTGAGTAATTTGACTTTCCCGAGGTTATAAACAAGAAGAGCTTCGAGTATTCTTTGAAAAGTGTGTTATAGAGTTGGAGTAGACCACCAATTCCTGTAAACACTCCTTCCGCAAAAATAACTACGTTTGTGTCCTTACCTGAAGCGTTGTTTTCGTAAAAAAGCACTGGAAAATCTTTAGGTTTTCGATCGTTTTTTCCTGATAATGCAGTATACTTAAAAAACTTGCTTTCGAGAGAGTTGCTCCTAAGTATCATATACGATGCAAACGCAGAAGGAACCCCAATCATGTTTAAGGGTTTCGAAAAAATTCTACTAACGTCTTTACAACAAAAGAACCAATCAAAGATCTCGTTTTTAAGGGAAAGAGGGGTTTCTTGAGTGATAAAACTTCCAATTCTTTGTAGAAGATATTCTCTACATCGGTCACATAATTTCGACTTAGTCCCTTCAACAGCGATGTAATTTTCCCAGAAACTAGTTTCACCTTTACTTCTAGAACCTTCTGAGACTTTCTCTGACGTTCTCCCTGGAGCTTTTTCTGGCAAAGATAATGTGAAACCTTTGCTTGATAAAAATCTTATAAGATCTGCAAGAGTTCCTTTTGCTTGACACCTAAAACAGTAGAAAAGAAATGGCGCTTGAGAAACCCCAAGGTAAAATTGCCTCTTAAACACTCTCGACAATGACCCACCACAAAAGGGACATCGAGACTCTATTTCTCCAGACGACGTCATCTTCACACTCTTTCCCGTTATCTTCTCTAGACTCTTCTTGATACTTTCTACTATTTCCACGGGTAACATATTATCTACTCACTTTACGAAGCTGAAGTACTTTCTTAAGGTACCTAATCTTTGTTATAAGCTCAAGGAAAGTCAAAGAAGGGATTGGAGAATCTTTGATTATGTTAGCGTATTTTCCCATCTGAAGTCTTACTGGAACATACTCGGGAATCGACTTAAACTTCTCTGAAGCGTCTTTAATTACTTTCAAAAACAAAGAGGAACCAAGATGTTGATTTTCGTCTACGTAACAGAGAATCTGGTTATACAAAATCTCTTCTTCCCTCGTATGATTCTCTTTAAGTAGATCACACAATAACTGAGAAAGTCTATCATCAGAACCCATTATCTTAAGAACTTTATCGATATCAAATTCATTGTTACTGCTTTGCGAAGAACACGCCAACTGAGAGTAATTAATTATTTTTCTAAGGTCTGGGTAAAACATGTCTATAAGTTTTATTAGGTCTTCTTCTCTATAGGAGATATTTTCTTTTGTGAAGATTTCTTTCACCTTTTGGTAAACGAGGTCTTTAGGAAGTGGCTTAAAATAAATAACTTGACACCTCGATTTCAAAGGCTCTGGAAACACATCAAAATTTCCAGTCATCATAATCTTACAAGTTGTAACACTTTCCATCTCTGCTCTCAGAGCCTTAAACGCCTCTTGAGTCAAATTATCAGCTTCATCAATGAACAAGATCTTTATACGACTAAACACAGGCTCATACCTTATAAACTCTCTGATATCATCCCTTACTACTTGAAGTCCTCTTTCTGTAGACCCATTCAAAAACATATAATCTGATGCATGTTTCAAAATGGACTTCACAATGATATTAGCGAGAGTCGTTTTTCCACAACCAGGAGGTCCAATAAACAAAAGATGTGGTAAACTCTCAGGCTCCTCAATCCACGACATAACGACCTCTTTAACTGATTCAGGAAGAACGATCTCATCCAATGAAGACGGTCTATATTTATTTATCCACAACAAACCAAGGGCATTACTCATAGCTTCAATACTCCTTTCTTCAAGTAAAAAAATTGGAAAATGGTGAAATGTGTTATCGATTTTTTTCTGAAAGAACAACTATATTTTAACTAGATATCTCCACGAGCATCAATAAAAGGTGAAGAAACTCTTCCTGTGGAACCACTAACAGCCTGTATCCACTCGTCCATTGTAGTGACGTTACCAGAACTCTGCTCCTGTCCAGTATTAATAATAATAGGAAGAAGAGGTTTCACAGAAAACGAAACTCTCAAAACAGCTGGAGTACCAGACCACAGAGAATCACCTGGATCAAGTTTTATACTACCCGTATCGACCATACCCACATTTACAAGAGTTTCACCTGTTCTAGCGTCAAGAAGTTTACAAAAATACGGAAACTTAAACATCAGATGCCAGAAATGAGTGATTTCATCTTGTTGAGCCTCTGATCCTGATTTTGAACCAATAGTCTGTATTGATTCACTGACATGAGATTCATCTTTTGAGCCAAGAGACCTGGGAAACACAAATCTTCCAAAACATGAGAGAAAATCTCGAGTTTCCTGAACAGGATCTTCCGAAAGCCAAACTTGATGGTTTATATTAAAGCTATACTCTCTACTCACAGTTGTTCCTCTCCACACCTGAGGAAAAGTAGACGCATAACCAGCAAGACGTCCCGCGATCACCTTCGAAAGTGAACTTAAAACTCCACCCTTCGTCTCATGTAACAAATCTCCAAACCCAGGAATTCCTTCAAGAATCTGCTCAACTGTTTTCTGTAAATTCAAAGCCTGTATTATCTCCGTAACTCTACTTGAGTATTGGAGAAGTTGTTCAAAAATTGACGGAGAAAGATCGTTGTTAACATCTACAGAGATAGTAGGTCGCTCTGTGGTAAAAAACAGTATACTTGGGATATCCCTTTTCTCTTGAATCATATCTATATTAAAGCTTAAAATTACATCCGTGATCTTTTTATCTTCTGCTATATCACAAGGAACAAGGAGATACGATGATATCCCTCTCTGAGCAAGCACCAACTCACTTGCAGGAAAACTCGTTCCTTCGCTTATAGGTGGAAGACCAGCAACAAACGTTGTCATTGAATCAAGACTTACAGAAACACAGTTTAACCTACCAAGTCTACTCAGGAAAGGCATCTCTAACCTCCTATCCTCTTGTTGGAACCCACGACCAAGGTGTTGTTTCGGGATAAAGATAGGGAGTGGAAGGAACAGGGTTAACTTGGTTAACGACAGTACTTGTACTAACTATATTTCCCGTATTGACTGGGGTAATCTGTGGTTGAGGATAAACTTGTTTTTCTTTCTCTTTTTTCTCCTCTTTTTCCTTCTGTTTCTCCTCTTCTCGAGACTTATGCTCAAGAGCCTGTCTTTCTTCTTCTATTTTTTTCATATCCTCTGTTGTTTTCTTCAGTGCCTTGGACTCAACAGAAGCCATTTTTTGTTCCTCTTCTTCTTTTTTAAGCCACCTTATTGAGGTATCATGCTCTCTCACGAGTCTATTTACAGTGGCTTGTATCTCTCTGGGTGGACGTTTCGAAAAATACTTATCTGCGTTATTAATAATCTCTTTATAGATTCTTGTGATTATCTCTTCTTTAGAAAGAGTTTTAATTTCCTCTGGAGAAAGTCCCTTAAATGCCCTTTCCATAATCCGAGAAAGACCACCAACTCCATGTTGGATTGCTCTCGAGAATAAGACTTCATTAAGTGCTCTCGAACCCTCTATATCAATACCAAGTTTCTTGGCTTGCTCTTGAGCAGGTATAAGATACTCATTCATAGCAAACTCATAATACTTCTTCTCAATTTCCGGGTTACTCTTTACTATCTCTTGCCATCTTCTTCTAAAAGACTCAGTTCCTACAACATGACCTGAGAACATGTCAGAAAATCCAGATCGCTCCAAGAACCTCTTCATAGTTTCTGGGGTAAACTGGAAAGTTCCATATGAAACATCACCTGGTCTTGTAGACACTACTGACATTCCTTTAGAGAAGTCTGTGGTCCCTGTTTCTCCCAAAGCAGTTAACACACCAAAGTTCTGTTTCCTCAGGTTTTCGAGTTGTTCTTCACTAATCTTTCCGAGTCCTCTTGTTGCTGCCTCTCTTGGAGCATATGACACCGATATAGGTTTTTCTCTACCGGTCACTCTAGAACTTGTTGGTACAGACGAAGATCTCCACCCACCGAAGAGACTCTTTATCTCGGGAGCAAAAGCACCTACAGCAGCTCCTGCCAGACCTCCAATAAGTGCACCCATAGGTCCAAAAAATGAACCCAAAGCGGCATACTGAAGACCCTGGGAAATCGCGTTTCCCATACGACCACCAAATGATCTCACCTCAGTATTACCCAAGAAGAAGTTCTTGGCGGTCTTTGCAACGCTTCCCGACTGTAAATACGTGCTAAGAACATCATACCCCATAAACGCTAGTGCTCCTCCTTTTAAGGGAAGCTTAGGAAGCTTTTTCAGGAAAGGAACTTTTGTTCCTTTTGTCGAAGGAGGAGCTTTTACAGTTCCTCTTTTACCCCTTCCTAAGACTCTTCCAAGAACGAAACTACCTGCGGAACTTAAGATATTTCCTACGGTTTCAAATGCGGTTTTGCCTATAGAGAATATCCCTGAGAACACTTTCGATATCACATCGAGAAACTCTTTAGAGAGTAACCATTTCTTAAGCCACTTGAAGAACTTATTCGTTTCCTTCATTTCTCCAGTATTCTTACTAATATCTCTAAGATGTCCTACTGTTTTAGAAAGGAGGTTTGTGATTTGAGAGAAAAGTTCTTCTTGGCCGAAAAGTTTTCTTTGAAGTATCTGCGTAAACCTGTCTCTAAGCCTACCGTATATTGTTTTCTTTGGACCCTCTGTCTGTTCTCCTTCGCGTGTTGGTTTACTGTGGTTGTTTTTGACTTTCTCTGTAAGTTTCTCTGGACCCTTTGTCTGTTCTTCTTCGTGTATTGGTTTACTATGAATGTCAGGAACGATCCCTTTTTCTAAGTTGTTTTTAACTTTCTCTGTAAGTTTCTCTGAATTTTCCTTAAATTCGTTTTTAACAGGTTCAGTAGTAGGAACGTGACTCGACAGAACAATTCCTTTTTCTAACTGCCTCCTTTTCTCTTCTAGAAGTTTCTTCCGTTCTTTCTCAAACGCTCTTTCACTAGTATATACGTAACTTTCAGATCTTTTACTTTTATAATAAGGTGGCTCTTGACCCAAAACTTGCCTCACTCTAATCCACGATTCTTCTATCACAGAACTAAACTTTTCAAGAACCTTTTGTAGAATTCCCTTCGAAGAAGAAACCTCACCAGCAACATCAGAAGTTTTTTGTCTAATCTCTTCAAGCAAAGAAGAAACTTTCTTCATCACTTCACTCGTAAAATCTCCACGAAGACCCTTCATCTCCTGCCATATAGCTCCTAATAGAGGTTGTCTTTCTGCCTCTCTCTTAAGAGCCCTCTCACGCACGCTCTTCAAATATCTTCCGATTGGGGTCTCACCAATTTTTCTCAAAGGTACAAGAACTTTCTCAAATACTTTTCCAAAAATTCCAGGAAATCTTTCCTTGATTAATTCAAACGGTTTAGAGAACCATCCTCCTATTCCTTTAAGTATTTTGGAAAATGGTTTTCCTATTACACTAACCAGTTTCAAAAAGCCACCTTTTACTTCCTGGAACAATTCTTTAAACTTTTTCCTCACAAAGACGAAAAACTCTGACTCATAAATCTTTCTCATTTCTTTATAAAAAGTAGATGGAATCTTAACCAAGACAAACTTTAGAACCTCTGGTACGATCTTAGAGGAAAACACTTTTAACAAATCAGAGCTCATTATGAACATACTTCGCATAATAAAACTAAAGATATCTTGAATCCTCTTGCGTAGTCTCGATAAGAAGCCTTTTGTCCTTTCATCAAGAAACTGGAAGATTTTTTTCAAAGGGAACAAGACTAGATCTTCGACAAACTTACCAATGTTCAAGACTTTATACAATACTGGAAATTTTTTACCAAACTGTCCATATATAATTTGCCACGTCTTTCCCGTCACTAAACCCTCAACCATTCTATACTCGGGAGAGATAAGCAACAGAGATCTAACGAGACCCTTAGTAAGAGTCTCTCTCGCAGATATCCGTCTAGGAATTTCTTCTAGAAGAAACCTCGAGAACCTCTTGAAAAACCCTATCGACCATCTATCAAGAAAATTTGAGGTGCTTTCTTGTAATTTAGTAAAACGACTTTCCAAAGACGAAAGAAGCTTTTCTCTTGCTTTCTCAGTGGCTTCAAGGATTTTCTTAAGACTTGCCTGAAATCCTTCAATGAACATCTGTATAATTGGCAGAGACGACCATCCAGGTATAAGTCGAGGCATCCACAGGTATTTAAGAGTTTGTGATGGTTTCATACCTCCAAGAGCGCTTCCAGCCATACCCAAAAAGGGTGATTTTGAGTACAGTTGTCTAAGCAAAACATCAGTCAATAGCGGTGCCTTAGTAGGCATTGTCTCTATAAACTTGAAAAATGCAGATAGACGTTTTCCGAAAGCACTCTTTGGCTCTGAAAGTCTCTCAAAGAATTTTCCTATAAAAGTGTCTGCGAAAATTGACGCAATTCCTGATACTACACTACCTTTACCTAACAAAGTCGTGGTAAACTGTCTCAGCGCGTCACTTACGAGCTGTCCTTTACTAAATCCAGGTTGAAAGGCGAATCGTTCAAGTATAGGTATAGAAGCAAGCCAAGCAACAAACCCTTTCTTTAGCAGACCTTTACTAATACCCAGATACTCCCAAAAACCACTACCGATCACTCCAGACAACTTCTCTTCAAGAAAGAATTTAATGCCTTTTGTCTCTCTCACTTGTTCAGAGATGATTTCATTTTGCTTTTCAAAATTTGCAGAGATAACGTCTTGCTCATCGGCAACTAGCGACTGGAAAGCCGCGACTACTGGAGAAACAGAAGCTACTGACAGTGTTTTCAACTCACGTCTAGAGATTTCAAGTTTCTCTGGAAGCGCTCTTAGCCGTGAAATATTTACAGGAATTAATGCTTTAATCCGTCTACTTTCACCTAAAAGCTTCCGAGAAAGCGGAGATTCAGAAGGTTCTCTCTTTCTCGATAGAATTTTCGATGGAACATACTTTGCAGCATATATTAGCGATCGAGTGGCAAGAGACGGAATAAAAGTAGCCATAACAACCTACTTCTTACCTAATTGACCTTTTAATAATTTCTATAATACATTCTACTACTTCGGGTGAAAGCTCTTCTTGAATAGAATCAACAACTTCTTTGAAGGTAATATTATTGAGATAGAATGAAACGTCTGACACTCCTTGAACAATATTCCTAACAACAAATTCTAAACTCTGCTGGTTGATATTCGAAAAATTCTCGATAAACTTTCTTGTGATGGCTTCACACTCATGCAACTGAGAGACGAAGTCTTCTTGAATCTCTGGAGGACTCAAAGAAAGTTGGTGAAGGAAGATAAGTGATCTACTAACGTATTGCTCATTACTAACTGAGGTCTTCGACTGTTTAACTCGAGCTAGAACATAATACGTAGTAATAACATGTTTAATCATCTGTGCTACTCTATGTCGAAGCTCAAAATAAGCTTTTATAAGCCCTCTTCTTCCCATATTGAAGTATTTCTCTTCAAGACGTTTAGTCAACGACTTTGAAAAAACATCTGCTACAAACTCATGACCCATCTTAAGATATTTTACTTTCGAAGAAATAACCGCTTTGTTCCAAGTCTCAGGATCGAAATGGTGTGGGATAAATTTAAATACAAGTGAATTTATATGAATAAGTGTGTAAACTCTATTAAGCCGTCGGAGAAATTCGGTAACAAGCTGATAATTCCTATCAATCGCTCTATACGCAAGATCTACGCAATAAAACCAGTAACCTGCGTAAGGCGAAGAAAGCAGTTTAGGAAGTCTCTGAGAGAAGTACTCTTTAATTATATCCCATCCACTCTGTATCAGCTCTTTAGGAACTACTTTTAGAAACGTACTGTAAAACTGTTGGTAAACAACGCTTCCCCGGGAATAAGTAATAAACGTCGACTCGAGTGTCTCAAGGATAACTACGTTTTTCTCGATCTCTTCTCTCAACATTAGAGATAGTTCTCCTATAAAGTTTTCAAAGTCCAGTAACACCCAATGAAGAGATATAATTTCCTATGGTTTTTTCAACACTGAGTTCATCCACATAATTTCTTTTTCTTAATCGTATCTCATTGATGAGACGATAAGAATCAGGAGGTAATATCTTCTTTGACATCTCATCAAAGATATACGTCTGTACAACTTGATTCCAATAATTCCGCAGATCGTGATATCTCTTTCCTGACGTTACCAACTTCAACTTATAGAAACTTGACTTATAAAGAGACATTACTTCTATATTAGCTACACGAAACACAGGAAGATAATATTTATGTTCTTGGGACTCCACTCCAAACATTATAACAACAAGGTCTTGTAAGGAGGGTTTAAAGCAACCTTCGTAATAAGTAAAGAGACATTCAAGTTCTGTCTCGTTAACTATTCCAAACTCAGTTCCTACAGATGAAATTGTGTAGTTCGAAAATAACGAAAGTGGCCATCCCTTTACGCAAATATACTTTATAGGAGAATAGGGTCCAATCTCCTGGTAACTTCCACCTTGAAGTAACTCTACTTGTAATGTCGAGGATGATACATCGAACAGAAAATAGTCTGTAGTGATAATACGTTGAACTATACGATACTTATCATGAAGAAGTTGTATATACTTCTGAACATAATAGTTTTGCCTATAGACATCAAAGAAATTTGTCATCTATGTTATTTAAAAAGGGTTAAGATGCTTTTTTAGTGAGTTTTTTAACAAGATCCCATCTTCCCTTAAGCATAGAAGCTGTGGTAAGAAGGGTTGCCTTTTGAGCTGCTTCCGGTGACGCTCCTTTTTGTCTAAGAGAACTACCTATAGCTATTGAAGCTACTCCAGTTAAAATCTCTTGTTGCTCTTTAGGAGGTAACTTCACAGCAAGTTGAATTGTTTTTCGCATTAAATCGGACATTTTTGGATTAATATGTTCGAACTTCTTTGTAAGAGCACTCGCAACTATTCTACTGCGAGAAAGATTGGAATTCATAGAAGCTTCAAGTATTGATGAAGAAGGTGTAGATTCGTCCTCTGGAAGAAAAAAATCTTCGTCTTTTAGCTCGGTTGATTCAGTATCCGTTTCTTTAGTTTCCTTCTTTTCAGATTCCTTGCGTAGTTTAATGAAAGTTTTGGCTAAACTGTAAACCGCTTTAACGCTACTGTATGCATTATACATAGATAATACGTCTTGAGCCATAGCACCCACTTCCATACCCTTATTTATAATATTACTTAACCGTGGAGCTTTTTTGTGTATATACTCAAAGAGAGGTCTTGAGAGTAGAGACGTTGTATAAAAACCCATAATTATTTGCTCCTTCAACGTGGGGTGCTTTGCACTAATAACATACAAAGCACCCTTTTGCTTGTTACATATCGTACAACGAGACGACGTTGATTACATCGTTTCGAATCTCTTCAGCACTCTTGTTTCCACCAAATATCCTTGCAAAGAAATTCTTTACGGCATCGAAACCTCTTTTTGCAAGTCCCCCCAAGAACTTTAAAAAGGCCCAAATATACCTACGACCAAGTATAAGCAATACTACTACTGCTAAAGCAGCTGCGATTAGACCTATTCTTCTCCACCACTTATGAGTGTCTTTATTCCACTGATCTTTAACGAACTTTGCAATCTTAGTGAAAGGTTTTCCTAAGAATTTAAACCCTGCTACAACTTTATTCCATAATCTCTTGAAGAAACCTTCTCCCTTCATAAATTTCAACACATCTTCTTTGGATATTGATGCACGTATAAAATCTTTCATACACGCGTCATATAATCTATCAACAGTCGCATTTATCTGGTCATCTGTGAGATTGTGTTCTGCTGCAAACTTTTTAACTAACTCTCTGAGTGCACCTTTGGCCTCTGTTTCCCTTTGTTTATGTAGTTCTTTGATTTGTTCATCAGAAAGTTTTGGTGAATCTGTTGTTGGATTTGTTTCTGGATTTTCATTTTCAAGAAGCGCCAAATAGTGATAAGCCTCAGCAAGCTTCTTCATTGCCTTTTTACGAAGAGCTCTCTTTATTGCTCTCTTTTTCGCGGCCCTTTTCCTCATCTTTGCCTCAAGAAGATAACCATCCCAATCATCATCTAACCACAAAACACTACTCATTTCTTTTGAATCCTCCTTTTTGAAATTTTTCATTATTTAAACTAATTTTAATACTTTCCACCCTCCATATACTCTATAGAGAACAAATTCATCTTCTTACCCCTCAAGAAAATACTGAAGGATACTTTTACAAATAACCATCGAATACTTATTCTTAAAGATGACATCTCCAGCTACTACAGCAAGAACCTCAGAAGGGATAAGAATCTCTTGTCCAAACAATGTAGTTCTAGTAGCAACATTACCAAGTTTAAACACTTGATCATACACCTGTCTAAAAGTCTCTTGAAGCAACTTCCTCTTAAGGAGAGCCATTGCTACTGACTCTGCTTTAGCGCTATTAAGGATATTCGCTACTTCAAGAATCTGTTCAAGAAGCTTCTTATCAGAGGCTTTTGATGAGTTTTTCAACAAAAACGACTTCAGATTTTTATATAACGTATTATGAAGTTTTTCTGATTCTCCGGAAGTAGCACTACGAAGAAGATCAACATACAACCCAGCAATACTTTTTGGGTATTGAGATAGATTACTCGAAGAAAAACATTTGGAATAGAGTTCGAAGTAAAATTCAAATAACTTATCTTTGCTCTTAAGAAATAAATAATTAGACTGGTTACAGATAAAATGGGTTAATTCGTGGAACAAAACAGCCCATGCTCTAAACCTAACTGGAACGGGAGTATGTAGAACTTCTTCTTCGTTAGCCAGACCTGACCTAAAAAACGTGTTAACGAGGATAAAGTCTGAGGTAGCAAGACCAGCTATTGAGTTGAAACCTGATGTCTTTTCACTAGTTTTTAGAAAAAACTTCTGAAGCTGGGACCTAAGAGACTCTCCTTTCTTAAATGAAAAAAAGACAGAATCCTCAAGATGAGGGATTACTTTCATAAATTCTCTTGCAAGTGGGAGGTCATCGGTTACCCACTTCTTACATTTTACTATAGAGACAATTTTTTTATCATTGAAAAAGTTGGAACCTAAAGTGTTTCCAGGCATTAAATATTATACTCCTAAGACAGAGATGGACTGAGCGTTTCTGTTAACAACTAGTCCAACGTTTCTCGTCTGACCAGTAGAGAACGTTAGAGTAATATCTATATCAACCTTGTTTGCTGTAATATTAGGAGTTACGATAACAGAAAAAGTAGATATTCTCGAATGAGATTTTATTACTCTTTCAACTTCTTTTTTAATAGAAGTAATCGTTAGTTCATCAAGGGGTTGAAAGACGTAGGTAAGAAGATCAGATCCGAACTCGGGATCAAAGACATAAGTCCCCTTAGGACAAGAGAGTATTTTAAGGATGTGGTCTATAACAGCGTCTACTTCAAAGAGTGTAAGATAATCGTATATTGGAGATTTAAACTCTGAAACTCTTGCTAATTTTATAGGAGAATTTTCTTCAAAAATATCCACGAACTCTACCCCGAGAAGTTTGACATAAGCTCTTTCGTTTGTTCAAAAATTAGATCTCTACAAACCAAGAGCTGTCAATCTATTAACTTCTTTCGAGGAAGACTTTCTCTGTTCTGTGATTTTCTCTAGTTGCTCAAGGAGGACTTTCTCACGCTTAACTATGATATCACTTATAGTCGTCAAAAACGGGACTGGTAAAAAAAGTATATCAGAGAAAGTAGTTTGAGTTAACTTCTGAAAGGAAGCTACCATCTCAAACACATTATATATCTTTTCCTTAGCTAACTTAGGATCATTTGGAAAAAAAGGTCAACAATCGTAAGAGAAACATCATTCAGGGTTCCACACTCTCTACAAGTAAATTTCATCTGCAATTTAATTCCAACGTCTTCAGGATTTATCTCACGTATCTTTGATGAAAAGGTCTTCTTAAAATTTTTTGGCATTGACAATAAGTGGGAAACCAGGTCAATCATATTATTCTTTGAGAGTTGAATACTGGGAATGTTCAGATCAGTGCTTTGCAGTTCAAGGCTCTGTAGACATGTCAACATGGGAAAAATACTTGCCATAAATCCTCTCCTCTTGCTCTCAGAGGAACAAACTTTATCCACATATTCCAGACACCTCTTATACTCTATAAGAGAGGGAACTTTCAATGTAGCTTTTACGTGAAAAGGAACGTCCATCTCGAAGGACGTTGTAACATCGGTATATTTCTCAACTCCTTCAGGGATTTTAGGTAGAGTCACTTGAACACACTCACTCAAAGGAAATTTCAGTTCGTTGGGAGTAGAACATGAATTACAGTTAAAGGTGATACTTAAGTCGTTTCCATACGTCGCATGAATAATTCCCAAGAGCAACGCATCTCTATCGTCAATGCTACACATCTCAAGAAACTGATCATACCCTAAAGGGAACAACTCTTTTCTTCCTTCAACAATCTTATTAAACGCAAGCCTACATATTTCTTCAAACCACTTGTGTTCCGTTACTGTAGAAATAGAAGATAGTTCCATTTCATCTTTGATAAGAAGACTTGTGACGAGTACTGTCTTCTGTTGTTTGAATCCCGGAAGAAGAACTTCATATTTTGGGTATTCAAAGCTTTTTAGAACGTCTGGAGAAAACAATGGGGTACTGGGCAATGTCATAAGAAACCTCCTTGTTGTTTATTAAGAATTTTGGAAAAACTTTGAAAAATCTGGATCTTGAGAAGAGTTCTCTTGGTCAATAACGTTGTTGTCAATAAAATCGTTTACTATAGGAACTCCTGGAGTTTCAAGGAGACCTTCTTTATATAAAAAGTTTTGACGAATTTCTGCGAAATTTTTCGACGAAATGAATCTTTCAAAAAGATACTTCTTTAATGAAGTAATTTTATATCCAATTATTTTTATTAGATCTGAAGAAGTTCTTTTCCCGATTTTAATTAGATATGAAGTAGTAGTGAGATATTCACTGAGACATAAGATACAAAAGATGAACCTGTCTTTCAAAGAAAGATTCCATAAAAACGAGATTATCTCAGGATCAACAACCTTTTCTTTTCGAGAAAAGTCTTTTGAAAACATGGGATCATCAAGCTTCTTATAGTTAATACACTGAGTTAGTGCTCTAAGAATAGGTCTCTCACTCCACCTACTTCCGAATAACAACACAGACTCAAGAAGTACAAGATCGACTACAGGAGGAAATTTTGATAGGGTATTATCATAGAAGTCCACGAGGATAGTCTCTATTGTGGGACCTTTGTCAAAAAAACCTTCTTCGACGACATCTTTGGGGTAATAGTTGTATAAAAGCTCTTTTGCGAGTCCTTTCCTGTATGACTCTGAATCCTGAAGATGATCAACTACATATTGAAGCCAAAGTAACACGTCTTTATACCGGAGATGGTCGAATTTGGACATATGGGTTTCTCCTTATTGTTAATTGAGAGTTTAGTAAAATTAGAAAAACATTTTAATTAACATAATACAATAAGCAATATTAAGAGAAAACGAAGATATTCTTATTATTTTTAATCTGAATTTAAGACGCTTGAGGTCTTTCTGTATATCATCTATTGTGGTAAGAATTTTTTTGTTTAACTCGTCTAAACTAGCTTCTAGTGAGTGTGAATCTAAAGATTTAGCTTGAGCATCCAAGAGATACACTCCTTTTTTTATTTTAAAAGTCTACTAAAAACATTCATAATAAGAGATAATATAAAACCTATAAGAGTTGATATTAACATAAAATTTGTTTTCTTCACGTGAGTTTGCAACTCACGGATTTCTTCTTTAAGAGAATCAATTTTTGCGTGAACTGCTTCGTGTTTCGTTCTACAAATATCAACATCTACTTTTGTATCATTAACTCTTACTAATTTCGAATCAATAGCTTCCGAAACTATGAGTCTAAACTTATTTTCACAAGACTCAAAATGACCTTTAATTATCTTTTCAACATCTTCTGGTAGTGACATATTAGTTCCTTTTTAAGAAATACAGAAAAAGTTTAACGCTATTGACTGTATCTCATTATATTCATTTGAAATTACTACCCAACCTGAACTTGGACCTAAATATATCTCTAGAAGAGGTGGTGAATACGAAGTATTGACAAACAAATCTCCAATACTGGGATTTGGTGGTGGAGTATTGGATACGTCGATATCGATAACATACCAAGTATTAGTGTCAGGGTTGGTACAGACCTTGAATTCGTTGGTGTTTGTATCAAGCCATAGAGTTCCCAAAACGGCTTGAGGAGGCGGAGTTTGAGATACGTAGCAGTTAAAAAGGGGAATCAACACAGACATAATATCACCTCACTACGATGTTAACACACCCATAAGAACAAAACTCGTGTTACCGGTATTAGACATTACTTGAATCTTATCACCAGAGCCTAAAGCAATACCTGTAAGATTCCACGAGCTAACTCCAGGCATCACTGTATGGAGGATTACATGCTGATCTCCAGGAGTATCTCCTGACTTTACCGCTCTTATAAAAATTTCACAAGAATTGCTCCCCAAATTGGAGACGTAAATAGAAAATGTTCCGCTTTTTCCAGAAGGACAAGTCCACAAATCTTGGAAGCTATTTGCTGTAGGTTTCGCTGCAGCCAAGATACCACTTGTTAAAGAGATAGGCATTCGGATTCCCCCAGTTAAAAAGATAAAAACTTATCGATATTTGTTCAAATGTTTAACAAAGGCGAGAACAGAAAAGAATAATGCGCCTGGAAGGGCACATTATTCTCTAATAATATTCTATTTAATCTTGTTTGGAAAATGGTGCTAACACTTCGATTACTGAAAACGGAGCCTCCTCAGGAAGTTCAATGTAACCAGAGTCAATTTCAACCTCCTGAAGTAAAAGCTCATTAATAGCAGCTGCTTTATCGGTAATTGATTCGTTTTCTATAATCTCTTGTCGCATTTTATCAAACTCTTCCGCCTTCTTGTTTACTTCAGAAAGAAGACGAACAATCTTTACTGCCTGTTGTGTGGACATCTTAAGTTGACGAAAATCCTGCCATGACTGTGAACGTCTTTCTAATGAAAGATTGACAACATCAACAAATGTACACTTCATGTTAAAACTCCTCCTCTGTTTTAATTGATTTTGTCATATGATCATATCTTTTTTGTTCTTTTTTACCAAAGGAACTTTCAAACTTCCTTTTCTCCAGTATAGAATACTGGTTCTAGTGACCTCACTTCCTCACAAGCAAAGTGTTCTATAATAGTTTGCTCAACAATACTAGAATCATAGTCTTTACAAGAATTTACAACAAGATTCGCATAATTTAAATCAACCCAATTATCGAAAACAACATAACTTTCATATAGTGGTTGATAAGCCACAAAAGAACTAATCACAGTATTCCCTAAATTTTCTTTAGGATAAGGAATAACCTGAGGATATCCATGAGGGGTCATTCCTATGCGTTGAACTAGATCTACCAAAAACTTAGTCACAATATTCATATTTCCAACTTCTTTCGACCAGAACTCAAAGATTTGGATTTTTCCTTTCATGATTTGAGTCCTTCCATATGGTTTTATTTTTTTATCTTTGTTCTAATTTACGTATGTTTTCTTCGAGACTTGAGATTTGTTGTTGTCGATTCTGTATTATCTCTGAAAGTTGAGAGTTCTCTTCTCGAAGACGTTTATTTTCACTATTCAATCTCTCAACTTCTTTATTGAGAGAATTAGTTTTCCGTTTTTCCTGATCTAACTGTTCAATCGCCTCACTATACTTAGACATTAAATTCTGATACTCTTGTTTTTTCAACTCGAAGTCTTTAGTTGTCTGTGTCAATTTTTCTATAATCTCGGTGTAAGTCTTAGAAACCTGGCTTATTTTCTTTTCAAGTTCCAACTTTTCTACAGTAAGAGTTCCTATCTTCATTATCAAATCATCGACAGAGAGAACAGCTTTCTCATTTTCATCACTTATTATAGTCGCAACTACTCCTTCTTCCATACTTTCTTTCATTTTGAAAACTCCTTATTAAAAGTGAATTTATGTTTTTGCGTAACATGGTTATGTAATTTTTTGATAGAGTGATTGGAGATTTTTCAACCTGCTACCTTACAAATAAAGATAGCAGGTTGTTTTAACGTTAAAGATTACAGTGTTCCACCATCTATTACATTAACAAACTCTAAGGCCGTACCAGTAGAATTTACTCTCACAAAATAACCTTCTGAACCAGTATATGATGATGGTGTGTCAGTTAGGTTCAAGAAAGTAGTATATACATTTGTCGACCATTTAACTCCAGAGGCTTCATTTGAGTCGGCTACAAGAAATTGACCATCAGAACCAACAGGAAGAGCAGTCCAGGTACCATTTCCTGTTCCTACAAGAATCTGACCCTTTGCAGAGAATGCGTGGAACAATAGGTTGTTACCAGAATCAACAAGGTCTTTTACATCGATAGGATCAGAACCACCTGCATGATGTGTTGCAGCGTGGTTACCTATACCCGTATAAAGTTGTCTTCTCTTATCACCTGTAGCATCTGGATCATAGAAATAGAACACTGACTCATCAATCACGTATGCTGTATCACCCTTGGTCATCTCTTCAAATATCCATGCGGTTCCATTCCAGGTAGCAATCTGATATGCGTGCCCAGACCAATCCCCCGAAGGAGATTCACCAATCCAGTAACGAGCCCCTGTTGTTGGATTAGCAGGTGGAGAAGATAGAGACTTCGTAAGAACGGCTTCATGGAAAGTAAGACCTACGGAAACGAGGCTATCAACATAAGACTTTGTGGTAGCATCTGAAGCATTAACGGGATTAGCAAGGTTTGTAATTCTTTTGCTGTTAACATTGATATTGGTTTCGTTGTATCCATTAATAATATCCCAGACAGCAGAACCACTCAGAGGTGTAATACTACCAGTTGTACGACCCAAAACAGTATTCGTTGGTATAGTGATGCTCTCGGGAGTTTCTGCGGTATTAGCAACCAGAATAGAGAAATCTGTGTGATACTCTTTCCAAGTGGAAACTTTTACTGGTTGATTACCTACACCCTTACCAATAAACAGTTCATTGGTGTCATGACGGAACGCCAATTCACCTAGATCAAGAGTAGTACCTGGACCTACTGTCCCTCTTTTGATTAAAATTTTCGGCATAACTCATCATCCTCCTTCTAAAAATACTTTTTTATAATTGACCTCCATCTAATACAGGAGGCAACCAGTTCCACGTAATATAACCATCGAAGCCTGACACGGGTATTGTATACGGTAGAGGAACTTCCGAAGCATGAAATCCATTCAACGTTTCCGCGTCTACATGACTTCTAATATCGATCCAATCCTGACCATCCCAAATCTTCAAGGTTGGAACGGGTAAAGAAACATCACACCATATATCTCCAACTTCGGGAGAATCAGGAGGTATCGAACTAATTCTTAGGGCTTCGCGTCGAATCTGACTAATTACTCTCCAGCGAGTCCTATCCCAGATCTTTACTACATAAGGAACTTCAGATGTATCTACCCAGATAGCACCCTCTGGTGGTTCTCCTGGAGGTACCGAACCAGTCCACGCGGCTTGTATTGGATATCTTGTATACCCTGACATCTTTTAACTCCTTATTTTGATCAAAACGAAGTATATACTTTTAAGTACTCTGAAACCATTTTATCAATAGAGTATTGAGACGAAACTCTTTGTAGACCAACATCTCTATATTTCATCCACAACTTCTCATCATTTAACAACTTATAAACTGAATCAACCATCTGATCTATATCTCCGACTCTTACTATAAACCCACAATAACCTTTAAGCTTATCCTCAATCGTTTTTCCATAAATTATCTCTTCATGGCTACCTACATTTGTTAAAACACAAGGAACTCCACAAGCTAAAGCTTCTAAAACAGCAATAGTATTCGTTTCATATCTACTAGTTGAAAGGAACACTTTCGCTTTAGAAAGCTGTTCAATAGTATTACTCGTAAAAGGAATAACTTTAACAAACTCATAAGGTAAAGATTCTCTTTCTCCTATACCGATAAGAAGACCTTCTATTGAACTATCTCTTTCATTAAGAATTTTGATAACTTGAATAAAATCAACGATGTTTTTGTGAGGAGAAGACCTTGAAACATAAACAACCACATTAGATTTTTCAGAAAAATCTTTCACATATTGAGAAAACAAGTTAACATTAACAGCATTCGAGATTACTCGAGCCTTTTCTTCTCTTCCACCAAGTTTCAAATACTTCTCCATGGAAACATTATCTACAAGTACTACGATGTCACTAAAATTATATAGACATCGTCTCGACTCTTCAAAAATAGGATCGAATGTAGATCTATCCTCTTCTATTATAAGATCTTTCATTGCTTCCCTAAGCTGAATAATATCGTAATGTTCCGTGTAAACAACGGGAATACTATGATTCAATTTAAGAGTTTTTGCAAACAACCCAGAATACTCTGGTGAAACTGCGTGAACTATTCTGGGAGAAATTTTGGGAAAGATTTCATTTATAGTTTCCTTCATGAAATCTTCTACACCCGAAGTTGAAATCTTATGTGGTTCCAAACTTCTTGGAACTTCTTGTGAAGCCACGAAACGAACATTTCCAGGAAGATCCCATATAATTGAAGAAGCGTTACCACTCATCAAGGATAAAATGCCAAACGTCAATGAAGGCATTTCTTGAATAAGTGTCCGTATAAACGTTCCGACACCAGAGTGAGAAAACGGATACCCTGTATTACCCACAAAGAGAATATCAACTTTATCACTGTTTTGAATTTGGATTGCCATCGGAAATCTCCTTTTAATATTCTGAAAAGACCCACGGATAAGTAACGTTAGAAGCGATTTTTCGTATTATAAGAAATCCATTATATAAATTATACAATGTGTCGGATTGATAATCAGCTTTAGCAAGAATCTCTCCTATTCCTTCCCACGTATATTCTTCATTATAATCTACCCATTCTGATGATACAAAGAATGTTATTGGAGCCTGAGAGGAATAATATGCTTGAGATGTACCATGGAGAAATTTTCTCTTTCGAACATTACCAAAAACATATTTTCCAAAAATAACTCCTTTTCCTAATACGAATCCCGGCGTCACGTCGTCACTTATTGCTCCCATTTCTGTTACTACAGTATTATCCAGTTTAAGAACTTTATAGTAAAGATGAATTGGCACTGAAGGAGAACTTTGTAGAGACATTTCAGGCCTGAGTATAAATGTTGAAGTCGTATCCCAAGTCCATGGTTTCATAGTCGATACTATCATCTCAAATACACTACCTTGTTCCATAATAACTGGAATACGTGCAGAAATGTTATTCTCCGTAAAATACAAGATACCAGTTTCACATAGGTTAAGAGTAATAGGATCGTCAGGATCGACCTCATTGAGGTTAACATAAGAAAGATTACAACCCTGAGAACCACCACTACCACTTATAGGAATCCAATTTGTACCATTCCATACTTTAACTACAGGATTCTGAAAAGAGGTATCACACCAGAGATATCCTCTAGGAGGTGGTTCTGGAGCTACATCGCTAACCAGTAAAGGATGTTTGATTAGAGATTCGTCATACCCTCCTATTATCCTCCATCTAGAACCATCCCATATTTTTACTATAGGGGGTGTTACTGATGTGTCTATCCAGACAAATCCATCGGGAGGATCTCCGGGTTCCGTAGATCCTGACCATGCTACCTGAACGGGAAATCTTGAAAAAGTAGCCATTTGTAATTTCTTTCCTCCTTTATTTTAACCAGAATATTGTTAAACATTTAGATTTGACTCTAACTTAGCAAGACGTTCACTTTGGTTTTGAATTATTTTTTGTTGTGCTTTTATTGCCTCGACTAAAACTGCAACAAGTCTTGAATAATCGAGTGACCTCGCATCCACTCCATTTTCTTCATATTCGACAAGCTCAGGGAAAACTTCTCCAACGTCCTCGGCGATCATACCAATATCTGGCCTATTATCAGATTTCCAGTTGAAGTAAACACCTTTTAGTGACATCACTTTTTCTAAAGCATCAGAGATCTCTCTTATATTTGTTTTCCATCTTTTTGAGCTGTATGAGAGCCAAGCGTCCGCTATAGGATCTGTTAAAGAACCTTGAACAACCGTCAAAATATTTGTTACGTTAGTTGTCCCAATACCGACATTTCCTCCCTTATCAATAACTAATCTATCTGTTGTATATTCCTTAACTCTTAACACTTTATCAGATGAACTATTGCCAGAAGAACCGACCAATTCAACCGAATGATATCCTTTTAAAATCATGTTTCCACCATATGTGGTTTCTAATTGATTGAATTGATCTGCAAAACGAAGTATTCCAGTTTTTCCGCTACTAAAACCTGTAATCCCTACTATTCGTGTTGTATCATTTCCAAATTCAGCAAAAATATCTCCAACTACATCTAATTTAGTGGTTGGACTTATTGTCCCAATACCAACGTTACCCGATGGGTCAATCGTCATCGTGACTTGATTTATTGAACTATTTTCATTGTACCTTACAAAATAAACATATCCATGACCAGAGATAGCAGGTACTCCAACAACAAGTCCATCAGGCTCTAAGAATAGTCCCCATCTACCCGCTCCAGTATAGTTTCCAGATGTAAAGGGATCATATCCACGAGTAATAAATGGTCTAGTTTGAGCATCAAGCATTATTCCGAGATTGGAAGAAGTCATTTTGATATTACCGACAACTTCAAGTTTTTGACCTGGGTCCGTCGTCCCAATACCGACATTACCGTTATTTTTAACCGTAACCCAACTACCGTTTGGTCCCATGTAAACATTACCATTTTGGAAATGATTTAAATAAAGACCGTAAGAAAGTCCAGATGTATCCAAATGTAAATTGGTGCTGGGAGCCTGTATAAAACGATAATAAATCCTATCAGTATCAGTATTCACCGATTTAATATTTCCATTAACCATTAATCTTTCAGTCGGGTCCGTCGTCCCAATACCGACATTACCAGCATTAAATGAAACTGTTCTACTACCAGTATTACTCACAGTCATAAAGTTAAACCAATTAGTATCGTAACCGTTAAAACTTAATACTGGACCTGGATCATTATTAATAGCAAAGCGCTGTGTACCTCCAGCGTCTATACCACTAAAGAACGTATTATTAGCTTGTACCCGAATAGGCTCGTTACCGAATCCACCCGCTGCAACTACATGTAACTTCGCTCCTGGTACCGTCGTTCCAATACCGATGTTGCCGCTTGGTCCTAAAATTACCATGCGAGGTGAAGAGTCTAAATAAGCAAACTGTAATGCATTGTTAAAACTAAAGATGTCAGAATCAGTTATACCGTTTTTGGTTCCCGCATATTTAATATAGTGTGCAGTGTCACCCGGTGCTCCTAAATAGAAGTAATTTGCATTTATTGCTAATGCTCCACCTGAAATTTCAAGTTTCGCCCCAGGTGCCGTCGTTCCAATGCCAACGTTGCCATCAAATATTGCATTACCTCCCGAAACATGCAATTTTCCAGTTGGACTTGTCGTTCCAATACCAAAGTTACCACCTAAAATTGCTAGATCTGGAGAACCATCATCTGTATAACGAATTTCCATAGGCCCTGTTCCTCCGTCAGGGTCTCTAAAGGAAATAGATGTGTATTCCCCAGTAACCATTGTGTTAGGCATAATTCTTAAAGCTTCACCTGTAGACGCTACATGTAACTTCGCTCCTGGTGTCGTCGTTCCAATACCGATGTTCGTTCCTGTGTTTACAAGTAAACTACTTGCTACCCATGAAGTGCCATCGTGTCTTAAAGTCTGATTAGCGCTTCCTGACGGGAGACTACCACCACCACTAACTGTAGACCAACTTAGACTTCCATTTGCACCAATAGTCAAAACCTGTCCCGGAGTTCCAGCGCTTGTTGGCCACGTGTAAGACACTCCTCCGAAGTTCGTTTGTCCCTCAACTTTGAGATTTCCATTTACATGTAACTTCGCTCCTGGTACCGTCGTCCCAATACCGACGTTGCCAGAAGAATCAATTCTTATTCTTTCAGCGTTGTTAGTGTAAATTGCTAAATTGCCATCTGAAATCCAATTGAATCCTGTATCATAATCTCCTATAGCCAGAGAAATGGCTGGTGAACCTGGCCATCCGCTTCCACTTCTAACGAATAGCCTATCATCTATATACGCATTTCCTACCACTTGTAATTTTCCCTTTGGTGTCGTTGTCCCGATGCCGACATCACCGAAGGGATCGACATATAACCCTATCCCTACTATAGACCCTCTGAGTTGAACAGTACCTGCTACGTCTAACTCACTTCCTGGATTTGTCGTTCCAATACCGATGTTCGTTCCTGTATTTACAAGTAAACTACTCGCTTCCCACGTAGTACCGTTATGTCTCAAAGTCTGATTAGTGCTTCCTGGTGGAAGATTACCGCTACCACTTGGTAACCACCCTGGATCAATTGTTCCATCAGATCTTGAAACGACTATACTTCTACCACTAGGTGTTTGTGATGCTGTTGCGAAAAACTGCTGTATTCCTGTCTCAGGAATAGGATCATAAAGATGCATTGCAAAAGCTGTATTTATACTAAACGTAAGAAAACCCCTATCATCAAGAAGTTCAAAATTATTAACATCATCATTTTCGTAGACTAAACTACTCGGTAACATTATATCCGGTGGAGCTTCCAATAATGACAATGTAACAGTTAAACCGTTGTAAGCATAGATCCATGATGAAAGTCTTATTTCAGAAAGACCTACAGGTTTCCATAGAAAAACACCAAAAACACCCAAATCATCGGAAGCTTCTTTATGCCACTCCCATTCTACATCAAGAAAGAGGTCAAATGTACCATCATACCACTTATAGACGGACCCCTTAACTATAGCCATTCCCCGTCTTTCAGGTGACTGACCGCTCCACTCAATACAGAACCGTATTGACTTTTCTGTTTCATCACCTATAGAAGAACCGTCAAAAGTAAAAAGTCTTCTACATCCTGTATCTGATGATGAGAACGTATACTCCTTTCTATCTATCCACCCATAGGGTCTAGTTGGTATCCATCCTGCATTAATTTTCCCACTAGACTCTGAAACAACAATACTATTCGGTGCCGGGGTTTGAGAAAGAGGATAAGGAAGAAGGTCGTTTATTGACTTCCAACTTAGACCTCCACTTCCGTTAGTTGACAAAACCTGGTTCAAAGCTCCCACACTCGGTGGCCACGTGTAAGACACTCCTCCGAAGTTTGTCTGTCCTGAAACTCGTAGATCTCCGAGGACATCTAACTCATACTGTGGATTTGTTAACCCAATCCCGACTTTCCCTGAACTTGTTGCTAAATTTGCTCCATTTGATAAATTTAAGATCCCATTTGAATTTAAAACAGGAATCTGATTTGCCGAAGGTGTCTGACTGGCATGGAATCCATCTACTAAATCTGCGTTAAGACCACTTCCAGGGCCTTGAGGGCTTATTGTATTAGGAGTCTGGGTTCCTGTATGATTACTTCTACTTAAATAATATGTTCCGTCGAACCCATCAAGTGTATCGGCGTTTAGATATTGACCTTGTCCAGATCCTCCGACTTCTTTCCAAGTAGATCCATCCCAAACTTTGAGAATTGGAGATGCGGAGGTATCAACCCAGAGAAATCCCTTTAGAGGATCTAAGGGAGGTGTAGGTGATATTGTAAAAGAAGCTTCGTAAAGTGAAGCAAAAGCTCTCCACCTCGAACCATCCCATACCTTTACAAAAGGAGGAGTTATTGATGTATCGATCCATATTGTACCATCAGGTGGATCCCCTGGTTCAACCGTTCCAAACCACGCTACTTGAATAGGAAATCGTGTGTATGTGGACATCTTCGATCAAGTTCCTCTCTTGTATTACCAAAATATAGGAAAAGTTAGATTTACAAGGAAATTGTTAACTTAGTTATATTTGCACCTTTGTTTACAAGATCGTCTTTAAGTGATTTAATGATTGAGGTTAAATCTAACTTTTTCAATACTTCCTTTCCATCTATTGAATCCACTGGACTATCGAAGCCTACTTCAGAAGAAGAAGTCGAATTATAAGTTCCTTCTTCTGCAGTAAAATCTGCTATAAACCCTACAATCTTACCATCATTGTCTTTTTTTTCGGAAAAAGATACTTTTACGTTCATCTACAAACCTCCTCTAGATATCAGTTACTTCAGTTGGTACTGGTTGATTAATAAGCGCCTGTATTTGACCATATAATATCGAATACCATTCATTCCTCTGAGCCACTTCTAGACATATTTCCCTTATTTCGTCATTAGTCAACGAAGCAACTGGTTTAGGTAAAACATGAACTGTATCTATATAAGAAGATACACCTGTTTCTTCATCTCGAGCCGTCATTCCTATAACTAATTTAACTACGTCGTTAGTAACTTTGTCTCTAAACAATTCTACTCTTGAAAAAGAATACTGAATAGCCATCTCTCAACCTCCTTATAAATATACCGATTTTAATCTACTGTTTAATTACCCATAAGTTCTCTGGATGATCGACATCAAACTTTGTTGCTATATAGGTTACAGGCTCTTCTTGCTCCCATCTCGTGATGCCAGTTCTTTCCGTTCCCGGAGGAACAAGTAATTGTCCTAATTGGTTGGCTTGATCTTTGGTTATTATCTCAACTTTACCAGTGTTCTCATTTACCCACTGTTTTATAAGGTTTTCATCTCCCTCCATTACCATGAGGTTATAATACATATCCTCATGTGTTCCACAAATTGGAATAGAGCATTTAATTGTTTCATCCCAACGAGTCGTACATTTACTTGAATCTGTTGGACTTCCTTGACAAGAAAATTTAACATACACTGTTGCCACGACTTAACACCTCCGTTTAATTAATTTATATTCCAAACCATTTTTCTGTAACACCAAGATAATTAAAATCAACGTTTCCACCAAAGCTAAGAGCATTATTTACATCTCCACAACCACCTAGATCACTTCTTTCTTGATTTAATACTGACGTTGTAGCCCAACTACTACCTGACCACTTCTCCGTGATATTATAATAAAAATCTATACCATCACTCCCACCAAAGCTAAGAGCATTATTTACATCTCCACAACCACCTAGATCACTTCTTGCTTGATTTAATAATGATGCTGTAGCCCAAGTACTACCCATCCATCTTTCTGTGATGCCAACAGCACCACTATCTGACCACCCACCGAAGCTAAGAGCACTATTCACATTTCCACAACCAGCTAAGTAACCTCTTGCTTGATTCAACGATGATGTTGTAGCCCAACTACTACCCATCCATTTTTCTGTAGTACTAAGATAACTTGTATCATCATACCCACCAAAGCTAAGAGCACTATTCACATTTCCACAACCAGCTAAGTAACCTCTTGCTTGATTCAAAGCTGTTGTTGTAGCCCAACTACTACCTGACCATTTTTCTGTGGTACTAAGATAACTTGTATCGTCATACCCACCGAAGCTAAGAGCATTATTCACATTTCCACAACCAGCTATGTCAGCTCTTGCAACGCTTAAAGCTGTTGTTGTGATCCAACTACTACCCGACCATTTTTCGGTAGTATTAACAGTACTACCTGTGCTTCCACCAAAGCTAAGAGCATTATTTACATCTCCACAACCAGCCAAGTAACCTCTTGCTTGATTCATTCCACTAGCTGTTCTCCAACCGGAAACAAAATTAGGAGTGAAAGGTGACCATTTTTCTGTAGCACTAACGTAATTACCTGTGCTTCCACCAAAGCTAAGAGCGGTGTTCACGTTCCCACAACCACCTAAAGCATCTCTCCCTTGATTCAATACCGATGTTACGACCCAACTACTACCTGACCATTTTTCTGTAGTACCGACGTAGTTACCTGTGCCTCCACCAAAGCTAAGAGCAGTGTTTACATCTCCACAACCAGCCAAGTAACTTCTCGCTTGATTCAATACCGATGTTACAGCCCAACTGCTACCTGACCATTTTTCGGTGGTATTAACAGCAATACCGTTCCACCCACCAAAACTAAGAGCATTATTCACATTTCCGCAACCAGCTAGATTGCTTCTCGCCTGATTCAAAGCTGTTGTTGTAGCCCAACTACTACCTGACCATTTTTCTGTGGTACTAAGATAACTTGTACCGTTCCACCCACCAAAACTAAGAGCGTCGTTTATATCTCCACAACCGGCAAGTTCACGTCTTGCTTGATTCAAAGCTGATGTTGTAGCCCAACTACTACCTGACCATCTCTCTGTGCTGTTAAAAAGATTTATACCATCCCAACCACCAAAGCCAAGAGCTCTATTTACATTTCCACAACTAGCTAGACTACATCTCGCTTGATTCAACGATGATGTTATAACCCAACTACTACCCGACCACCTTTCTGTAGTCCCAACAACAACACCACCAGCTGGGGCCCCACCAATACAAAGAGCAGTATTTATATCTCCACAACCAGTTAACTGACCTTTTGCTTGGTTTAAATTTGACGTTATAGACCATACACTCACACATGTATCCCATCCTGGACCTTCTGTTACTACCGACCAATCCCAGACTGAAGAATCCGTCTTAAAGGAAGTAAACTTTATCTGTGAACCTTTGATAGCTAATGGTGTTCCAATATTAATACCACGTCCAACATTGACACTATTAAAATAAATAGAATTAGATGAATTCGGTTCAATTCTAAGGGCTTTTCCAACATTCGGCAGCGAAGGATCTGAACTTTCTCCACCGGATCCTATAACGATAGTAAAATTCATTGCAGCAGAAGCTAGTGGAAGTGTATAAACTATATGGCTGGTCTGACCATAATTATTAATTATAGTATCACGTACTTCTGAAGTAGATAATGTAGCTCCAGAAGCTTTGATGATTTCTTTTTGTGAATTTGTCGCAGTAAAAGACGTCCACTCACTCCCAGTATATCCTTCAAAGTCTGTTCCAGTCCACCGAATGGTGCCGGCGGTAGGCGACTCATTGTCATCACCTATCTGAATTTTTCCTGACACTGTTAATTTCTGACTTGGGGAACTTATTCCAATTCCAACTTTCCCTGAACTTACTGCTAAATTTGCTCCATTTGATAGATTTAAGATTCCATTTGAATTTAAAACAGGAATCTGATTTGCTGTAGGTGTTTGACTAGCATGGAATCCATCTACTATATCAGCATCAAGTCCCGATCCTGATCCATCAACCTCTTTTAATCTATTTAGAATTGTCACATTCTCGACGTTATCTAGATCAGCTCTCGCTAAGATTACTTTAGAAGAAACTCCTTGAAGAATCAGCTCCATAGTATCAGTCGAGAACAAAGGTTCTCCTTCGAGAAAACTCTCTGATAAGATCTGAGATCGTGTTCCTCGTTTTAATCTAATCGTGGTCATTTTAACTCTCTCCGGGCGATATTTATCTTAATATGTTCTACTAATAAAAGTGTGGAAATTGACCTTCGTTCATATAGTTCAAGTCCGTAACGAGAATTTAACATACACTATTGCCACGACTTAACACCTCCGTCTAATTAATTCATACTCCTGACCATTTTTCTGTAGTACCGACGTAGTTACCTGTGCTTCCACCAAAACCAAGGGCATTATTTACATTTCCACAACCAGCTAGACCACATCTCGCTTGATTCAACGATGATGTTGTAGCCCAACTACTACCCGACCATCTCTCTGTGGTATTAAAATAACTTGTATTGTTCCACCCACCAAAACAGAGAGCATTATTCACATTTCCACAACCGGCAAGATCACGTTTTACCTGATTCAAAGTTGATGTTGTAGCCCAACTACTACCCGACCATCTTTCTGTAGTCTCAAAATAATTTGTACCGTCCCACCCAGCAAAACTAAGAGCACTATTCACATTTCCACAACCAGCTAGAGCACATCTCGCTTGATTCAACGATGATGTTGTAGCCCAACTACTACCCGACCATTTTTCTGTAGTTCCAGTAACGGCACCACCAGCTGGGGTCCCACCAATACAAAGAGCAGTATTCATATCTCCACAACCAGCTAATTGGCTTTTTACTTGGCTCAATACTGATGTTGTAGCCCAACTACTACCCGACCATTTTTCTGTAGTATTAACACGACTACCTACACCTGTTTCTCCACCAAAGCTAAGAGCATTATTCACATTTCCACAACCAGTCAAGGCAACTCTTGTAATGTTTAAAACTGTTGTTGTGATCCAACTACTACCTGACCATTTTTCGGTGGTATTAACAGCAATACCGTTCCACCCACCAAAACTAAGAGCATTATTCACATCTCCACAACCAGCTAGACTGCTTCTCGCTTGATTCATTCTACTAGCTGTTCTCCAAGCAGTAACGAAATTAGGAGTGAAAGGTGACCACTTTTCTGTAATATTAAGATAACTTGTATTACCCAACCCGCCAAAACTAAGAGCAGTGTTTACATCTCCACAACCGGTAAATTCAGTTCTTGCTTGATTCAATACTGATGTTATAACCCAACTACTACCTGACCATTTTTCTGTGGTATTAACAGTACTACCTGTATATCCACCAAAACTAAGAGCATTATCTACATTTCCACAACCAGCTAGACCAGACTTTGCTTGATTCAAAACCGATGTCGTGGCCCAACTAGTACTCGACCATCTTTCTGTGGTATTAAAATAACTTGTACCGTTCCACCCACCAAAACTAAGAGCGTTGTTTATATCTCCACAACCGGTAAGCTCAGTTCTTGCTCGATTTAATGACGACGTTATAGTCCAACTACTACCTGACCATTTTTCGGTGGTATTAACAGCAATACCGTTCCACCCACCAAAACTAAGAGCATTATTCACATTTCCGCAACCAGCTAGATTGCTTCTCGCTTGATTCAAAGCTGTTGTTGTAGCCCAACTACTACCTGACCATTTTTCTGTGGTACTAAGATAACTTGCACCGTTCCACCCGCCAAAACTAAGAGCATTATTTACGTTTCCACAACCAGCCAAGTAACCTCTTGCCTGATTCAAAGCTGATGTTGTAACCCAACTACTACCCGACCATTTTTCTGTAGTATTAACAGTACTACCTGTGTTTCCACCAAAACTAAGAGCAACATTCATATCTCCACAACCAGCTAATTGGTTCTTTGCTTGGTTTAAACTCGACGTTATAGACCACACATTCACACATACATCCCATCCTAGACCTTTCGTCACTGCCAACCAATTCCAGTTAGAAGAACCCGTCTTAAAGGAAGTAAACTTTATCTGTGAACCTTTAATAGCCAAAGGTGCTCCAACGTTAGTACCACGTCCAGCATCGACATTATTAAAGTAAATAGAATTAGATGAATCTGGTTCAATTCTAAGAGCTTTTCCAATATTCGACAGTGAAGAATCTGAACTTTCTCCACCTGACCCTATAATGATAGTAAAATTCATTCCAGCCGCCGCCACTGGAAGTGTGTAAATTATATGACTGGTTTGACCATAATTATTAATTATAGTATTACGTACCTCTGAATCAGATAATGTGGCTCCAGAAGCTTTAATAACTTCTTCTAGTGGACTCGGTGTAATACCTGACGTAGTAAAAGACGCCCACTCACTCCCAGTATATCCTTCAAAGTCTGTTCCAGTCCAGCGAACAGTACCAGCAACAGACAACTCATTGTCGTCACCTATCTGAATTCTTCCCGAAACCGATAATTTTTGACTTGGAGAACTTATTCCGATCCCAACTTTTCCTAAACTTATCGCTAAATTCGCTCCATAAGATAGGTTCAAGATTCCGTTTGAATCTAAAACGGGAATCTGATTTGCTGTAGGTGTTTGACTAGCATGGAATCCATCTACTGTATCAGCGTCAAGTCCCGATCCTGTTCCATCAACTTCTTTTATCTTATTTAGAATTGCCACGTTCTCGACATTATCTAGATCAGCTCTTGCTAAGATTACTTTAGAAGAAACTCCCTGAAGAATCAATTCCATAGTATCAGTTGAGAACAGAGGTTCTCCTTCGAGAAAACTCCCTGATAAGATCTGAGATCGTGTTCCTCGTTTTAATCTAATTGTAGGCATCCTAATAACCTCTCTTTTTTAAAGGAAAATCTCTATAAGTTCAATAATCTTCTTTTTTACCTTTTGGGGTAGAGGTTTCGTCTTTCTTGAGTATAATTCTAGTTTCTTTTCAGGAAGCTTAGAAAGTTCTCTAACAGTCTTCTGAATCTCTTTTGAAAGGCCTTTTCTAAGAGGAGTCCCTCTTTTATAAGCCAAAGCCATAGCAAAAAGACGTCTTTGAGACTCGCTTCTAGCTGGCACTTTAGACCTCGCTTTCTCTTAATCTTTTAAAGGAAACGTATCAAGAGAATCTTTCGCCTTTTTGAGAACAATAGAGTAGTCTTGATCGGTTTCTTCAGTTACTACTTCCCATTCTTTTTGTCTCAAAAATTTCCTCTTCAACACGATAGCATCAGAAGATGTATCAAACCAGTAGATACGTTCTACGATAGGATAATTAGTAGGTTCCTTTTTTCCGGTGGAAACAATCCATACGCTAGAACGTTCTCGTAAAACGAGTATAGTACTTTCTACGCCTTCCTCATAAAATGCTCCCATTTTAACCCTCCCTAAACGATGTACGCTCTAATATGTTCTACCAATATGAATACAAAAGCTGATCTTCGTTTACATAATCAGGTCTATAGAGAGAACCATTTTCAAAGACCTTTAAACTATACTCATAGTTAATATCACACGAACTTCTATGCTGAAAACACTTTCCTCCCTGTAACTTTACACAGACGTCAGATCTCCTACACTCTCGTTTACAATACTCCCAAGTCCACGACTTAGCTCGTTTACACTCCTTAACCACCCAATACCCACCATTATATTGTTGATAAATAACCCACAAAACAGGGGAAGGTGATTCATTCCACAGAATCTTTATATAAGTAGCAGCCGCGTAAAAGTGATGTGGACTGTTGAATTTCGTATAATCAGGATAGAGTGGTCTGATAATAGGATCAAGAAATTTTGGAGTTAATTGAAAATATCCGATACTACCATAACCATCTTGGGAAGCAATCCACTTACAGTTTGATTCTACTTTAGCTTGGCCAACACCATACCACCAAGGATATTCCTCTCCAAGAATGGCTTTGTGGCTTTGTTCTATAAGAGATTGAATTGATCTACATCTGTCATTAGATGATGCATATGAAGGAAACAAAAACAATACTGTGGCGAATATCGAAATTATCCAGGAAAAAAAATTACGCATCTTTAGATCAAAGCGAGTCTAGGCAAGAGCAAATATTAAAGCAGAAGAGATCATATACACATAAGAATACTTCTTCTTATCCTCTTCAGACCACTCAACAAACCCAACCTTTAGAATCCTACTTAAATACCACATTACTGACCACGCGGAGAACACCGCTACTTTTCTAAAAACAACTGCAATATTCTCTTGGCCTACTACAGAAATGATATACGTCAAGAAAACAAACAAAACCGAAAAGAAAATATCAACGCTATATCTTTTTAGAAAACGCTTCATTGGATAATACCTCCAAGTTATTTGCATAACTTAATTGATTCTCGAAGAAGAATATTCTCTTGGTAAAGTTGTATATAGTTGTTAAGAATGATTTGAAGCTTCTCTAAGTACGAAGCGTTAGGTGGAATAGGTTTAATATCGGCTTTAGGTATATCCGGAATAGGGCATTTCATCATTACAGGTTTTTCAATAACCGCCGGTTGTAACTTTGGAGAAGCACACCCAAAGAAAATGAGAGTAATGATAATGATGAGGTTAGTGAGAATCAAGCGTTTTAATAGCGTTCTCAAAGTCATCGAGCATTACTCCCATTTTCAAACATTCTTCTTGGGTTATTTTTGATTCTTTTGGAACATCTTTAGGAATTTGAATGACAGGAGTTTTTGAACTCAGGTCTTTAATCTTCCTGAGAAGTGAGTTTACTTTGACTTCGTAGTCTTGACGTTGTACAGAGATCTGCTCAAGAAGCTCTTTATTGGTCGACTTACACGTCTCAAGTTGGTATTGTGATGTATTATAAAGAGATTTGTACTGGTCGACCTCTTTTCTTAGGTGCTTTATATAGAATACACTTAAGAAGAGACATACCACAATAGAAATCAGTGTTGTAGTTTTAAGAATAGAAAGAAATTTAAAAATCATCATACCCCTTCAGATGTTACCGAGCGAAATATTCTCTCCACGCTTCTCGTATTGTATTAGTGATGTGATCGACGATATCAGGATGCCCATAGATTATCCCTCTTTTTTTATCTATATGTAAACACTGAACACCCGTATCAGTAATTACATCAATGTTCTTCTGTCTAAATTTTTCACAGATATAAGTATCAGAGGTAAGAGCTGGTTTACCACTCACCTGGACTTCTTTGTACCAAGGATACTCCATATCTTTAAACACATCCGTCTTTATCAATGTACATCCCATAGGCAAAACAAGAGTATTGTGAATTACATCTCCTATCTTAAAATCATCTATAGACGAAGGTTCTCCATTTTCGTTATAGTGCATTCCAGCTGATTCAAGAGGAAGATACTTTCTATAGTAGAAACCACCTACAACGTCTGCGTTATGTTTCATCAACTGCACTAAAGCATTTCTTGGGATTAAGACATCGTCTTCAACGAAGAAGATATAGTTATATCCTTCGTCGAGGGCCTTTTTAACAGCGTAGTTTTGAGCATCTGCTACTAGATATCCATAAGGTTCAAATAAAGATGCGCTGAAAGCAGCAGGAACTTGCATCAAATTAAAATTAGTCACATTTCCATCTTCTTTATTTCTATGAGGTGCAACTACTAGTATTTTTCTGACTTTGTGGTCAAAGTATTTTTTCACTATGGCATCATTTTTAGATGCTTCCTCCAATGATTTAACATCTTCACTAGCACTACCTGGTAGACCCGGTGGAACATTAGGTTTCATAAGAGATGGGTTTTCGTTGATCAGTTTTGAAAATGCTTCAAAGTGGTTTACGACGTTCTCTTTCGCGGAAGGTTCAAGTAGTTGTAACTTTTCCATTTTATTTTTGTATCTTAGGTAGTACCTCTTTGGATGATGGAGTTCGAAATCCTCATCTCCATACTCTAGTTGTCCCTCTAACTCTTGGATGATACCTTCCCAGGTTTTTACCTCTCTTAGTCTTTCTTGAGCGACTTTAACCTGTTGCACCATTATAAATTGTGCTTGAGCTAACTCGACTCTCTTTTTTTTCAATCTGGCTTGTAGTTTCTTTATTTTAATTTCATTTGTTTCTTTTGATATTTTGTCCTCGAGTTCTTCGATTTCGGCTAGTAAGAGGTCGTTATTTGCTTCTAGTTTTTTGTATTCGTAAGAAAGACTAATTAACTCTGTAAGATGAACATTTTGTTCACCAATTGCTTGCCAATACTTACTGTCTGGAGTAGGATGTTCAGCGTCGTTTAGAACACCGGCAATCATTTCTGTTTTAGACCTGAAAAAAGATCTTGTTCTGAATCTCTTTTGGAATTTTTCAGCGTGATCTTTTAAGAATTCAAAGTCTTCTGGTTTAACTAATTCTGTGTTTCTTAATACATCGATGTTAGAGATTAACGCTTTGTTTTTTTGAATTGGTCTAAGTTCTTTTACTTCATTGTCCATTTTCGAATGTCCTCCTAATGTTAGATTTTTGGTTTAGATTTTATATATGGTTTACTGTTTAACTACCCATAAATTCTCTGGATGATCAACATCGAATTCTGTTGCTATGTAGGTTACAGGTTCCTTTCGATCCGGCATTCCGACTCTAGTTCTCTCAGTTCCAGGAGGAACAAGTAATTGTCCTAATTGGTTAGCCTCATCTTTAGTTATTATTTGAACTTTACCAACATTCTCGTTTACCCACTGCTTTATAAGGTTTTCATCTCCCTCCATTACCATAAGGTTGTAATATATACCCTCATGTATTCCGTTTATTGGAATAGAACACTTGATTGTTTTATCCCAAGGAGTCGTGCATTGATTTGGATTCGTTGGATTTCCTTGACAAAAGAATTTAACATATACTACTGCCATAGTTTAATACCTCCGTTTAAATGTTTTATGCACTGCACCATTTTTCTGTTGTAGCAAGTCCATAATCTGCATCTGTACCTGTGACTCCACCAAAACTAAGGGCACCACTAATACTTCCACAACCGGCTAAACCATGTCTTCCTACAGTTAATCCTAGTGTTGTTGCCCAACTAGTACCTATCCATTTTTCGGTGGTATTAATAGCACCACCGTTCCACCCACCAAAACAAAGAGCATTATATATATCTCCACAACCAGCTAAATAAGCTCTTGACTGATTCAAAACTGATGTTACAGTCCAACTACTACCCATCCATTTTTCTGTAGTACTAAGATAACTTGTATCATCATACCCACCAAAGCTAAGAGCACTATTCACATTTCCACAACCAGCTAAGTAACCTCTTGCTTGATTCAAAGCTGTTGTTGTAGCCCAACTACTACCTGACCATTTTTCTGTGGTACTAAGATAACTTGTATCGTCATACCCACCGAAGCTAAGCCCACCGAAGCTAAGAGCATTATTCACATCTCCACAACCCGCCGGACCTTCTCTTAGCCAAAGTAAACTCGTTGTTGTTTGCCAAGAGTCACCTAACCACTTTTCTGTAGTACCAGTCGGGTTCCCGCTAACGTCCTCCCCACCAAAGCTAAGAGCATTATATACATTTCCACAACCAGCCAAGTAATCTCTCCCTTGTTTCAATACCGATGTTGTAGCCCAACTACTACCTGACCATTTTTCTGTGTAACCATAAGCATATGGGAAAGAGTACCCACCGAATTTAAGAGCATTATTTATATCTCCACAACCAGCTAAATAACCTAATCCATATATTGATCCTGATGTCGTTGCCCATCCAAACGCCATACCACCAACTGGAGCCCAACTCAAATTTCCATTTCCATCAGTAGTTAAAACCTGTCCTGAACTTCCTCCAGTTGTTGGCCACGCGTAAGACACTCCTCCAAAGTTCGTTTGTCCCGTAACTTTGAGATTTCCTTGAACATGTAACTTTGTTTCTGGCACTGTTGTCCCGATGCCAACGTTACCCGATGGGTCAAACGTCATCGTAACCTGATCAATTGTGCTATCATCTCTATACCTTGCAAACTGAACAATTCCATTACCAGGAATAGCTGGTGTCCCTATAGTGAGTTTCGTTTCTTCCATAAACAGTCCCCATCTACCTATTCCACTATACTTTCCAGAATTAAAAGGATCCCACCCTCGAGTAATAAGCGGTCTATTATCAGCATTAAGTATTACTCCTAAATCAGAGGAGCTCACTTTGATATTACCGACAACTTCAAGTTTTTGTGATGGGCTCGATGTCCCAATACCGATGTTCGCTCCTGTGTTTACAAGTAAACTACTTGCCACCCATGTAGTGCCATCGTGTCTCAAAGTCTGATTAGCGCTTCCTGGTGGAAGACTACCACCTCCACCTGGTAACCACCCTGGATCAATCGTTCCATCAGATCTTGAAACGACTATACTTCTACCACTAGGCGTTTGTGATGCTGTTGCAAAAAACCGCTGTATTCCTGTCTCAGGAATAGGATTAGCAAGATGCATTGCATAAGCTGTATTTATGTTATCCGTAAAGAGCCACCTACTATCAACAAGATCATAACTACTAACATTATCACCAACTAAACTACTCGGTAATACTATATCCGATGGAGCTTCCAATAATGACAATGTAACAGTTAAACCACCGTAAGCATAGACCCATGATGAAAGTTTTATTTCAGAAGAATTTGTAGGTTTCCATAGGACAACATCATAAACACCCAAATGATTGTCATCTTCTTTATGCCACTCCCATTCTACATCAACAAGGAGGTCAAATGTACCATCATACTGCTTATAGACGGACCCCTTAACTATAGCCATTCCCCGTCTTTCAGGTGACTGACCACTCCACTCAATACAGAACCGTATTGACTTTTCTGTAGAATTAGCCATAGAAGAACCGTCAAAAGTAAAAAGTCTTCTATATCCTGAATTGCCTGATGAAAGCGTATACTCCTTTCTATCTATCCACCCAAGAGGTCCAGTTGGTATCCATCCTGCATTAATTTTCCCAGTAGACTCTGAAACAACAATACTATTCGGTGCCGGGGTTTGAGAAACAGGGTAAAGAAGAAGGTCGTTTATTGACTTCCAACTTAGACCTCCACTTCCGTTAGTCGACAAAACCTGGTTCGAACCTCCCGCGCTCGATGGCCACGTGTAAAACACATTTCCAAAGTTCGTTTGTCCTGTAACTTTGAGATTTCCTTGAACATGTAACAGTGCCTCTGGACTAGTTGTCCCGACACCGACGTTACCCGTTGTTTTCACCACAAGTACACTTCCAAGTACACTTAAATCACTACTTATCGTCCAGTTTCCCCCCAAGGGCATCCGCGCTATATCCAGATTTCCACTACTTAAATCACTCGCGCTTCTCGTCTGTAAATCTGCTAAGTTAGACCCGCTCTTAGATATTTTAGTCCACGCTATACCTGCGTTACTAGCTACTTTCGAATCTGTAATTACCCCGCTTGATATCGTGAGTATTCCGGTATTGGATAAAGTAGCGTCACCAGTCACAGCTACTTCAGCAGCTTGATTACTCGAATTTCCCACCCATATATGTCCACTACCTAAAGCTGACCCCACAGGTGACGCACCAGTTATCTGGACGTCAGTTGCACTAGTTATTCTTCCTTGTGCGTCCACGGTAAATTGTCCCACATGTGTTGCATCTCCATACGTTCCCGCAACAACTCCTGTGTTCGCTAAAGATATTGTTCTATCCGCTGTAAGATTTCCTCCACCCTGAAGACCAATACCCGTGTTAATGGTTCTATCTGCTGTTACAACTTCTCCAGCTTGAGTAGCTTGTGATGCACGTATCTTCCCATTTACATCCAGCTTTGCCTGAGGTGTTGTTGTCCCGATACCAACATTAGCTCCAGTTATACCTAAACTGCTAGTTAATACCCAGTTTCCCCCCAAGGGCATCCGCGCTATATCTAGATTTCCACTATTTAAATCACTCGCGCTTCTCGTCTGTAAATCTGCTAAATTAGACCCACTCTTAGATATTTTAGTCCACGCTATACCTGCGTTGTTAGCTACTTTCGAATCTGTAATTGCTCCATCTGATATCGTGAGTACTCCAGTATTGGATAAAGTAGCGTGACCAGTCACAGACACTTCAGCAGCTTGATTACTCGAATTTCCCACCCATATACGTCCACTAGTTAAAGTTGACCCTACAGGCGACACACCAGTTATCTGGACGTTAGTTGCGCTAGTTATTCTTCCTTGTGCGTCCACGGTAAATTGTCCCACATGTGTTGCATCTCCATACGTTCCCGCAACAACTCCTGTGTTCGTTAAAGATATTGTTCTATCCGCTGTAAGATTTCCTCCACCCTGAAGACCAATACCCGTGTTAATGGTTCTATCTGCTGTTACAACTTCTCCAGCTTGAGTAGCTTGTGATGCACGTATCTTCCCATTTACATCCAGCTTTGCCTGAGGTGTTGTTGTCCCAATGCCGACGTCGCCAGATGTTAAAATTGTGACTTTGTCAGGATCAGTAGTTCCGGTTGCTTGAATAGTAAACGTGCCGCTACCGGCTGTAAGTTGTCCAATCTTCCATTCTTGTACACCACTCTGATAAAAATCTACATATGGAGTTGTTGAATAGCTTTGTAAATAACTCTCAGCTTTAATATAACTTGTTGCTCTAATAACGCCATTCACGTCCAGTTTATATCCCGGAGCTGATGTCCCAACACCAACATCGCCACCACTTGTTATAAAAATTCTATCAGCGTTGTTAGTTCTCAGACTCAAAGCGTAATTATCTTTTGTCCCAATAAACGCATTCGCACCTGCTGATATCCCTATATTGCCCACAACATGAAGTTTTTCGGAAGGACTAGTTATTCCGATGCCGACGTTGCCATCAAATATTGCATTACCTCCCGAAACCTGCAACTTTCCAGCTGGACTCGTCGTCCCAACACCAACATTGCCACTTGCTGTAGCTAACCACACTCCCCCCGGTATTTTTAAAATTCCATCCGTATCTACAATTGGTATTGTATTCTGTCCAGGTGAATAACTTGCGTATAAAGCCACATGTGGAAATTTAGCATTATTATCAAGAGCAAGAAGCTGATTAGCCACTGGCGTCTTAGACGCATGTATATAATCAACAGTATCAGAATCAAAAACTAGCGTATGTTCGTCAATACGACGTATCATACTTTGGATACCTCCATAGATATACTTGATCTTTAATCTTCGTTTGTTCTAGACTAAGAAAAAATCATGATTTATGAATCGTTTCTACTACAACAGCCTTAAGTATCGACTTCCTCTTCAATGCCTGTAACATCATTCCATCGATAGTAATAATAGACGCTAAAAACTTCATCTTACTAAAAAACCCCATAAAAAGCGCTTTCAACTTAGAATGAGGTTTTATAGCCTCATACAGCCTTACTTCAACAACTGGTTTCGTAGAAGTCATCCTCCTTGCTCTTCCGAACACCTGAGCCATCACTTCAGGGTTCCAGTGGTATCCTAAACAATGAATAAAATCTGTGTTTGGAAGATTTATACCTTCTTTTCCAGCCAGTGATAAAATAATAGCATTATAACCACTATCTGGGTCTGTAAACTTAGATATTATTTCTTGTCGTTCTTCAAGAGACGTTCCACCTACATATTTAAGACAACGAATTCCATGATGAGAAAAAAAGTTCTCAATAACGTTTACTCCGAATGTCACGTACGGAGTAAAGACCATATGTTTAGCCGCTTCGTTTTCAAGAATATGACGAGCACACTCTATTACCTTTATTCCAACTTCAGGAAAAATACCTGTTGGTTTATTTGGAGAATCAGGTTCCGATTTAATAATATACGCGGGAAAGAGAAGTACTTGTTGAGCGGCTATAACCCAGTTAAGGACTCTTTTGAAATCAGTAAATTGTAGAAGTTTCATCTTAAGTAAAGTCATAGGATTAAGTTTTCCTTCTACGTATTTATAAGCGATATTCTCCTGCTCTGAAAGAACACAAGGAACTCTCGTAAACTGAAGCGAAGGCCTTCTTATATGAATATTAACTTCTTCCTCTTTTACTATAAAAGTGTACTTCTTAATAAAAAAAGAATAGATTCTAATCTTTTCAATACTTGTCAACGTCTTCGCAAACTCATCTAAAGTTATAATATACAACATCGTAGCAAACTCTTCCAACTTATTGGCTATATAACTCGCAGTGAGACCTAACCTCATTTTAGATCTCGAAGCCAACAGAACACATGCTCTTGACGTAAGAGTTTGGTAGTTCTTCGTAAAATGAAGCTCATCGAAGATCACAAGGTCCCACTCGAGAGCCACGAATTCAGAACTATTCACTAACTTAACGATAAAGTTATAACTGATCACTGGTATACTTCCAGCATTGATAACACTCTTAAGTTGAGAAAAAGAGGTACACATCACGATTGGAGGAACATCTGGGACTTTAGACCTACTCTCCACGAAGTTAAGTCGTAGACCCGCCGGAGTAATAATTAGTACTCTTGCGTCTGGGTTTTCTCTGAAAAGGTGCTCAATTATCTTAAGTGTGATAATCGTTTTTCCAGTTCCCACTGGAAGGCCAACCAAGAGTTTACCATTGGAAGTTGTGAAGAATTTTTTTACGACTTGTTCCTGAAAGGGAAGAAGGGATACTGCTTTCTGTGAGGCTTGATCCTGTTGAGTTTCTTGCACTTGTTTCTCCCTTTGATGCAAAGTTAAATCCTATTTGTACAGAAGAGACGTTAGAAAAAATAACCCTCGTGTATCTCAGACTTTCTCACTCGTTCTCGCTGGTTCGATTTGTTTCAAAGCAAGAAAAAAATATTGCTACACAAAAAAAGGAGGGGAATTAGGAGGGTGGAGGGCACATGCGGGAGCTCCAGGGCTTTCAAAGAGCGTGCCCTCCAGTGCATCCTTTTCGGTATGGCGGTGGGATGCACAAAACCGCCCCCTGAACTCCCGAACCTCAACGTTTTCAGAGGAATAGACGCCCTCGGGAACAGGGCTACGAGGCGTCTACCCTCATAATTATATATATCGACTTTTACGTGGAAAGATGGACCCTCTACTCAAGGTAGAGGGTCGAATATGTTATCTATTAAGCCAGTGAGTTGTTAAACTGTTGATAATACTTCTTGACTTCTCCAATTAGACCCTTTAACTTACTCTCAAACGCGCTAGAGATTCCAGTACTTGTAGCAGAAGCGCTCTCATCGGGAATCCTGTAGAAGTAAATATGGTCGAATGCGTACTCGATCGTCAGATCGACCTTACCTACAGTACCAAGCTCAAATCCCATGTCTGATACAGGAAGAGTCGTGGGTACAAGACCTGTCAAGACGTATGCTTCTACTATCGTCTCACCGTCGGGAAGAGTCAACCAGGTGTACCCTATTCCCGAGTACTTCGACTTAGTATATCCATCAAGACCCATAAGAGCAGTTGTACCATACCTAAGGTCTCTAATCATATTGATCCATCTGTTATGCAAGTTGAAGATAAAGTTCTGTTGAACTTCCATATACGTTACCGACACTCTACTTGGCATAGTCAACTTTGTAGGAATAGCAAACCTTACTCCACCGAGACCCTCTATATCTTCCACATCAAGAGTGATTGAAGCAAGTCCTGTTACTCCACGAGCAAGCGCCGCGAGTTTCGCACTATCAGCCGCACTCACGTCTTTAAGACTCTCTGGTAGATCTATCCACCAGTATCCATAACCTCGTACAAACGGGTCACCTACATACGTCTCTTTTGTACCACCAAAAACTCTCGTAAAAACATTATCATTCCAAGGCATTTATCATAACCTCCTATCTATTTACTTTACGTAGAAGTTCAAGTAAATCTTCTCAAGAGCCCTTGTCGGGAACAACACTACATCAAGATACGCCGACTTCCTTAGAATAGCGTATTCATCAGCCCAGACATTAACACTGAAGCTATACAGACCTCTTCTTCTCTGAACATCAGCCAAGAATCCCGTAACTCCCTTCTTAATATTTTCCCAAGTTATAGAGTCATTGAACTCAAAGATGAAGTACTTGCAGTACTGTTCTAACGCTCTCTTACAGTAAAGTATTAATCTCATAACGTTCAAGTTCTGTAGAGCGTCTGTCATCCTTCTTGAAGTTAACTGACCCCACAAGACTGTTCCTTCTCTAAAGTTCACAAAGGGGTTAATCTGGTTCAGGTAGAAGTCATCTCTTTCACTCAACCTTGGGCTATATCTAATACCCTTGATTACAGGAGTCATACCTCTTCTGTAACCTGCTACAGCGTACCAAACTTCATTAACCCTATCATTTAAAGCAAGAAGCCTTGCCACTGCATACACAGGTGATACCCAGATATCACGTCCTGAGAACTGATCATAGATCTGAATATAGGGTTCATAGACTGCTACGTATTCAGAGTTCCACGTATGACGTTTCATACGAGTATCAAGAGCTTCCTGTGGATCTTTATTATCACCATTATCAAGCAAAGCTATGCAATCCCTTCTTATTTCATGAACAAGCGTCACAATCGCACTCTTTACGTCAGTCGGATATCCTCCATCTAAGACTATATCATACCACACAAACTCTGTATCGGTAACATTTGGATCTATCTGTCCTGTATACGCGTTGACAAGAAGAGACTTAGCGATACTATCATTAATTTTTCCATTTGGTAAAAACAACTGTCCATCAGTACCTGCACCAAGATTTACTCCCTCACCATAAAGATAATCAGATATAGAGTGTTCAACTAACGTATTTTGTATAAACTTAAAAGGAAGTATAATCTCATCTGGAGTTAAATATTGACAAGTGTTTGTTTCTTCGTCTTTAAAAATGATATCTTCGTTGGTTAATATTGCTCCAATATTCGTAGAAAACACAAGGTTATTATTATTAAACAAGTGACCATCTGACCTTATAAACACTAATCGTCCAAGATAGTCAGAAAAATCTATTGAAAAAGTATTAGTTCCAACAGTTGCATCTTTCTTTATATAATACCACCCAGGAGTTAGAAGAGTAGTCACATCTGATACAACTTTAGCTTGAATCAAATAACCATAATTATTCAAGAACTCGATTAACTCATCGTACTTTTCATAAGAATAGACTTTCACTTCCACGTCTTCACTATATCTATCAATCACATCTTTGATAAATATAGTCTGTCCAGACTGATCAACAGCATCAGGATCAAAGCTAATATAGTAGCTTCCCGCCAAGGCCTCGGTTTTTGAAACCTTCTTATATTCGTAAACATTAAACGAAAACGTATTTTCCCTATTTAGAACACTCAAGAAGCTAATTCTGTAACCATTATAATATTGACCCCTATACTTCCCAAACACCATCAACATAGGAGACATATCGAACATAAAACTGTTCCATAGATCATCAACTTGCCCTGAAACTTGTTTCCACACCAGTCTTGTATTTGCTTCATCATACTTAAGCTCATAAATATCTTGACCTATAACAACTTGGTAAGGTCTCGAGTCTTCAACATCCCACTTAGCTGTATCAAGTTGATCAATCTGGAAGTTCATAGTATTAGGATCAATTTTTACAGTATAATAAGTATTTCCCGTTAGATCAGGTACTACAAGAAGTTGTTTAACTAGAGATCTTTCTTTTGGAAGGAGTCTTCTTTTCAAGACGTTATAAGTTGTTGCATCAATCTGAGACCCAATGATTACTCCATATCCAGAAAGTGAGTAAAGAGGTCTAAATGTAGATTTCAGATTATTCTTTATCACTTCAAGATCCACAGAATCCTTTGAAGTAACATTGTTTATGGGTTTATCATAGACAAACATGTCGATATCATCGGCAAACATAAACACTGAACCTGTTGACGGATCTGTACAGTCTATTGTAGCAGAGCCATGTCCGTTAACATAAATGTTTCCTTTTGCATCGATTCTTATCGAACCAGTTACATCGGAACCAGACATCAGATGAAGTGTCGCTTCATTCATTGATCTTGCACCACTAATTCTTACAGACATACCTCCATCTTGACGAACAATCAACCACACATTTTCATCTGATGTCGGAAACTCTGCAGTAAGATATCCATCACCCAGTATTTGTATACCACTACTTGAAAAACTCATTACTCCTGTTGTTGCACTGAAAGAAAGAGTTACACTTCCTACCTTAGACTGTAACCTAAACGGTTTTTCTGCTCCAAAGAAGAACATCCTATTTGCATAAGTGGCATCATACGGTAACACTCTCATTACGTAACACTTAGGAGAAGTCTGAATGAAAGAAAAGGCCACGTGCTGACCACCACCATACACAGCACCATATTTCAAGTAATCGGGATCTCCGTACAGTTTGAGAAAAGAATTTACACTTGTCGCTACCTTCAGTTGGTTATCTGGACCTTTATTTGAGAAAAAGCAGATGAACCCAGTACTAGAAGGTATTTCTTGAACGTAGCTACTCAAAGGAGTAATACTTGTATAGACACCTGGTGAAACTGCTATCATTCTATAAATCCTCCTTTAAAGTTTATAAGTATCATTCATTTGATCACAAGTTTGTAAAATCGCAAATAGGAGAAATAGGTTTAGGTGGATTCGGTGGAAATGAAGTAAGAGGTAACTCTATCACATTCATTTCAACAAATAATCTATCCGTAGATGCGTAGGGTTTATAGGTCTCCTCAGCTGCGTATGGTGTAAAGTCTGGAGGATCATCATAATTTACTACAGTAGCTAAAGATGTTTTCTCTCCTCCAATAAGATGCTTTATAAACATATCGAAACTAAGTCTTTTCGTAGAAATCTCTATAGTCCCTACTGCTGATAGAAGACCAGAGTTACTACAGATAAAGAAAGTTTTTATGTTTTGTGGACAGTTCTCTGTTGTTGTAACTCTAAACTGAGTGGGAAGAACATTATGTGGTGTAACAACCAGATCATACTGGAACCACGTTACAGGGTTCCCGGAAATAATAGTACTACACGAAATATTTACGGGATTATTAAGGTAAGGAATGACGTTGATACTCTGAGGGGTAATAAGAGCATATTTAAAGAGGAATGGAAAGACTGTTAAAAGAGAGTTACCCGCCATAGCCTGTTGAATCTGATCTTTTGCGTAAACAGTAAGTTCTACAAACATATTTTTTCTTCCCGTATTTTAATCTGTCTCAATATAAAGAGCCTGGTTTATAACTTTCAAACGTCCATGATTTCCCAAAGTAGCAGAAAGATTTACCTCGATATTACTTTCTATATAAATAGGATTACTAGGACTTTCCTTATACATAACATCATAGACTTTAGTGTAAAAGTAACCATTGGGTATACTGTTAGTATCAGAAGCAGGAAGACCCTTTCTAAGTTGATACATAGCCATTCTAATATAATCAGGTTCCAGATATCTAACTAGTAATTCGGTTGGAACAGAGTAATACCCTACGTCTTCTTGAGAGTTATTAATAATCCCGAGGACTATATGACATATATGTTCAACTCCTACTGGAAGAGAGATATCATATTCTACACGATAAACGATATTACCTTGATCATCTTTCCACAAAACATGAGTGCAGGGAGCAATAGTATGATCCTTATCACAGATTGCAATAAGGGATATCGTTTTTAAATTCTGAGTGTGGTTAAGAGCTAGATAGTTCTGTGTTGTAAAGTATTTATTATTTCCTGAGTAGAACTCTATGGAAAAAGCAGGGAGAGGATTATTTGTCTGTAAACAGTTGAGAATTAAATCCTTATACCCATCATTAAGAACAACTAATGACATAATACCTTCCTCACTGTATTAATTCGCCATACAATTTTTTTTCATTTTCATTAAACTTAACTCTATAGTAATTGTTTAAGAATTTACACCTAACTTCGTTGTACACAGGGTAAATTCTCAGATTATTATCTAACTTATAGTACGCCCAAGAAGACACATTATTCTCAGTTACAATACTTCTCGACTCATGATTTGTAAATAAGCTTTTTACATACTGATCAACATCAAAGATGCCCTCATACTCCGTCACAACCTGTATATACTCTGCGGGTGGATTCAACTCTCCTGGAGGAAAACTCTTTCCCCACAAAACAAGTCCTGCCTTTACAAGACTCCCTACTTCATCACCAGATGGTTTAATATTACTATACGCAATAAGAGTCCCATTATCTTTAAATATCCCAAAACTTCGAGGCATATAATCATCAGTAGGATACTGTAACTTATCCGCATAAAGTAACATCGTTATACACTGTTGTTCCTGATAGATCATCCTATAATCAAGTAGTATATAACCGTTTATATTAGTTCCGTAAAGCGTGTTGAAAGGATTGTTCTGATCGTACTCTGGTTGATAAGCGTCAGAAAACTTTACAGAGTTTATCAGCATTACCTGATGATTTTGTATTGCGTAGTCTATAGCGTTATATCCCTGTGGTGTTATTATTAACGTGTTAAGCATACTATGTCTCCTACGTGTAAAGATACCAGGTAATTACTAAAGAGAACGATGAAGCTTTCTGTACGGGATTAAACGTCACTTTCGAAAAAAGAACATGTTGAAGACCAGGAAATTTCGCATTAGAATCGTTAGAAATCCATAGACCTGCTTCTGAAATAGAAGAGCCAACAAGCTCACTACTACCAATATACATAGAAAGAGAAGTTATAAGATATTTATTATCGTTTATCGTGTCCTGTACAAAAGTAACGTTAGAAAACCTTCTTTTTCTTCCATCTGGAGTAGTGTTAGGATCGTTGATATCAAGACCAGATAACTCATTATTAAGTCCAACATCCGAAGGATTGGGAGGAATTCTCGTCAAAGGATCAAGAGGATTTAATAAACCTCCGTTACCAACAGACCAGAAATATAAACCCCAAGAAGCTTTTGGAGTAATGTTCGGATTATCGTATTTTAGTAGAGATGGCAAAACAAACTCTCTTCCTGTATAGACAACGAGATTATTAGTACTTAATATAAGCTCTTCTCTGTTAGAAGGAAAAACGATCTTCCTGATTTCAACACGACCTTTAACCATTGACATAAGTAGAATCTCTCCTTCCTCGAATTTTGTTCCAATCGTTCTTACAGAGACGTAGATATAGTTACGCTATCGTAGATTGGAATTCTACTATATTCTTTGTGAAGAGGTTGAACAACAAACGCATCTTCCATAGGTATTTTATTACATGCCGGTTGATCTATAACTACCTGAACTTGGAATCCTGTAGGACGAGAGTATATCGTAATAAAAAATTCAAGTAGTTTTATATATAACGCTACGAGTTCACTATCAAAAAGTATACCTATATCGACTTCTTCACCCAAAAATAAACCTACGTAATACAAGACTTCTCTAATTATCCCGGTAAAGTTTTGAGTCTGATTGATAAGACTTATGTTAACTGGAAAAGATTCACTGAGAAACGACTCCAAACCACTTATTGAAGTTGAGATATTAAAGTTTTCATCTAGAACTGTCACTTCATCACAATTCGGATTGTTATACTCACAGAAAAATGTACTGTGATAATCATGACACTTTTTATCTTCTATAGAAACCCATGTTTCTACGCCTGTATCAGGTCTATGTTTAATAAGTGGTTCCAGAATAGTTGTCTCTTTATGAATTTCTCCTATATAGAGATCACTTGTTGTATTGTATAAATACCATGACGTTCTATTCACAGAACTTAAAACAGCAATCTGCTCTACAGGTCTAGAAGCAAAAACAAGTGAGGTATTTGCATCAAATTTAGATAATTTTTGTATCACCTGTCTTGCTTGATCTTGTTTCACATGAAAGACCTCGACCGAATTACCAGAAAGTTTAACCTGTTTCAACACATATGGATATAGTGAGGTTTCGAGACGTTGCCAAGCAAGTAATTCGGGATATACTTTCCATTTGGGAATGTAGGTGTACGGTTTCTCTGTATAAATATTATCTTCCTCGGGTATTATAAAAGGTGGAAGTGTTTCTGGAGTAAAGCTTTCTTGGTAAGAACTTCCCGACTGAAATAGATCAAGATACACAGAAAGAGGCATGGAAAATACATCTAAACATGGAATAAGATCTGCCACGTTAGGAAACAGTTTAATGAAAAATTCTTCTTCCTCTGGTAGAAGACCTGGAATATCAACTTGATTCCACAAATGAATAAGAGTTTTCGAAGCATCTTCATCCGTAGGAAAATCAGGAGGTTGTGGTAAAACAGGATTAGAAAATATACTGATAAATCTTGTTTTTGATTCGTCACTCTCAACGTAGGTTCCTTGGTAAATCGTATACATATGAGTAGCAAAATACCAATCGCCTACTTTCGCTGAGATAATATGGAAGCTTGACTCCGAATCAGGTAACAAAAGACTTCTTGGGTAAGGTAGTTCTTCAGAAAGATCTTTAGTTACATACGAGTGATCTTTAATGTCTACGATGAATAATTTTTTGTTAAGGGGATTAAAAAACACTACTTTCTTTGAAAGACACGCAACTTGAATCAAACTCGCTCTATCGTATGGCTTAAGAAATTCAAAATCATCAGGAATTTTAATAGACGTGAAGTACAGTTGTTCTCCTCTTTCAGAACTTGAAATTGCAACATAAGGAGATCCCTTATCTTCACCGAAATGTTTTATCAAAAATAACACGATATAATTATGTCGAGACCCATAACAACGTTCAAGAGAGTAACCCTTAAGGAACATTGCAGTATTTGAATCTATACTAGACGGGTTTACAACAGACCACTGTCCTGAGAAAATATCCAGCTTAATTAACTTATAGGCATTATAATCACAATTAAAGACGGTAATATACACCTTTTTTCCCAGATCAATATCATTCTCTACTCTAGCAAACACCACAAATTCTGAACTCTGTAAAGGATAAGTATAACGTTGATTGAAACTCCCATAATCACGATAATAATCGACAATAAGTACAGGCTCAAGTTTTGCCGTGTATCTATTTATTACAATAAGATCTTTTCCTAACTCATATACGATTGTCTTTCTAGTATTCTCAATAAGTCCCAGACTTGACAGAGTATCTGGGTCTGTCCTACTCTCAAATCTTAATCTTTCACAAGGAAAATCATGGATAGGAGAATCAGTTAACTCATTATCATTAACTTGAATATAATCCCCAAATTCTCCTTTCAGTTCCAATCTACCAAGCTCTGTTTGAAACTCATCTACTCTTGAATAGAAAAAATCAAGCAAATCAAGAAGTTGATTCTCTTCAAGACTTGATGGAACATTAAAGAAGTCTTTATCAGAAGCGTATTGAGAATCAGTAACACCTTTCATCTTCATAAAGAGATACCTACATAATATCCAAGCCTCCCAAAAGTTTATAGGTTCCGGGAGCGACTCAAGCTTGATAACTCTCGTTTTGAGATATTCTTCGAGTTTCGCTACATCTCCCGAGGTCTCATATTCTTTTTTTAAGAAATACTCACGTTTTGCCCTACTAAACCACTTTGTAATCTCTTTCTCTATAAGATGTAACTTCTGATGAAGAGCCCCAACATAAAAAGGAGACATACCTAGTGAGTTGGAAATTATAGTATCAGTCATTTACTTAGCTCCGTGTTACATCGTCCTATATTCTTCTTTCGATAAAAACCAACGTTGATCAACAACTTCATCTTCAGAAAATACCAACTCATCAACCTCGCGGTCTGATCTTCTCCTCCAACCAACGAACTCGATCGGGAAGATATAGATGTTACTATGGTCTCTATTTCTTGAATATAACTCTGTTATCGAACCTTCTGCAAAAGAAAGAGTTTTCAAAAGAGTCTCAGCACTAAACTTTGTTCCTTTCGTCTTGTATAATCTCACTAGAACCCTTAATAACTTTCTTAACACAGGTAAAGGAAATCCCATAAATTCATCGTAAAGACCGAAGCTTCTAAGAAGAGAAACAACAAGAGGAGGTGAAAGTTTCTCTACCGGAAGTATCAATTGAAAGTACTGAATTGTAGTTCTTACAGCAGTAACGTTACATAAAATAATTTCTTTTGTTAACTCCGAAAGAGTTTCTCTCTGTTGAGTAGAAAGTATATTCAACACCGGAATATTAGAATCATCATTAGCTACAATAGTAAGTATAGAATCTTTTTGCATCCAATTGTAAATATCAAGAAACATAACGTCAAGATATGAATTATATGTCGAAAGATTTGAGTCATTTAAAGACTTAACAAGAGGCTCAAGAGAGGATATAAAACTCCCATCAATAGAAATTAGACCTCTCTTCATAACATTATACTTAAACGAGACACTATATATATAAAAAACATCATCTATATCTACAGTCCTTTGCGTAAAAGACATCTACTTCTCCTCAAACACCGTACGCAACCTTAAGGTGAACAGTAACAAAGTCTTTCGTGGTAAACACTTTTTCAGGAGAATACATAAGAATTTCCAATTTAGACCCGACATCAGTCTTTCCACCTTTACTATACTTCCAAAAGAGATCGTATTTAGGCTTAATCACACGTACAAAAACAGTACCTTGAATTTCTTGGAGATACTTTACAAGGTGACTGAATCTAATCTCTTCTTCACACATTTTATTGTTGATAAATTCACAGATTTTCTCTTTATATTTCTCAAGTAGATTCATTACGGAAGGATCAGAGACATATATCTCAACTTCTACTTCAAGAGGGTTAGTGACAACAACTTCATTCCACCTTGTATCCACAACATAATATAACTTTCCGTCATCGAGATTTTTAACGAGTGTACCCTGTCCTGGCTTCTTAAACGTATAGATTCTATTACCTAATTGATCTACACCCACTAAAGTTACTATACTTCCCGCTTTATCAAACCAAGGATCGCTCTCTGGTATGGGATCACTCAACACAACACTCGAGCCAATATCCATTGCCAGGCTATCGGTTGAAGTTTTTGAGTTCACAACCTTTAAAACGACTTCATCACCAAACCCAAGATGAAAATTTCTAAGTTTACTTGGAGACATAGATGTTCTTATAAACCTTAGATGAGGTCTTACATTAAGTAACCTCTTTTTCTCATCAAGAAACACTGTATTATAAAGAGCATTCGTCCACTCATAGATTGACTCTTTAATATCAACCGTTAATTCATCACAGTAGTCTTTTTGGAAAACAGGAATATCTGCTACATAAGCTTCAGTACTAGAGTTATTAACTCTATAGACGGGACCATAGTCAACAAACTTTGTGAAGAAATCGATACCAATACTGTAACCCGAGACAAGAACCTGAGAGTTACCGTTGATATACAAATTATGAACATGTAATGAGATTATTTTCATTAGATCGCTAGCATCTGAGTATATATACTCATGGGTTACAAAATCAGAAAATCCAGCTTGAAGATCAACTTCACTCGCTACTTCCTGAGATCCACCCTTCCTTCTAATGACAATTTTTTGCTTTATATTAGAAGTGGATGAAACACTTGTCAATACTTTAAAAGTGATTTTCTTCTCTGTTCTGGAAATTTGTATTGAGATACGTTTACACTCACAACTTGTTCCCACCGGAATCACAGAAGAAGGAACTCCTTCTTGAAGGTAATCATAAAAACAAGAAACTTGTGTGTAATCGATACTATCAGGAATAATATATGAATACCAAGTATCAGTATCGTAGTCTATTATAGTGAAAACAGGAGTATAAAACTTTGTTTGACCGTCATATGGATCTACGCTCTGAAGCTCAGTGTAAAAAGGAAAGAGTACATCTGTAAACGGATAGTTATATTTAACTGTTATTGTAGAACTAGGACAAAAAACGTATTTTTTATCTGGTCTAAAGTCATCAACGACAAGGAAAACATCGACATCGTTAGTTCTTGTATCAGATCTTTTCAGAAACACAAAGGCATCGTGGACAAACTCCACTTTTTTGACATCATCTATAAAATCTTGGAGAGTAACAAGTCTATAACGCTGTCTAAGAGATACAGGAGCATTCCTTTTTATCAAAGTCATACTTTCGGAACTCTTTCCTCCCACCGCCTTATCTCTATTCGTAACTTTACAATCGACAATACCAGTTCCGGACAAGTTATACAAAGTATCTGCGGAATCAAGTGAACCAGCCTGAATATTTCCTTGTTCTCCGTTACATAAAGTTAGAATGATTCTGATATTATCACCATTAGGTTGTTTTCCAAAGATATCGTTACCGAGTCTAAATGATACATTGTTACCAAGAATGACTACTTCATAGACTTTATCATAAGGTCCTGAAAGAACGAGAACACCTCGAGTCCATTCTTCGTTATCAACATATAGTTTTGTATCAACGACTCGCTCCCCCTCTGAGATTCCCACATTAACATCATGAAACTGGTACTGTCTCAACGGAGGAATTCTAAACGTAAATTCTTTTAAATACTTATTAAAAGCGGGTCTTTCAATAAGGATGTATTTTTTTCCCGATTCGTCTATTATTAGCTGCCAAGGAAGTGAGACATACGTATTTGTTTCTTCATCTATCAACTGTACTTGAACGTCTCCAGAGGAGTTAACTATCCTTACTGGTTTATCTATAGTAAACATGATACCTTCAGAGGACTTCATGTAAAACTCGTAAGGTCTCATCTCACAAGTGAATGCATTGTCATAAGGAAACAATATTGAGGCGATAAGCTGAGCCGAAGTTGCAAAACTGGCTTCATAATCGATATATGTTGCCCAGTTGTTTACACTCTCTGGTAACGAAGCTGTAACTAAACTTGTCTCTCCATAAAGGAAATTGGAGAAATTAAATAAATCAGAGAGTATTGCGGTATTTAAGTTAACAAGGAAGATACCAAACGACGAGTTCTCAAGGTCAAGGGTAAGATTTTTGGCCTTAAAAATCTCATTGATTGTCTCGAGAAATTTGGACCTAAGTTTTTCTCTGGAATAAGTTATAACGTACGGCTCAGCCATCGCCAATACCCCTTTTAATTTACGATTTTCGACGTTTTATCTATCACTTCTTTCTCAAGCTTCGTCAAGAGAACAACTCGAGCAAGTATTTCCGAGTTATCACTGGGATTAACTCTAGCATCGGCAACAAAGTCTATCAAAGCAGGAATAACGCTACCTAAAGTTGAATCTGTAGCGTTTCTTATTAAAAGTGCTCCTATAAAAAGTCTTGTAACAATCGAGTAGTTTTCATTGGTTAAGAGAGAAGTATCGGTGATCTGTATTGGAATGTTTTGATGAAGTTGATTATTGATTTGGCTTAAAAAGGTTATATCATTCTGGGTAAAAAATGGAATAGAGTAATGACCTCCAGAAGGAGAGGGGTATAAAATTACACACTCCTTTTTAAGAGCTTTACTCTTTAGTGTTTTAAATGGTGCATACGATAAGACAATCTGTTGGATGGGAGTCTCTTTTACAAGTATATTCCACACACTATACTTATCGATGTACTCCTCCTTTATACTCTGTAACTCCCTTTGTATAAAACCAGAGTGTTCATCGATGATAATGGAGCCAATATCTTTAGGCGTTTGTATCAGTCTTGATATCAGTTGAAGGTCCAACAAGATCTTGATACTCACTATTATTCTCCGTCTGAGTTAAAGTTTTATCAGACCCTTCCTCCATCTTGATTTCGTTGGAGGGAGTGGTGACTTCTACTCTTCTTCTTCCCCGTCTCTTTCCCGATGTAGAATCTTGGATAGGAAGAGCACTATCGTGGATTGACACGTTGACAACGTTCTCCTCAAGATTTTCTTCAACTTCTATCTTTTCTTCTTTAGGTTGCTGTTCTGAAATGATTTCGTAACGAAGAAATTTTGCTGAAAGTCTTCCTATCATCATATCATGATCTTGTTTAGTCATACACCTTACGATAAACGGGAAATATCTAAAATAGCCTTCCCACAGTGTCCCTGTACCAGGCCCTGTTATTTTTATAATACTGTAAAGTGCCATCTTATTCCTCCCATGTTTAATGAAAATTGGAAAGAGTGATGAAGAAGCCACCTTTGAAAGTGGCTTCTTCAATGATACTTATTTAATTGTAAAGGACCTTTAGATATCCAGGTCCTTGAGTATAGACTCTACTAGAGATTCTTCGAACAATGAAGCCTTCTTCTCGTTATGCTTCATCACTCTCTCCTCAGGTTCCTCGAGGTCTGTATTACCGAGATCGAGGTCTTCATTGAGATCTTCGTCTTTTTCTTCATCTTCTTCCTTATCTTCTTCTAGTAGAGTCTCAAGCTCTTCTAATACTTTCTTAGCCTTCGCTTTCTTTTTACTTTTCGAAGACTTCTTTCTTTTAGCTTCTTCCAGTTCAATCTCTTCGAGAAGATCTTCGTAGTCGTAATCTTCTAAATCTCCCTCGTCAAAGTCCTCTTCGTCAAGAAGTTCGTATTTGTTTTTACCAGACAACTCACATTCGTCAAGATCCATGCCTTCTTCATCAACTTTTAGATCTTCATCGTCAATTTCTTCGGTGTCTCCTTCAAGGATCCACAGAGCTTCCATCAGCTTTTTCAACGCTCTTTTTTTCCTTTTCCCTCTTGAAGACTTCGACTTCTTCTTTATAGCTTCTGCTAAAAGTTCAATAGACTCGAGAGAATATTCTCCTGAATCATCTAAACTTTTTTTTAAAAAGTCTTCCTCTAAAAGGTCATCAACTTCACTCTCTAGAAGATCATCAACATCATAGTCATCTTCCTCGAAGAGTCTCTTCTTCCTGCTCTTACGACCCTTCTTTCTTCCACGTCTTGCCTCTAGAAGATCATACCAATCCTCCTCGGATTCCTCTTCGGGCTCTTCCTCATCATCTTCGATGTCTTCATCGTCCGCTTCCAGGAGGTAATCATAGTCGTCTTCCTCAAAGAGCTTCTTCTTCCTGCTCTTACGGCCCTTCTTTCTTCCACGCCTTGCTTCTAGAAGATCATACCAGTCTTCCTCGGATTCCTCTTCAGGCTCTTCCTCATCCTCATCATCTTCGATGTCTTCATCATCGGCCTCTAGAAGATAGTCATAGTCGTCTTCCTCGAAGAGTCTCTTCTTCCTACGACCCTTCTTCCTTCCACGTTTTGCCTCTAGAAGATCATACCAATCTTCCTCGGATTCCTCTTCAGGTTCCTCTTCGGGCTCTTCCTCATCATCTTCGATGTCTTCATCGTCCGCTTCCAGGAGGTAATCATAGTCGTCTTCCTCAAAGAGCTTCTTCTTCCTGCTCTTGCGACCTTTCTTCCTTCCACGTTTTGCCTCTAGAAGATCATACCAATCTCCCTCGGATTCCTCTTCAGGCTCTTCCTCGTCCTCATCGTCTTCAATGTCTTCATCGTCCGCTTCCAGGAGGTAATCATAGTCGTCTTCCTCAAAGAGCTTCTTCTTCCTACGACCTTTCTTCCTTCTACGCCTTGCCTCTAGAAGATCATACCAATCTTCCTCAAGCTCCTCATCGTCTTCAACGTCTTCCATATCTGCTTCTAGAAGATCATCGATATCGTAATCATCTTCCTCAAAGAGCTTCTTCTTCCTACTCCTACGACCCTTCTTCCTTCCGCGTTTTGCCTCTAGAAGATCATACCAATCTTCCTCGGATTCCTCTTCAGGTTCTTCTTCAGCCTCTTCGTCAGTGTCTTCGACGTCTTCGATATCTTCGTCATCTGCTTCTAGAAGATAGTCATAGTCGTCTTCCTCAAAGAGCTTCTTCTTCCTACTTCTACGACCCTTCTTCCTTCCACGTTTTGCCTCTAGAAGACCTTGAACTTGCTCAACATGCTCTTCGTCTTCACCCTCTTCATTATCAGAGTCTAAATCAGTTTGAAACATCTCTTCTGCATTTTCTAGAGGCCCTGTTCCTGTCCAAGGAGTTACTGCCTCTTCAGAAATAGCAGACTTGTTCTCCTCAGCCATCAAACTCTGCAGTTTCTCAAAAGCCTTATCAATAGCTGAATAAGTCTGAATTCTTGGAGAACTCAGAGGCTTATTCACTATTGAATCACCTATTACGGGTACTTGATATTCTTCAGCCATACAACGTTCCTCCTTACATAGAATTCAAAGATCGTGTTTATTCTCTGATAGTATCAGGATGTTTTTCCATGATTTAGAGAAAACTTGAAGTATCATCAAGTAGGTAGTTGTCTTCTTTCTTATCATCAAAATTTACTTGTTTAGAAAGTTGACGGGATGTCAACTCCTCAAGAATCTCATCAAAAGAAGTTTCTCGAGAAGAGACATCAGAGTCCGACACTGTAATCTCAACATCATTAAATTCTACAAACTTAAACCACTCATAAAGAAAGTAGAACATCAGTCTTCCTCTTGGTCCCGTTCTATTCTTATCAACGTTAATACCAATAACCGAGTGTTTAAAAGGCATCAGAGTACTTAAAGAACCTGTAGTTGCTAACGAATCCACGTTTGGATCGTAAAGGAGTGCGATGAAATCAGAGTGTTGTACGATCTGACGTGATTCATCAACGTTTCTCATATCAGGAATTCCTTCGTACCCTTGAGTGTTAACTTGAGCGGCAGTCACTACAGGAACATTAAACTTTCTTGAAACTTCTTTCAAATCGAGAACAAGTTGACCGAGTTCGAACCTCATCTCCTGGAAACTTCTTGTCGACTTCATCAGTGATAAATAATCAATAACAATAAATGAGACCTTCTTCAGAACATCCACAGTATTTAACCAAGAGAAAATATTCATTACCCCAGTTTTTGGAGGGAAATATTTAATTATTATATTGAGGTCGGATAGATACTTTAGAACGATCGACTCTACTTGAGTAGAAGTTAAACTGCCTATTCCTTGAGAGAATTGATTCATAGTTAGTTTAACATCCTTTCTTGAACGATCATCGTATAAATGAATCTTAAGAAGTCTTTCGGTAGTCTCAAGGACATCATTCTCCAAAGTAATATACACGACGAATTGATCTTTTGATAAGAATCTTGAAGCATTCAGCGCAAGATTAAGAAGGAGTGACGATTTTCCATGACCTGGTTTACCGCAAAAGACATACACTCTACTACTCTCGAAACCACCCTGAAGAACATTATCAAGAGACGAATATCCTGACGATACTTTCTTTTGTTTTCTAGAGACTAGATCAGAAAGAGCAATAAGAGATTTCCTAATTTCGTCAGATGTAAACGATAACTCACACACTTCTTGATTCTTCAGACCAAGATAAGACTCACTGGTTAGCCTCTCTGTACTCTTGAGAAAAACGTTACCTAAATTTTGAAGGAATTTAGATATTTCTACGCTTTGCTCGAGTAGAGTCTTCTCATAGAGGAAGCTTGTTAAATCTTTAAATAAATTATTAAGAGACCCCTTGATATCCAGTACAGCAAAATACTTATGTAACGTGTCTATATAGAGCTCGATCTGAGAGATAGGAACATGGTCATCTACCAACTCGGAGTAGCTCTCAACATCTTCGTATAATGCAACTTTCACTTCGTAGATCTCTCGACCCGATAGTTCTGGTCTCTCAAGATGTTCTATACAAACTTGCTTTAATTTATTTAAATAATGTTGATCGGATTCTTGAAGTTCTGCAAAGACTTCTGAAAATATTTGTTTTTCTGTACTTGATTGGAGATCTTTATTTGTATTGGAAGAGTTCTTGTTGATATATCGACTTCCATCAACCAGAAGTAACTTCGCTAAAAGTTTCTGTAGATAAATATAATACACTCGTTTATCGGGATTCTCATCTTGAGGAAGATCGGAAAGAAGTACTTTGAGTATCTCCTTACAGGTAAGCATGAAAACCTCCTTTTTTCATTCTGCCTCTGAAATACCATAAAACTTCATCAACATGTTTGTCTCAAAATCGTAGTTTTTAGGATTTTCAATAACTTCATCAATAATCTTGAAGACAGTACTCAACTGCCTAAATATGAGTTTTTTATGATCGAGTGAACTCTCACTACAGACTGAATTAACGATTTCCCAAATTCTAGAGGTGTTACCCGATTCAATATAACGATCGACTACCTCTCTAGCCACATCAAAGAATCTCTTAAAATATGTTTGATGAAAGTATGGATCAAGGAAAAACACCCAAGGTATCACTTCTTTGTGAAACGTCTCTGTCTTGTTATTATAAACTGTGGTATACTCTTTCGAAGGCACATATCCAACGCTTTCCCACAACTCATTTATTATCTTATAAAAATAAGTTTCAGACGTCAAACTACTTCCCACTTGAACCGGGTTTCCTAAATCTTTTGACTTAAGCGAAATCTCTTTATAACACAACGTCTTAGGATCAACGAAACCCATACGTCTCGCTCTAAAGACTTTACTCACAGCGGCAGTCCCATCAAAACTAAAATTAAGAACCACTCCATATTTACGTTGCAAATAATATGCAACCATATTAACACCCACTATAAAATGAAGACTAAGAAGCCCCAACACATGAAAATGAACTCCTGAAAAGAATTCCAGAGGAACTCCACGTTTAAGAAACGACCACAAAAGATAAATCAACCCATACACCCAAAACAACACAACTGACTCTTTTTGTCTTGAGGGATTAACAGCGATACCACCTACGGCATACCTTCTGGGAAGAGCCTCAAGAGTTTGACATTTTTCAAAGAGTTTATCCACGACTCTCTCCCAGATCTTAAACTTTACAGTTGACGTTGGATGAACAATAAAAATTAATTTCTTCCAAAGATCTTCATCTTTATTCAAGCCAAGAGAGAATAACCTTTCAACAGACTCAAGATTAAACTTAACCATTTCACGTTCCATACATACTCCAAACGAATTATACAACTGAACATCAAGGAAGAAGAAGCTATGAAGTTTATGTGACTCTGTCTCATTTAGAGTCTTCACGAAACTATAATACGTCTCCATGAGCAACGGAACTTCATCCTTCGAAATACGTCCAACAACGATCTGAAATCCTCCCGAATCTAACATTATTTGACAAATCCCTTCCAAGGATTCCGTTTCATCCTTCCACTTCTCAAAAGCGTAAGACAAGATGTTTTTATACCGAGTCTTTTCATCTTGCTTCTTTATCGTTTTATTATTAAGAGGTATTAGGTTACCGTAACTAACGATCAATATTGGTGTATACTCTTTAAAAGCCCGTTTCAAAGCTTCTCCATGATCTCTTTGTGCTTCTTCCAGCCACTTTGTTATGTTCCCCACGAATCCAGGGATAAAAAGGCAAAAAGATTCTCCTGATGAACTTAGCAATCGATCCATGTTCTATCTCCTTTTAGGTAATTTTTGTCTAATGTCTACATACAGTCTTGAAACATTTCATCTAGAAATTTCTTGTATGATTCCCATGTAATCTTGTTTATTAATTCCTCTAGTGATACTACACAGATCTCATATTGAGATATTTGGATTTTCAAAGAAGCGGATAAATAAAATCTGTTTATGTAACGACAAAGAGTAAAAAGAAGGGTAGAAGAGGAATAATCTCTCTTAATAATAACCCAGGGAATTTTCCTCTGATCTCCGATATTCTCGATAGCACCCTGTATCACATCTATAAATTTAAGCGACTTATTCTTATCGATAATTTCGAAAGGACTATCGAGGGTCTTCCACCTTTTACACTCCACATAGATCCTTGAAGTAAACTCCCTCCCTTTTTCACTTAAAGCACAGATATCTCCACTCTGTTCAACAAACTCAAAATTTTGAGCTCTTGTAGCAAGACTTCCTGATCCTAAACTTCTCCAGAGACAATATTTCCGTTTAGAATCACCAATCCACCTGGAAAGAGTTTTCGCTATTTCTATTTCGAAATTAATCCCCTTCTGCCTAAACGTCTTCATTAAATCTGAACTACCTTTCTACCCAACAATCCTATATCTTTCATCTTATCTATCCACATTGTTTGTACCCATTCACTCACAGATATAGAAAACCACTCATTCAACTTCGAAAGTATCTGATCAAGTAGTTCTTTATCAATATCCCAAGGGACAGTCAACCACCTAGCCTCATTTACCTCTTTCTGTATATTTAATGTTGCTGAAGTCAATGAAGATAATTCATTGATATATGACTGAAGTTTTTCCTGAGGAACATAATGAGGAAGTAATCGTATAGGAAATAATACTCCTTTTGAACCTTCCTGAAAAACCCTCTGGAAAAGGTTATTAAACAATATCATACCTCTCACACCTGGAGTTATAGATCTATATGATTCCCTGACCCATGTAACTGGTTTCCCGACGCTCGGATCGAACTTTTTGAGAAGACTTCGAGACTCCTCATCTTTAACAAGTATAAACTCTTGTATTTCCTTAATAGATTTTCCTTCGATAAGAAGCATTTCCAGAACTTTCTTATAACTTTCCTTAAAGAAAAATGGATAATCACTTCTCTTTAAATCAAATCCTTTAATATCGAGCTTCACTTCGGGATAAGTACTATAAACAACATACCTCTTTTTTGCATTAATAAGAAACATCTTACCAAGATACTCAAACTCGAGAACTAACCTTGGATTTTGATTTTTGATAAAAATCTTTCCAACTAAGGAGGTGAACTCGAAGAACTTATCTCTAAGTTGCCTTGTTATATCTTCGAGAGTCTCTTCGGAGACGTTTAAGAGTACTTTTGGAGACTTTATAAATATCGAGTCAGTATCTCCATAAACTATATACGAACGATTAGGTATATGTTTCGTCGGTTCATAGAAGTTCTCAACTACGTACGTAACTACACTTTTAGTAATATCTTCACTAACACTAAACTCATTAAGAGACGATCGCGTAAAATATGAGCCAAGATACTCTTCAGTGAACCATGAAACGCATTTATTTAACATCTGACCCGTCAAAGTCACAGCTTCAACCAAGTTAGGATCGATAAATCTCGACCCCTCGAATCCAAGATAACCGTACAGTGCATTTGCCGCAACCTTATACACTCTTTGTTTTAGATCATGTTGCTTATCTTTAGTTTCTTTCAATAGCTTTTTCTCTTGTTTCCTTCGGCTAAGAAGCTCTTCAAGAATCATACTAAACACAGACTTCTTTCTTCCATCAAAAAACGTTCCATTGAACAGAAACGTTCCATTCATCTCCTGTCGATAACTCTCTACTTGTGACGTTAAACACTTTCTTTCAGATGAAGTCTGACTGTCAACATCAAAGAACACAACATTCACTTCAGAATCTTCCTTACCATCACTGGAAACGTATTTTATATACCTAAGTACATCGTCATGATCTTTCAACTTCATCGATAATAAACTTCCATCGATATTTCCTGTAATGATGATGTTTGGATATAGACTTGAAAAGTCGAATTGAGTTACTACATGAAGACCTGGTACAGGTTCATGAACGAAACCACCTATAAGATCTCTTCTCCTATCTTTCTTGGGTTTACTTCTAACGTAAAAACCATTCTTCTTACAAAAATAGTATATCAATCCATCAAGAGCTTTATTTGATGACTGTACACTATTCCAATTAACACAATAGAAAAATCTAAGCTCGTTAAAGAACTCTAGTATGTTTAACTTTTGATTTATCTTTTCACATAAGACAACATCCATCACATTGTATTTAATACTATATCTTATATCTGACTCCCATACAAAATTAAACCTTGAACCTCTCTCAAGTTTCGAGACACCAAGCTCAGTTTCCGCAATATATCCCAACGCAAAACTTTCCCTCTCATGTGGAGTTATAAACTTATAACAGGTCAACAAATCCATACAGACTAGACCCGGAACGTCAAAGATATACTTAGGTAAATCCACTTTAGGAGAGAGACCTTCGATCTTAGTAAAGAGTTTTTCTGGAGATAAGTTAAGATTATTTGACCTCGTATAAAGATACCCAAGGTCAAATATACTATTCCACGCTGCTACCACATCATGTTTAAGTATTTGTTTTACTGATTCTCTGATAAGCTCTTCTTCCGAGCCAACTCTTCTTATACTATATTGTACCTCACTAGTTTTACCTTGCAACTCAATTATAACTTCATCTTGCTCCGGAAGCTCCCTATTAAACTCATCCCAACAAAACACCGTCATCGACCCATCTAAACTGGAATATATAGAACATAAAACAACAGGGTAAAAGGCCTCCTCGGGTTTAGGGAACTTCCCATCTTTAACATAAACCTCTATATCAACAATACAGTATGAAAATGGGCTCGACCTCGGGATTTTTCCCTGTCTCTCTATTTCTAACTTCCAATCCACGAGACACTTACTAGTAACATGTACATCACTCTCATACTCTGTAGTCTCTTGTCTCGAAAACTTTCCCAAACCACTTTGAACCCACTTTCCTGACGGTAGCAGACATACATTAGAGATATGATTCCTATCCACTTCACTTGAATGAACTACTGGCTTAGCAGTGTTACTTATACTGTAGTAGTAATTTTGGTATGGAATAGTTTTAAACTCAGTTGTTCCCGTCTCGATATTTTTCCACAAGAACAAGATCTTCTTCTCGAAGGTTTGAATGTCGACAATAGAGTATTTATCAACGTCATAATACTTCTCGGGGTATTTAAATAGAAACGAAGATTGTGAATCATCATATAACACTTTTATAGTACTCTGTGGAGAAGTAGTCGTTGGAAGACTACTCGATGAGTTAAGATGGTTTCTAAGTCTTTCAAATCCTTCGTCGAAGTAGTGTATATTTTTTGGTTTGTTTCTAATTACGAAACTGGGATGTACAATCACAAATAACTTGCTTATTATTCCTGAAGGTGTCGCAAAATCCTCAAAAGATCCATGTAGTTTGGTTATTCCCAAATCTTTTGGGAATTGATTGTGGAAAAATTTGCGAAGTGCTATATAGGCAGTGCCTCCTACTGCTACAACTATTCGAGGTCGAACAACATCGATCAGATTAAAAAGAAGTTCATTACAACACTCAATTTCAACTCTCGTTGGTGTTCTATTTTCTGGAGGTCTACATAGACACGAATTTGAAATTACCCATGAAAATCCCTCTAGTTTCGTGTTGATATACTCTCTAAGCAATCTTCCCGAAGGACCTACAAAAGGTTTAGATTGTTTCACTTCTTCTTCGCCAGGAGCTTCTCCAATAAATAGAAGATCGATTTGACCTTTTCTGATCTTCTCTTCGTCTCCTCCCATATCAAAATTTACCTGTCTTGATGGTCTTAACGTACATATTTTTTGACATTGAGACCTTTTTGTCTTTGCAGACTCTATGTAGAGTCTAGTTTCATTCAGACGCTCTAAGAAACTCTTTACAAAAGAGTTTCCTTGTTTTTCTTTTGTTACCGAAGGGATCAACTCACTTTTTAAAGTGTTAATATAATTTGTTTCTTTAAGTATTTGAAGTTCAATAGGATTTAACCCCTTTATCACTCTTAAGACTCTATCTTTTTCTTGGTTATCAAGATCTAACTCTTTTATTATATCCATTACATCTTGAACTCTTTTATCTGACGAATACGATAAACACACAAGAAAGTTATCAATCTGATTCTTTGGTTTAAGAGTAACTATCCCTCTCGAGACAAGATCCTTAAAACACTCAAGAATTACTCTCGAAGAAACTGACAACAAATCCCAATGGTTAAATAGATCGTTGATAAACCCGATTTGATTCGAGTTGACTAAAAACGCAAACCAGCTAAGAAAGACTCTTGACTTAATCTTATAAAAGTGATCAGGTAAATCTTTTCTTGAATTGGAAAGCCATTCATAAAAAAGATACATATCTTGTGTTTTCAAATCTAAAAGTCCATTCATCGGATACTCCTAAAAATGTAAAAATGTCAAGATGAAAAATTAAATAAGGGACACAGGACCTCTTGGAAACTTTAGTCCCCTTTTTGTGACTTTACTCTCATATTGTTCTACTTGAAAAGTCCTCAAAATATACTCTACTGCGAGGTCAACATTAAACTCTTTACATGAGAAAACATCGATACTCACGTATCTCTTGAATGGAAATGTATGAACACTGATATGACTTTCTGCGATAATCACAAACCCTGTAATTCCCGAGTCTTCTTTTATGGGAGCATTATATCTTATTACATAAGGACAAGTTATCTTTGTCATACCAATGATGCCTGGAAGAGTATCAAGAAATTTGAAAATTTCATCCATATTATCGAGAGTAGCAAATGAACCTTTATATCCATCAAATACTAGATGTTGTCCGAATCCATAAACTATATCGTCTCTTGGAATAGTGGCATTTGTACCCATCTTTTTCTTCCTTTCTTTGATTTTTTCTCTGTTGTGCTTATATTACTATTATGATCTAGACATTGAGGACCGATAACTTTATGAATTAGTTCTACATACTCATTCCATCGTTTTGCCTCTCCTTCCTGACCTTTCTGTTGACACTCAATTACTTTCCCTGTGATAGCGGACTGTATCACACGCACAACTCCTTTCAACTCATTGTATTTCTTTATGAGTTCATCAACAGACAGGACAACATCGTCTACTGTGGAAAGAAGCTTATCTCCATCCATCGTAAACCTCCTTTCATTTATTTTATATTTACCATCAGTCTATTCTTCTTTTCCCAAGGAAGTCCATACATCTTTTTCACAATATCTGTAGCTTGTGGTATTGATGAGGCCTTCTTAGGGTCTCGTGGAGCAATACGATTCAAACGAAATGTAACACCCACTCTTTGAACGTTTCCTCCCTGTCTATCAAGAGTCAAAGTCTTGCTTCTCACTAACCATGGTCCAGAAAGGAAATCAGTTATTACGGGTGGGTAAAGAAGGATTTCAATGATATCACCCGGCCAAACAAGTGGCCAGAGATCTACATCTTCTGTAAACATTATATAATCCTGTTTCTCCTCTGAGTCGAAAAACAGTCTATTTGACAAATCTCCAATTGACTGGAGTACTGCTCTTGAAAACTCTAGAGGTGTATCACATCTTATATTGTATACGCTATCTGATATAGGACCTCCTTTTGGTTCAACATAAAGTGTCTCTGCTGTAAAAATCGACTTAGAAAAATCACTCATAGGAACATCTAATCCTGTGTAAATCTGATTCCCTTCAACAACTGTATCTGTTCTTAAACGAATCTTTGTATAAGTTTCAAAGAATTTACTAGGACTTTTCGTTAAATCTGTGATAAGACTCGTAGGTTTTTTTACTGTCTGAATAACCGCACTCTTTACTCCAAGATGACCTTTGGTTAAATCATGTGAGGTTTTACTGAAATCAAGATACCAGTCAATCCTTTTATCTCCTCCAGGATAGACTCTGTATCTATAGTGCACTTTGTGTTCTGACTTATCAACAACATAGACTATTGAAGAAGCATTGACTAAAGGACATGGACAAAGATCATATAACGACCTCGAGAGAGTCCCAAGAGTTGTACCAGCGATAGTAGAATACTTGGTTTCTCTTGGAATTTTAGATTGAGGAAATTCTTTTGCTGTTGCCTCTTTTATCCCTATGGTCTCATAATCATCGTGCTCGATAATAAGAGAGACTTGGAATGGGTCTGCTTTTACTGAGGTAAACATCCCTAAATCTACAACAGTCTGTTGCTCACAGTCATTTAACAAAGCGTGAGTCTCAAGGATTGCTTGAGTAAACGTGTCGATAAACTTATTAAGATCGACGAAGTAGCTTTTAGCAAGATCGACTGTTTTGTTATACCACTCAGAAGACTGACCATCTTCGAGAATAGTAGTTAATTCAGGAGGTAGACCAGAAAAATTGTCATTCAACTCTGAGATGATTTCATCAGCCATATCAAGGAGTTCATTTTTCAAAGCTGGATCTTGTATCTGTGAATTGATCTCGTTTTTAAGATCGTTTTCAACAAACTGAACAAGCTCGTTTTTCATCTCTGAGATTAGATCACTTGACTCTTGAGATAAACTCTTAAACTTTTCCTGAGAGAAAATTTTCTCAGTAATTTTAGCTGTATTATACGTTGGATCTTCTATGGAGAACCCAGACTGAATACTCTGTTTTGAATTTATTAACAAATCTAGATTGAACGAAAGATCTTCAAGACTTTTCTTCGTCTCTTCTGGAAAACTCGGATCCGATTCTACTATATTGATGATCTGATCAACTACCTGTTTCGTCTGTTTATACACTGGTATTGGTTGCTCGTTTTTTTCAAAGCTAACCGTCACCCCAGAGACCTCACTACTCAAGAAACCAGAAGGCCCCATTATAGGTGATGCGACTAAAACTTCAAATGGTACTGAATTATCTACTAGCTTTTCAGTTATATTATTACACTTCTCAGTAACTTTTTGAAATTCCTTTTTAAGTTCGGTTGGAATGTTATTATTTGCCTGAATTGTCTCCGACGTCTTGTTTAACTCGTTAGAAACACCCTTAGAGATATCCTCTGGATACGAAGGAAGACCCGTTAGGATGATATTTTTTAGCGAAGAAATCTCTTCTATTCCTACAAAGGGCATATAAGGTTGACCCGAAGTTACAGATCCAAACGCCTCTGACCACTCTGTAGTATTCTCTATAGGAATAGGTTTATTTACTATTTCCTGTGGAATATTCTTTTCTTCCACCTGTTGCAGGTTTCCCGAAACGTTCTCTGAGAAAATATATGGTTTAGGGGTGTATGTTGGTATATATGATATCTGTGTTGAGGTGTATGTCTGAGGCCAAATGTTGTTTAATTTCAATTTGTAGTTTTTGGTAAGTGATGGAGGGAGATACCAGTTATATTGAGGAAGAATAATCGAAAGATCGTCAATAAGATTTGTTAATTGATTAGTTTTTCCCGACCACCACTTGTAATTACTATCGTATGCTGTGATAAAAGTATTTGGAATTCCTAATACTGTTTCAAACACAGATTCCACTCCCATAAAAAGAGCAGATGGAATTGCTAAAACCGATGACACGACTTGTTCAGCACATCCCACAAGAGTAGATATAGTTCTAAAAATACCTGAGATTAAACTTCTCACTGGTTGCATGATCTTCGAAACAAGACCAATGATTCCTTGAAAAAGTTGTTGGAACACTTCAAGTACCGTTAAGATAGGTCCTAGAAGTGTTCCGGCATTAGGAAGTGATTTTAGTATGTCAAAAAGTAAACCTCTAACTTTCTGAGCGACACCTCTAATAAGATTTGATATTTTATTACAAACATCTTTTATGAAACCATTGAAAAAAGAGAAAGACGTATTGATAATATTCGTAATAGTATCAAGTATTGAGTTACAAGTCGCGAGAAGTGAGCTAATTATCCCCAACCTCCGTTGAACTTGTCCCTTTAAAGCCTGTTTCGTAAAAGAACTTTTGAGAGCTCCAGGAAGCTTTGTTCCGGGAGAACTCTGACCTGTTACTATCTTATACGTAAAATCTCTTTTCTGAACCTCTGTCTGTGAAATACTAAACGATGGATCATCGTCTATAAACTTCTGTATAACTTTCTCTGGAGTAATATAATTTTCAAAGAAATTCAATTCCTTAAGTTGAGAATCCCTATTAAGGAAGATCTCGTATGCTGGTACGAAAATCCACTCTAGAGGTTGATTAAGTTTCTCATGAAGATATAACCCGTCCCTCTGAGTGTTGTCTCGAATCACATCGATATTAGTACATAACAGTGGAATTTCCACAATGTTTGTCTTTGTCTTGATGATTAGTGAAAACGGGGTGTCAAGAGGATAAATCTCCAAAAGCTCCGTTGAAGATCTATCCAGAGTTCTAAGAACGTCAAAATTGGTGTGATACCTGACAATACCCCACCTTAACAGGTTTGAGATACGACACCCCATATCAAACTCTAGTTTTGAGCAATACGGGATTAAGTTTCGTTCTTCTCCCTGCTTCGTTTTATAGATAAGACTAACACTCACGTCAAACATAAATTTCCCTACATATCTAAAAATGTCTCGTAGTCATCTTCAACAACTAGACGTCTTTGAGAGAACTCTACTACTCTAGGTTTAGTCCAGTATTGATACTTTGCACTCGTAAAATCACCAGTAATATTATCTCTTAAAACCGGTCTAAAATACCCAATTGGCCTACTCCATAAAGTCACATCTTTTGACTTACATTTAGGACATACATTATGTTTCCCTACAATCTTCTCTTTACAATTATTACATTTCATCAAGGTTGAAGTCAGTGTGAAATACTGTAGCGGTGTACTTGTAAGTTTTTTGATAATGTCGACTTTTTTCTCAACACTTATCTCTTCCCCCAGGAAAAGATGAAGGATTGACCCTCCTGTAGCGTAACTCTGAAAATGACAAGAAACATCTATCTGTTTTAATAAATCTTCTTCTTGAAAAGGTGGAAGGAATCCCGACGTTAAAAAGACGTTTCCCGTTTCAGAATTTCCTGACACATACATTTCTGAATAAGACTTCATCCTCTAGATTATCCCCCTTTCTTTAAGTATCTGTAAAATAGACTGTCTAAAAAACGGAATGTTCGTCACGTCACCAATTCCACGAACATCTTTTTTGTTGATAAACTCAAGTAATTTGTCTTTAAATTGTAGGTCTTTCTTCGCAAGATAAGGAGATGCAGACTCACTCGGCGCAAACTCTAAAGAAACCAATACCTGATCCCTTTTCATTATACTATCAAGTTTCTCCAAAACGAATTGGAGTATTTTGTGAGAGTATTTTATTGCTTCGATGTCAAAGATGCCTTCTTCAAACCCTGCATTGATTAGACCTTCATGACCACCTACAATTGAAAAGATGTTATACAACGTTTTAGTGGTTTTTTGATAGGCGGCCACATAGGGATAAAGATCTGTATAATGTTTCTGTATCCAATTCCTTTTTGCGTTTAAAAAACTCTGCCCGACTTCTATAAGATAATCGAGAGATTCTTTAAGTCTCTCGAAATCTTTCTTATAGAGCCAGAGAAGTCTATTAATGTTAATGGCATAAACTCCGATACCACCCACTCCAGAACCACTATGGAACGGATTACTTCCCGTTATAACCTCGACAAGGTTTAGATCAAAAGTCATTCTACAACAATTACTGTAAATCATTCCTACTTCGAAAGGTTTCAAATAAGGATTAAATTTCTTCCAAATGGTATCTTTTTCGAACCCTATCTTCCTGTAGTTTTGAACGTAAAATCCCCCAAACTTATCAGAGTTCTCAACAAGATACAACCAAGAGGGATTATCCCATTTAAAATCGTTATAAACATTTACTGTGATGAGTGGAAATGTAAACGGGTTTCCCTCCGCATCACCCTCTATCATTGAGGATATAAAAGACATGTTTATTCTATCGAAATACTCTGATGGTATTTGAGAGTATGTTTGTTGATATAACTTTCCCGCATGTACTATTGGAAAGTTTGCTAACCTTGGGTCACATTGTCCGAATTCTAATGTAATATTTGTGAAGGGACTATTACCCGTTCTAAACGGAAGATTAATATTATAAAGAAATGTCTGCCATATATTCTTAAGTTCATAGTCTGATAACTTATCTGTTTTTTCGATTTCTTCAATTACGTATAGATATCCCGCAGCTACTGTGGAGATATCATTTAGAGACACAGCACCTGAACACTCCTGAGAAACGAGACATATCAAGTTTGCACATTGTTGAAAAAGAGTATCAAGTCTTTTTGGAGGTTTACTTCTTCTCTCATTTGTTGCGAGAGAGAAAAGACCCCACTCAGCTATATCTCTTGAACTCAACCCAAGACAATACGGACTAAGTTTATGTGTCTGATGAACGTAGACCCATCCTTCTCTGTGAAGATCACTCAGAGGAATAGTGGAACATATTTCTGAAAAAAGATATTCTTTACAAATTTCACTAACCAAAATATGTTCTAATACTGGAATACTCCTAACAAAGTTAGCATTTTGCTTCGCTATATCCGCGTTTTTTATGAACTCGTCAATCAGTCTCTTGAACCTATCAAAACTATCCGCCATTTGAGAAAAAACCTCCACAGTTAGTTATAAAGAGAGGTACTTATAGAAGGGAATGCTTTGTCTATTTATCAAAGAAAGGGGAGAATTTCTTAAAGATTCCCAATCCGGATAAACCTCTTTAACAGACTTATAGTATTCAGAAAACGGCTTCGTTAGGTAAGGTACTGGATCTACAATACCGAGAAGTTTATGTGAGTACTCTCTTAAGGCATCACTCGCACAGTTTCCACATTGATACCAGACACCGTCGATTTTCTGTGGGTTGTAACATGAGATCGAAAGATCAATCGGAGCACCTATTGAGTATCCAATATGAAGAATCTCTTTCTTTGTTAGGTTAATAAAAGGAGTTAAAACAGTAATAGTTTTAAAGGCATCCGAAGAATACTTAAAGAGTTTATTTAAGTTTAGGAAGAATCCTTGACTTGAATCTGTAAACGAGTCATCCATTGTTGCACCATATACTATTTTAGAACACCCCGCTTTCTCAGACAACCCACAAGCTATTGAAGCAAATATAGTGTTTCTTGCTGGAACATAGCTAACCATTGTATCAAGATCTGTAGCTCTATCAACAACAAAATCGAGGTCAGTAATAACGGAGGATCCAAATTTCTTAAAGACACTATCCACATCACAGACAATCAATGGAACATTAAAGTGTTGACATAATTTTTTACTACATTCAACTTCAACTTCTTGAGAATGCTGTCCATAGCTAAAATGAACAGCGTGAACGTTATAACCAAGTCTTTTACATAAAGTTAAAGCTATCGTAGAGTCCAGACCCCCGCTTAAGACACACATAACTCTATCCGCAAAAAGTAGTTGTTGACCAGATACCTTAAAGGATTGCCCTGTCGAAGTAATTCTGTTTATGGTGTAAATATCAACCTTTGAAAAATCTTCCTGATAGACGTTTGTTACAAACATACAATGATCATCTTGTCTAGAGTAGAGCTCCATATAATTTGTCCCGTAGATTAACATCTCCTCTCTTCTGTTGTACGCAGAAAAACAGAAGTTACCCGAAACACTCTCCATTCTGAAATTCACATCAGTAAAAAGTCGAGTCTTCTTGTCAGTCTTGTAAAGATCGTTAAGACCGTCGTAGATAATACACTGTCCGAACCCCGCTCTAATAACTCCTGTAGAAGTATTTTTGGAATAGAAATCATAGGCAGAAATGGAGCTACCTATGATCCCCATAAAAAAGGGTGGTTTACCATCAAGAAAAGAAGGAGATGAGAAGAAATCTTTGCAAAGATTCTTAAGCTCTTCTTTATCTTTGTATTCCTTGTGGATTTCCGAGTAAGAGTCGATAAAGACGAATTTGAAAAGATCCCTTCCTCGGAAATCGATCTTCTCGAAGAACTCGATAAACTTGTCTGATATCGTCTTTCGTGTCACAGGATCAGCCTCAGAATTATTCCTAAACTCAAAAACAGTCAGAAAACTACTCATCCCTATCCTCCTTATTTTTTCTGTCTAAAGATGAAAATTCCAGACTCTTAACAAAAAGTATTAAACAATTAACCTAAAACTTTGAATTAATTCAAACTTCTATAAAGTTATTTAACTTCCACGGAGCTTTTCTTTGCTTACACCACTCTTCAATTTCGCTTATTTCATTTTCTTCTAGAAGTGGATATTTTACAGTTCTAAAAGAAACAGGACAAAAATACTTTAGACAAAAGAGATAAGATCTTTCAAGATGTTTAAAATAGATCTCTTTAAGCTTTAAACCTTTCCGTATATTCTCCTCGTTTTCCTCGAAACGTATCTTCCTTCCCTTGAGAATATTAAGAACTTTCACAGGGTCCATCGAAGGAGAAATCTTGACATCCATAACAACTTTATACACTGGAGAGTTTTCAAGAATATAGAACAACGATATAGGGTGTTGACCGTTTGTCTCTATCCTTACTTTAAGACCCTCGTCGTAAAACATCTTGTTATAGAGAACAATATCTTCTTGCTCCAACGTACATTCTCCCCCAGAAAGAGAAATCATGTCAACACCCAGGACTTCTCTCGAAAAAATTACTTTTTCTAAGACTTTTTTTGGAGTTAGTATTTTTTGTAAAATTTTAGGGTCTCTTTCCCAAGAAGTCTTGTTATGACATCCGTAACAATCCAGCTCGCATCTTGTTGTAAAAAATGTCATTGTAGTATGTTGAGACTCTTCTGTATCGAAACTAATCGGGTAAGAATCAATAAAGATTCCCTTATGAGTCGATTGCATAGAACCTCCTTCTCAACACTTTCCTTCGTCGTTTTCGTCTTCTACGTTAATAGGTCCTGGAGAGAAAAGAAGATTACAAATCAAAACAAGAATAATACCATCAAAAATTTGGAAATCAACATTCAGGTATGTCAACAAGAGTCGTTTCAGTAATAAACCGACAACGATTCCCTTTGATAGTATATTAAAAAGAAAAACTAGAAAAGTAATAAGCAACTTCATTTAGAACGTTTCGAACATCCCTCTCAAAGTCTGAAACACAAACACAGAAAATTTTCTTTCCAGAGACTCTGTAGAAAGTTTTAAAAGCATCTTTCCATTGTCATCTGTCCCGTCTCGTTTCTTAATAATATCTATCATGAGATCCTGCTCTGGATTTATTGAGTAAATCGTTATAAACGGAATAACAGAAAATACTGTCTCATCTTTATTAGAAGACCCAAATATCTCATCAAGAACCCTTTTCGTAATGCTATTTCTAAGAGTGATCTCTCCGTGTCTATACTTAGCATTTGACTCGATTCTAAACTTCAACGACGAAACATCTTGTTTCATAATAATTTCAGGAGTCTTGAAATTCTCGCTTATTGTTATAACTCTTCCAAACAACTTTGAAGGAAGGGAAAAACTTAGATCCTTGAACTCTTCTATATGAGAAAAGAAGCTATTATCTGCTTTGATATTGTAAATAGTATCTGTGTATCTTATTGAAATTTTTGTCATATCATCAGAAACAACATATTGTTTAAGAGATGGATCCACTACTAATCGTATTTCATCACTTCCTTTAAAAATATCAAAAATGGGAACAAGTTGTCTTATACTATTAAGAGTTAAATTAAAATTTTCGTCGAAACTTGGGATAACAGGATATACGATATATAGTCCTGTATTTGTATCATTGTAGAGAGAAATCTTGTTCTTCTGGATAATGATATCCGTGAAATCGTCCTTGAAAGAAGATAGAAGACCGTGAAATAAACTCCACTCTTGTGAATTGAATATGTACTCTGATTTCATCGGGTTTGTTCTCCTTTCTCCAACTTCTTTATCTCTTCTGAAAGAAAGTTTCTTAGTTCTTGAGTCGAGTACTCAGAATTCGTCTCAAGATATGTTCTAATCATATCGTTAATCAAGCTCCGAGACTTCCTAAAAGCCTCTTCATTCTCAGGATCTTTTCCTATAATAGTTGGTTCGAAAGAAATCACTTTCCACTCCATTGAGTTGTTTTTTGGAATAAAAATATTAACGTTTTTTGAAAAAGACTTCAAGAAAAAAAGTTCCAATCTACTAAGCTTCATGAGTAAACCTCCTCTATGTGTGTAATTATAAAGTCACATGTAAATCAAAATTCAATGTTTCTTTCTCTTAAGTATTGAGTAAACTTATCGTAAATTTCCTCATAAGACATTCCAAGATCATACTTCTCATACATACTTTTTACCATTTCTTGTATTGCTAGTTTTCTTAGACTGACATCTAAAGAAAGAGCAACTAATTGAGTAGTATACCCTTCAATTTCAAATTTAAGTCTCCATTTCGACGAATACCAGTATAATAGTTTAAAAGGAATGATTCCATACTTCCAGGCTTATTTACAATGAGTAAGCTCATGTGTGATAAGAGGTTCTCTATGTTGTTCAAGCACTGAAGGCCTAATAAGGACAAAAAACACCCAACTTTCACCTTGAAATTGCTTGTGTCTTAACTTGTTAGTTATAAACACAGGAACAGGGATAAACTTGAAGATAAATCTTGTACCATAGTATTTCATTGAAGTCTTATCTCCCTTTGATCAATCTCTCAAAACGATAGCGTCTTTGCGACAAATCTATCTATAACTTCAGAGACAGTAGTTCCGTCCTTGTCGGAAAGATTTAGTATCTCAGAGTCATCTGTCATCCACCCAGACTCCGCCTGGACGTGAGCAACAGTCCATCCGGTATTATCAGACAGTCTAAGAATTTCTTTATCTCCAGTTACCCATCCAAATTTTGCTTGTTCATGAGCTACAGTCCAACCATAGATATCACGCAACATGAGCACCTCCTTGTCTTCAGTTATCCATCCCCGTCTAACTTGTTCATGAGCGACAGTCCATCCATCCTCGTTATATAATCTGAGTATCTCTTTGTCATTTGTCGTCCACCCATACCTTGCTTGTCTATGGGCGACGGTCCATCCATACTTATCACGTAACTTGAGTACCTCCTTGTTTTCTGTTATCCATCCTTGTTCTACTTGCTCATGGGCAACAGTCCATCCACTCTTATCAGCAAGTCTGAGAATCTCTGGATCTTCTGTAATCCACCCACGACCAGCTTGTACATGAGCAACTGTATTATTGCTTTTATCACGAAGTAGAAGAACTTCCTTGTCGTTTGTAAAAAGTCCTGCTCGAGCCATCTGATGAGCCACTGTCCATCCAGACTGTGTTCTCATTTCAAGAATGTGTTTTGGAAGAGAATTTTCAGGTTTCCAATGCCGTCTAGCTTGTTCATGAGCGACAGTCCATCCACCTTTTCCTTTGAATCTTACCTTCAGATACTCTTCGTCTTCAAAGAATTCCTGTTTTTGGATCCTTGATAGAATCTCTTGTATAGTCAAGCGTTTCTTTCCTTGATTATTACTCTTGTAACTAGCTCGAAAAACTGGATTTTCCCTTCTAAACTTTACTTCAACGTTCATCAAATGGCCTCTGTTTTTTAGTTTTATCTGTCCTCTTCACTCATTAGAGGTAAGTATGTATAGACTACAGCCACTGTCTCTGTGTGAGGACTTGTTCTCAAAAGCTGAACTACTATACCATCTTCTTCAGAAAACCACACATAAGTAATAACGTCTAACATAGGCTTTCTATCCTTAGTGATTTGCACAGGATCTCCCAGTTGTTTAGAAATAACAGCAATGATTAACTCAATGTCTTTTTCTGCAACTTGAGTAACAAGGTTCTGAGTATATGCGAGACGCCCCGACTTAAACTTCACCTCAAACTCTGATCCTTTCCAGGGAAAACCACTTGCGTTACAAACTTCCATACTGGAAGAACCCACCCGTTTAGGACATTCAATTCTACATCTCGGAGAATGTTTCTTAAGTTGTTTTAAAACCTGCTCTTTTGTAGCTTCTCCAAAGTGAGTTCCTGATTCCATCAAAAATAGGGGTTCGATAGCACAACTAAAAGAAGCAACCCCTAATACTATAACCACTATCAAACTCATAATAATCTTCTTCATAATCAATCCTCCTTTAGTTTAAGTTGGAATCTGTGTAAAGTTTCCAGTTTTAATCAGCGAATATAAAGTTATTGCCCTTGTAGTCTCAGAACTCGCTAGACCGTCTGCGGAGTTTTGCGGTATCGTTTTTAGGACAGTGAGTCTCTGATTTTTTTCTTGTATCCTTGATACACAACTTGAGTCACTCGAATCACATTATAAACTCTCTCGGCCTCAGAAATCTTACGGTTACATTTTTGAAGGAATAGATGATCTATTCCTTCAAAAATAGGAATTTAGTTAGTCACATCTCAACTACTCTTGATCTTCACTTAAAGGCAAATACGTATAAGATATAGCTATTGTCCCTGAATGAGGTTCAGTTGTCAAAAACTGTATCAACGTATCATACTTCTCCAGATACCACCTACACGTGATAACATTCAACATAGGTCTCTTTTCTGTAGTAACTTCATCAGGGTCTTTAAAGACGTTTTTCAAAATATCGAAAATCTTATCGACATCTTTTCTCGGTAAATCAGCAATAAAAGACTGAGTATGAGCAAGACGACCTGACTTAAACTTCACCTCAAGACGAGACTTCCTCCAAATAAAATCGTTCACACTACAAATCTCAACATCAGAAGAATCTACCCGTTTACATTGTATTCTACTTCTCGGTGATTCTTTCCTGACCTGTTTAAGAACCTGCTCCTTCGTTGCCTCTCCAAGATGTATCCCTGTTCCTGCAAAAAATACGGGTTCGATAGCACAACTAAAAGAAGCAACCCCTAACACCATAGCCACTACCAAACCTACGATAACCCTTTTCATAGCCAATCCTCCTTCGTTTTGGAATTTTTTTAGATAAACCACTTATGAAGAAACTTGTACTCTTGATCCACTCTAATAGAAGAATAATTACCCTTGTAGTCCTAGAACCAGCGAGACCGTCTCAGAAATTCTGCGGTATCGTTTTTAAATCGTGAATCTCAAACTTTTCCCTTGTACTCTCACACGTAACTCGAGTTGTCTTAAACGTCTAGTACACTTACTTGAGTCACTTGATAATATCGTCTCTCTCGACACTGTTGATATATAACTTGAGTCACTCGAAAACTTAAAAAGTCCTCAATCCAACCCCTATCAGAGAATAAAAATTGAAGATCATACGTCTACATGCGTCTGACGACGCCTCACGTCGCGCTGTAAACGTGTCCGCTAGAACAGTCCTAAAAAAGGAGAATTGGAGAGAGTGAAATCGAAGTCAAAAAGAGCAAGATCGAGGAAGGTGAATGGTACACTTACATCTCTACTGGTGCTGCTTACATCTTTGCTAACATCATTTCCCTACTCCGTATATAAAGTGATATATTTAGAGATGATAAGGAAAGACCTGATCGTCACCACACTCGGGCCTGCTTCAGAGTCGACGAGGATTCACTCCCCGAGAGGGCATGTTCTAGAGACCGGTATAGACGACGGAGAAGATGTAACGGTGAGCTCTACCCTCTTTTAAAAGATTATTGTCCGCTAAGAGAAACTGTAAACCTACAGCACAACCTACAGGGAACCCGCAATAAAGATAGTAGGGTGAACTACTGTTATTTGTTATTAATATTATCGCTCTTTATCATGTTATTAATTATATACTAATATTAATATAATATTTGGAATGATAGATAGAAAAGCGATAATGTGATAACTATATAACAGCAGTTTATACTGTATAGCAGCAGCTTATATAAGCAGTAGCATATATAGTAGCAGCTTATATAGCAGCAGCTTATATAACAGTAGTCTCTATAGCAGTAGCTCGCATTATATAGACGATTATATAGCAGTAGCATATATAGCAGCAGCTTATATAGCAGTAGCATATATAAGCAGTAGCATATATAGCAGTAGTCTCTATAGCAGCAGCTTATATAGGCGATAGCATATATAGCAGCAGCTTATATAAGCGATAGCATATATAGCAGTAGCTTATATAGTGATGGCTCGCATTATATAGACGATTATATAGCAGTAGCATATATAGCAGCAGCTTATATAGGCGATAGCATATAATCGCAGTAGCATATATAGCAGCAGCTTATATAGTGATAGCTCGCATTATATAGACGATTATATAAACGATCATACAATAGCAGTTTATGCAAACTACTACATAATAAGGGATTTCCCTGCAATCTATAATAGTCGTCAATTCCAAATACTCTCGAATATTTTTGGAATAGTATGAAGATATAATGTCATGACAGCAACTTATACAGCAGCAGCTTATATAGCTGCTGTCTAATAGAGGGTTTCTTCTCGCAATCTTAATGTCACATCTCCAAATTATCTTTAGATAATATTTAGGGATTACACAAGCAGCAGTCTATATAGCAGCAGTCTATACAATAGTAGCTCGCATTATATAGACGATTATATAGCAGCGGCTTATATTATATAGCAGCAGCTTATATAGCAGTAGTCTCTATAACAGCAGCTTGTATAGCAGTAGTGCGTATAAGTAATAGCGTATAATAGCAGTCTCTCATATTGTGGGATAGCGATTTCTTATATCGAGGTATATAACGATAGCTTATATTGGGATATAGCACTCTCTTATATTGCGGGATAGCGATTTCTTATATCGAAGTGTATAACGATAGCTTATATTGGGATATAGCACTCTCTTATATTGCGGGATAGCGATTTCTTATATCGAAGTGTATAACGATAGCTTATATTGGGATATAGCAATCTCTTATATTGTGGGATAGCGATTTCTTATATCGAAGTGTATAACGATAGCTTATATTGGGATATAGCAATCTCTTATATTGTGGGATAGCAATCTCCTAGATTACAGGATAGTAGTCTATATGACGATAACTTATATAACGATTATATAATAATTTATATAACATTAGCTACAACTCTGGAAGAGTTGTAGCTTAAAGGAGGGCTTTCTCCCCGCGGATATATATCACTCTTCTAAATAAATATATGGATAGTATATTAAATACAGTGATGGTAGACTTGGGGTTCTATCGAGTCTGTGTTAGACCTATATGGGAAATTTGTAACTTCTTTTGTCGTCGCTATGTAAATACATAGCCCACGTGATCTCAGAACTCGCTAGACCGTCTGCGGAGTTTTGCGGTATCGTTTTTTATGTGGTGAATCACTGGATCTTCTTGTTCCTCTGTTGCTTCTCGACTCATCTTTGAGAGAATATTACCCTTGTAATCTCAGAATATCAGGACAACTACGTTGATGCTTAGGTAAAAAAATTCATTTTTTGTCGTCGCTATGTAAATATATAGCCCACGTGATCTCAGAACTCGCTAGACCGTCTGCGGAGTTTTGCGGTATCGTTTTTTATGTGGTGAGTCACTGGTGTTTTGGTATACGGTTTGAGTTGTCTTGAGGTTGACTTGTTTTAAGTGTCTGGAGTGCAACTCGAGTTACTCGAGAATCTCTTTCTGAAGTGGTGTCGTTTTTAAATGTTGAGTTTTAAGTCTTGGGTGAAAAATTCATTTTTTGTCGTCGCTATGTAAATATATAGCCCACGTGATCTCAGAACTCGCTAGACCGTCTGCGGAGTTTTGCGGTATCGTTTTTTATGTGGTGAGTCACTTGCTGGAGATGATACACATCACGGCTTGAGCAGTTCCTCGTTCTCAAAGACGTTTCCGATAACCAGACCCATCCAGTACCACTGTTTGGTTTTCTCGGTGTTTTTCGAGATCTCCTCTGCTACAAAACCTGCTTGATCAATACTTGATTCATAGACGATCACACACCTCTGACCTCTCATATCTTTGATTATGTCACCTTCGAAGATTTCTCTTCTTTTCAAGTCTGTGATTCTCGTGGACCTCTGAAAGACTAGACGTTTCTTAAGCGACTCAGTAGGTTCTGTAAACACTGGGTTATTTTGGAATAAAGTAACTAGGTCCCAGATTGTAGCATTTCTTACAAGCCATCTCTTTTCATGTTTGTCCCATATTCTATATTTGTCCATTTAAGTCCTCCTTACCGTTTAAGTTTTCCTTAAATGAAAAAAACGAGTGGTGGTGACATCTTGGTCAATCCACCACTCTGGAGAAGTCGTTAAGACCATCAAAGGAGGTACAACGGAAAAAAGTGTGACAGGTACCATAAGTCGTGGGGGAACCTATGGCAGCTCATTTTTATTCGAGATATGAAAATCGAGTGGTAGTGACATCTTGGTCAATCTACCACTCAGAAGAAGATGTTAGTAGTCATGAAAGGAGGTGCAACGAGTGGAGGCACGCCCGAGTGTTTTACGTCTCCTTACTCTTTGTTTGTTCTTTTTTGGTTTCTTGTACTTGTAACTTTTCACATAGACTGAGTATTTCTCTTACTTCTTCATTTATGATGTATATTTCGTGATCCACGTCTACTTTTACATGAGATTCCTCAGGAAAACATCTCTTTAAAACAAAACTTAGCATGAAGCTATATACAGGATCGACGTCTTTAAGAGATCGTGAACTATGTTTAAGAGTGTAAGTCGTGGTTGATGTTTCATAAGTATACGCAAGACCAGGAATGACTTCACAGAGTTTCTTAACAAACTCTTCTACAAAGCTTTCGAACATCTTAACCTCCTTTCTTAAAGTTATTTCATAAGTTATACTGTGAGACTAATCTTTTACATTCATAACAGTACTTCCACTTAGGTTTTTCTAAAGAGTTTTTATAATCTTTGTATCCATCATTATGTTTCTTTCTACACTTAGGACAGATAAATATTTTTTTGTTCTCGAGTGACTTTTTTCTTGGTCTGGAAACTCTATTTTGAAGACGTCTTTCAAATGACTCTTTTCTACATTTTTCTGAACAGTATTTTCTACGAGTTCCTGATATTGTTTCATAAGAAAATGTTACTCCACAGTTTTTACAAGAGCAAACTACTTGTCTTGGTTTTAACTTCCTTTCCATCTTTTTCCTCCTCCGGGAACATATTAATACCCTTTTTGGTGTAAATCTTCTTCATAAGAGACAAACAATCTCGGGAAAACTTTTCTTCCAAACTGGAAGGATAAATCCACCCAGAAACTTCGATCTGAACCATAGACACACACACTCCAAGAGCATCACGTATTTTAAGGATATTAATATCATTTGTAGTCCATCCTTGATACGCTTGCTCATGTGCCACAGACCACTTCTCTTTATCTCTCAACATTAGTATCTCTGGATCTTCTGTGGTCCATTTATGTTTTGCTTGTTCATGAGCAACAGTCCATCCCCTAAGAGTAGAAAGACTGAGGATTTCCTTGTCGTTTGTTATCCATCCTCTACTTGCCTGTTCATGGGCAACAGTCCACCCGCTTATATCGCTGATTTTTAAAACTTCCTTTTGAGTTTCTGGAAAAAAGTGTCCTTTGCTAGCTATTTCATGAGCTACTGACCATCCATCTATATCAGCTAGTTTTAAGATCTTTTTTGATTTTGTAGTCCATCCCTTACTTGCCTGTAGATGTGCAACCGTCGTTCCACATAGATCAGCAAGTTTTAAAATATCTGATTCTGTAACTACATATCCAGAGAGAGCTTGATAATGGGCAACAGTTCTCCCATTTCTATCAGCGGTAAGTAAAATCTTTCTTGAAGTTGTAATCATTCCTTGGATGGCTAACTCATGTGCAAGAGTTTTCTTCAGAGTCTCATCAACAATTTCTAGAAGTTTCTTTTTAGGATACTTCTTTTCCATAATTTGAATTTGAGACCGATCTTCATCCATTTTATACCTCCTTACTATCTAAAGGCGTTTCTAAAAAACTCTAGAGATAAATCGTTTATTGATTTCAACACTCTTGATGCTTCTTCTACAGAACGTTTTCGAAGCTTTTGAAGTAACTTCTTCTCGAGTTCATCATCAGGAGTCCATCCAGAGTGTTTTGCTTGTATTTCAGCTACTGTATTGTTTCTCATATCTTTGATAGTAAGAACTCTTAAATCTCTTGTAATCCATCCACGCTTAGCTTGTTCATGAGCAACAGTCCATCCATTTTTGTCAGCTAGTTTAAGAATCTTGAAATTTTCTGTAGTCCATCCACGTCTAGCTTGTTCATGGGCAACAGTCCACCCATTTTTATCGTGAAGTTTGAGTATTTCTAGATTCTCTGTAGTCCATCCATTCATTGCCTGGAAAAAAGCGACGGACTGACCAAGCTTGTTAGTTAACTTGAGGATTTCTATGTCTTCAGTTGTCCATCCTCGTCTAGCTTGAATATGGGCAACAGTCCATTTTCTAGAGTTACAAAGTTTGAGAATTTCCTTGTTATTTGTTGTCCATCCTTGTTCTGCTTGAATATGAGCAACTGTTTGTTTTTCTTTGTTAGCAAGTTTAAGAATCTCTGGATCTTCCGTAACCCAGCCATTCTGCGCTTGAATATGAGCTACATATTCTCCAAAAATATCTACTGTTGTAAGTATTTCTTTATCTTCTGTTGTCCATCCTTGTCTGGCTTGTTCATGAGCTATTGTTCGTCCCCAGTATAAAGAGAGTTGGAGGATTGTTTTGTTTTCTGTGGTCCACCCACGTTGAACTTGGGCATACGCAACTAGACGTTGTTTCTCAATAGGTAATTCTAGAATTTCTTCGTCGCTTAGATTATAGTTTCTTATATTCATTTTTGTTACTCTTTTTTTAGGATATTTTGGAAGAATTGTCTTGAAGCTTTATTAGTTGATAATACTAATTTATTATATCTTTCTTCGTTAAATTTACAAGGTTCTTGTTGTAGTTTTTCTTGAATATCTTCATTCAACATCCATCCTGAGCGTTTTGCCTGAATGATTACTTCCTTAAAAATATATGTTTCCATTTTCTCACCTCCCGTTTATAAGATTCTCTTGAAATACTTTTTCCTCAACTTATCAATGTTACAGAGTATTTCTTGTACTATTTCCTTAGGAAAGTTCTCCTGAAGTTCTTGTACGAACTTTTCCTTGACTTCTCCTTCCGGTTCCCATCCTGAATGTTCTGCTTGAACTTCTGCTACTGTTAAGTTGTTAAAAGCGGCCAAGACTAGAATCTCTGGATCCTCTGTGGTCCATCCTCGAAGCGCTTGTACATGAGCGATAAACCGACCAAAGATATTACATAACTTGAGTATCTCCTTGTCATCTGTTGTCCAACCTCGATCTGCTTGTTCGTGAGCAACAGTCCACCCGGTCTTGTCGCGAAGTTTGAGTATCTCCTTGTCTTCAGTAGTCCATCCTTGGCGTGCTTGTTCATGAGCCACAGTCCACCCGTTCTTGTCGCAAAGCTTGAGGATTTCTGGATCTTCTGTTGTCCATCCTTGTTTTGCTTGTTCATGAGCGACAGTCCATTCAAGATTACCACAAAGCTTGAGGATTTCTAGGTCTTCTGTAGTCCATCCATGAGATGCTTGAATATGAGCGACTGTTCGTCCAGAGTCGTTGCAAAGCCTGAGTATTTCCTTGTCTTCAGTAGTCCATCTGTGTTCTGCTTGAACGTGAGCTACACTTGTACCGTACTTATCACAAAGCTTGAGTATCTCCTTGTTATTTGTTGTCCATCCACGTTCTGCCTGTTGATGGGCAACAGTCCATCTATCTTTGTCATATAAATTGAGTATCTCTTTATCTTCTGTTCTCCATCCTTGTCTTACTTGTTCATGAGCAATAGTCCGTCCATCTTCGTTATATAATTTAAGTATTTCTTTGTCCTGGAAAAATTTGCCACTAAGTACTTGAATAAACGCTTGTTCAAAAGTATACGACTCCACTTTCTCACCTCCTATTCTAACAAAATTTTCTTGAAATACTTTTTTGCTAGATCATCAATATCGTAAAGTATTTCTTGTACTTTCTCCACTGGGAAATTCTTTTGGAGTTCTTGTACGAACTTTTCTCTGGTTTCCCCTTCAGGAGTCCAACCTGAATAACATGCTTGAACTTTTGCTACTAGGAAGTTACTTATGGTAGTTAAAACTAGAATCTCAGGGTCTTCTGTTACCCATCCTCGGTACGCTTGTTCGTGTGCTACACTTGTACCGTACTTATTACGAAGCTTGAGTATCTCCTTATCTTCAGTAGTCCAGCCATATCTCGCTTGTATATGAGCTACACTTGTACCGCTTTTGTTGCAAAGCTTGAGAATTTCCTTGTCTTCAGTGGTCCAGCCATGTCTCGCTTGTTCATAGGCTACACTCACTCCGTACTTATCACAAAGCTTGAGTATTTCCTTGTCTTCGGTGGTCCATCCTCGCTTCGCTTGTTCATGGGCAACAGTCCACCCGTTCTTGTCGTGAAGCTTGAGGATTTTTTTATCTTCAAAGAACTTACCTTTAGTTACTTGGGCAACCGCTTGCTTAAAAGTAAATACTTTCATTTTCTTTACCTCATTTAGGTTGTGGTTTCTATATTACTCTCCTTTCAGAGTCTGTTGGAAAAACTTTTTCGAAGCAGCTGTTATTAAACTGTTGAACCTCCTTACCGCAGATTTACAGAGCTCTTGCCGTATCTTTTCTTGAGTGTCTTCACTTGGTAACCAACCTGAACGCCTTGCTTGAATTTCTGCGACGGTAGTCCCTGATTTATCTGTGAGTAAAAGGATTTCTGGATCTTCTGTTGTCCATCCTTGCTCTGCCTGTAAATGTGCTACACTTGTACCATGTTTATCTTTCAACTTAAGTATTTTCTTGTTTTCTATCGTCCATCCGTGAGAAGCTTGTTCATGAGCAACAGTCCGATCATACTGGTTTCTTAACTTGAGTATCTCCTTGTCTTCAGTAGTCCATCCTTGTTTAGCTTGTTCATGAGCTACAGTCCATCCAGGGTTGTTACATAGTTTAAGTATCTCCTTGTCTTCAGTAGTCCATCCTTGTTTAGCTTGTTCATGAGCTACAGTCCATCCAGAGTCATCATGAAGCTTGAGTATTTCCTTGTCTTCAGTTGTCCACCCATGTTTAGCTTGTTCATGGGCAACAAACCATCCATCGTCATTACAAAGTTCGAGTATTTCCTTGTCTTCAGTAGTCCATCCTTGTTTAGCTTGTTCATGAGCTACAGTCCATACAGAATCATCACAAAGTTCGAGTATTTCTTTGTCTTCAGTAGTCCATCCTTGTTTAGCTTGTTCATGAGCTACAGTCCATCCAGTGACATCACAAAGTTCGAGTATTTCTTTGTCTTCAGTGGTCCATCCTTGTTTAGCTTGTTCATGAGCTACAGTCCGCCCAAAGTCATCATGAAGCTTGAGTATTTCCTTGTCTTCAGTTGTCCACCCATGTTTAGCTTGAACGTGAGCTACACTTATACCGCTTTTGTTGCAAAGCTTGAGTATCTCCTTGTTATTTGTTGTCCATCCACGTTCTGCCTGTTGATGGGCAACAGTCCATCCAGACTTTTTATGAAGTGTAAGAATTTCCTTATCTTCGGTTGTCCACCCTCGTTCTGTCTGAACGTGAGCTACACTTGTACCGTACTTATCACAAAGCTTGAGTATCTCCTTGTCTTCGAAGAGCTTACCCTTATTTACTTGAGCAATTACTTGTTTATACATTAGAGTGTCGTTTCGATTCATCTCCTACCTCCCAAACAAGATTTTCTCGAAATATTTTTTGCTAGATCATCAATATTATGAAGTATTTCTTGTACTTTCTCCTCTGGAAAATTCTTCTGAAGTTCTCGCACGAACTTTTCCTCGACTTCCTCCGCTGGTTTCCAACCTGAATACTCTGCTTGAACTTCTGCTACTAGGAAGTTTCCTGTGGCGGCTAAAACTAGGATCTCTGGATCTTCAGTTATCCAACCACGTTTAGCTTGTTCATGAGCTACACTTACACCGTACTTATTGCAAAGCTTGAGGATTTCTGGGTCTTCTGTAGTCCATCCTTGTTCCGCTTGTAAATGTGCTACGCTTGTACCGCTCTTGTTACAAAGTTTGAGAATTTCCTTGTCTTCCGTTGTCCATCCTAGCTCCGCTTGTTCGTGGGCAACAGACCGCCCATGGTTGTCTCTTAACTTGAGTATTTCCTTGTCTTCTGTAGTCCATCCATATCTAGCTTGAATGTAGGCCACAGCCCGTTCCCATTTGTCGTTTAACTTGAGTATTTCCTTGTCTTCAGTTGTCCACCCATGTTCTGTTTGAATATGAGCAACAGTCCATCTGGACCAGTCGGACAACTTAAGAATCTCTGGGTCTTCTGTTGTCCGCCCTCGTTTAGCTTGTTCATGGGCTACACTTATACCACGGTTATCCTTTAACTTGAGTATCTCCTTGTTTTCAGTTGTCCAACCATACTTAGCTTGTTTATGGGCAACAGTCCACCCGTTTTCGTCGTGAAGTTTAAGTATCTCCTTGTCTTCGAAAAACTTACCTTTATCCACTTGGGCAATCGCTTGTTCAAAAGTATATGTTTCCATTTTCTCACCTCCTTTTATCTTAGAACATTCTTAAAGAACCGTCTTAAAGCTTCGTTGATTGACGACATTAACTTGTTAAGCTCCTCTTCACTAAGTCTATAAGGTTCTTGTCGCAGTTTTTCTTGAATGTCTTCGCTTAGTGTCCAGCCTGAATAGCTTGCTTGAACTTCGGCTACCATTAAGTTATCACGAGTGGCTAAGACTAGAATCTCTGGATCTTCAGTTGTCCACCCTTGTCTAGCTTGTTCATGGGCAACAGTCCACCCATAGATATTACGCAACATGAGTATCTCTTTGTCTTCAGTTGTCCATCCTCGTTCTGCTTGAATATGAGCGACACTTACACCTTGATCGTCATCTAACTTGAGTATCTCTTTGTCTTCAGTCGTCCATCCTCGTTTCGCTTGTTCGTGAGCAACAAACCAGTTATTCTTATCACAAAGCTTGAGTATCTCCTTGTCTTCTGTAGTCCAACCATGTTCTGCTTGAAAATGTGCTACACTTGTGCCGTACATATCTTTCAATTTGAGTATTTCTTTATCATTTGTCATCCATCCATGTTTTGCTTGTATTTCAGCTACAGTGATTTCTAGTCTATCTACGAGAAAAAGAATCTCTGGGTCTTCAGTTGTCCACCCTTGTCTAGCTTGCTCATGGGCAACAGTCCACCCATAAATATTACGTAACATGAGTATCTCCTTGTCTTCGGTTGTCCATCCTCGTTCTGCTTGAATATGAGCGACACTTACTCCGTACTGATCTCTCAACTTGAGTATCTCTTTGTCTTCAGTAGTCCACCCTCGTCTAGCTTGCTCATGGGCCACAGTCCACCCATTCTTGTCGCAAAGTCTAAGTATCTCCTTGTCTTCAGTTGTCCAACCATGCTCCGCTTGTTCATGGGCTACAGTCCACCCATTCTTATTGTGAAGTTTGAGTATCTCCTTATCTTCGAAGAACTTGCCTTCATTCACTTGAGTGATTGCTTGTTCGAAAGTATACGCTTCCATTTTCCCGCCTCCTTCTATCTTAGAGTATTCTTGAAGAACCGTCTTGAAGCTTCGTTGATTGACGACATTAACTTGTTAAACTCCTCTTCACTGAGTCTGTAAGGTTCTTGCCGTAGTTTTTCTTGGATGTCTTCGCTTAGTGTCCAGCCTGAATATTCTACCTGAATTTCTGCAACAGTGACTCCCAGTCTTTCTGCGAAAAGAAGAATCTCTGGATCTTCAGTTATCCAACCACGTTTAGCTTGTTCATGGGCGACTGTCCACCCACAGACATCATGCAACTTGAGTATCTCCTTATCTTTAGTTGTCCATCCTTGTTCTGCCTGAATATGAGCGACACTTGTACCACAATTGTCTTCTAACTTGAGGATTTCCTTATCTTCAGTAGTCCATCCTTGTCTTGCCTGTTCATGAGCAACAGACCACTTATTCTTATCATAAAGCTTGAGTATCTCCTTATCTTCGGTGGTCCAGCCATGTTTTGCTTGTAGATGCGCTACACTTGTATCATACTTATCTTTCGATTTGAGTATTTCTTTGTCATTTGTTATCCATCCATGTTTTGCTTGGATATAAGCTACAGTATATCCATAGTCGCTATAAAGTCTAAGAATTTCCTTGTCTTCAGTTGTCCACCCTCGTCTTGCTTGTTCATGGGCGACAGTCCAGTTGGACCAGTCGAACAACTTGAGAATCTCTCTATTTTCAGTTGTCCACCCATGTTCTGCTTGAATATGAGCAACAGACCATCTGAAAGTGTCACGTAACATGAGTATCTCCTTGTTATTTGTTGTCCATCCTCGTTTCGCTTGTTCATGGGCTACACTTCGCCATGATTTATCGTGAAGCTTGAGGATCTCCTTATCTTCAGTTGTCCACCCTCGTTTAGCTTGTTCATGGGCAACAGTCCACCCATTCTCATCGTGAAGTTTAAGTATCTCCTTGTCTTCGAAAAACTTACCTTCATTCACTTGAGTGATTGCTTGTTCAAAAGTATACGCTTCCATTTCCTCACCTCCCGTCTATAAGATTTTTTGAGATATTTTTGGAAAAATTTTCTTGTAACTTCAACACGAAAAAACTTATTAAACAATTATAATGGTTCTTTCTTTGATATTTCTTGTTTGTTTATCTTGATTTATCTCGTTACACTAATAAGATTCTCTCGAAATACTTTTTCCTCAACTCGTTGATATCCTGAAGTATTTCTTGTATCTTCTTCTTTGAAAAGTTTTTCTGGAGTTCTTGCACAAACTTTTCCTTGACTTCCCCTTCTGGTTCCCATCCTGAGTATTTAGCTTGAACCTCGGCTACTGTTATGTCATCGTGAGTGGCCAAGACTAGAATTTCTGGATCTTCTGTTATCCATCCTTGAGATGCTTGAACATAAGCTACACTTGTACCACGATCGTCTTTCAACTTGAGTATTTCCTTGTTTTCAGTTATCCATCCTCGTCTAGCTTGAATATGGGCAACAGTCCACTCGTGGTTGTCTTTTAACTTGAGGATTTCCTCGTCGTTCGTTGTCCATCTTCTGCTTGCTTGTTCATGGGCGACTGTCCACCCACTGTCATTTTGAAGCTTGAGTATTTCCTTGTCTTCGGTTGTCCATCCTCGAGATGCTTGAACGTGGGCGACAGTCTGTCCAACATCATCGCAAAACTTGAGAATTTCTGGATCCTCTGTTGTCCAACCTTGAGAAGCTTGTTCATGGGCGACAGTCCACCCAGTATCATCATACAACATGAGGATTTCCTTGTCTTCTGTTGTCCATCCTCGAAATGCTTGTTCATGGGCAACACTCCACCCGTTCCCGTTGCAAAGCTTGAGTATCTCTTTATCTTCAAAGAACTTACCCTCATTTACTTGAGTAATTGCTTGCTTAAAAGTACACATCTCCATCTCCTACCTCCCGAATAAGATTTTCTTGAAATACTCTTTTGCTAGACTATCAACATTGTGAAGTATCTCTTGTGCTTTCTCCTCTGGAAAATTCTTCCGAAGTTCTTGCACGAACTTTTCCCTGGTTTCCTCTTCTGGGGTCCAACCTGAATAACATGCTTGAACTTCTGCCACTAGGATGTTTCTTATGGTAGCCAAAACTAGAATCTCTGGGTCTTCTGTTATCCATCTTCGAACCACTTGTTGGTGGGCAACTGTCCACCCGCTTATATCTTTCAACTTGAGTATTTCCTTGTCTTCTGTAATCCAACCTTGTTCTGCTTGAACGTGGGCAACTGTTCGTCCGTCCTCGTCGTGAAGCTTGAGTATCTCTTTGTCTTCAAAAAACTTACCTTCATTTACTTGAGCAACTACTTGTTCAAAAAGACACGCTTTCATGTTCTCTACCTCTTAACAGAAAAATTAAGGGCTTGAGATTAAATCTTCTCTTGTGTGTTTCTTGTTTACTTGAGTGACTACTTGATTGTATATTGGAACATTGTCTCGTCTCATCTTATTATTCCAACAGAGCTTCCTTGAAGTACTTTTTCCTCATCTTGTCAACATTGTGAAGTACTTCTTGCGCTTTTCTCTTTGAAAAGTTCTTTTGAAGCTCTTGAATAAACCTTTCCCTGGTCTCTCCTTCTAGCTCCCATCCTGAATGTTCTGCTTGAACTTCGGCCACTGTTACGCCATCATAAGTGGCCAAGACTAGAATCTCTGGATCTTCTGTCGTCCAACCTTGCTCTGCTTGAACATGAGCTACAGTTACACCTTGATCGTCTTCTAGTTTAAGTATTTCCTTGTCTTCAGTTGTCCATCCTCGTCTAGCTTGAATATAAGCAACACTTGTTCCGTGTTGGTCTTTTAACATAAGTATTTCCTTGTCTTCAGTTACCCAATCTTGTTTCGCTTGTTCATGGGCAACACTTGTTCCAAACTTATCTTTTAACATAAGTATTTCCTTGTCTTCAGTTGTCCATCCTCGAACCGCTTGTTCGTGGGCGATAGTCCACCCGTTCTTGTCCTGAATCTTGAGTATTTCTGGATCCTCTGTTGTCCATCCTCGGAACGCTTGAACATAAGCTACACTTATGTTATACTTGTTTTTTAATTTGAGTATTTCCTTGTCTTCCGTTATCCATCCTTGATCCGCTTGTTCATGGGCAACACTCCACCCGTTCTCGTTATAAAGCTTGAGGATTTCTGGGTCTTCGAAGAACTTGCCTTCATTCACTTGAGCGACTACTTGTTCGAAAGTGACACATACTCCCATTTTCCCACCTCCTTTTATTTTAGAGCATTCTTGAAGAATCGCCTTGAAGCTTCGTTAACTGATGATATTAACTTGTTAAGCTTCTCTTTACTAAGCTTATAAGGTTCTTGGCGTAGTTTTTCTTGAATGTCTTCGCTTAATATCCAACCTGAATAGCTTGCTTGAACTTCGGCTACAGTGACTCCTAGTTTTTCCGTGAGGAGAAGAATCTCTGGATCTTCAGTTGTCCATCCTTGTTCTGCTTGTTTGTGGGCAACAGTCAGCCCACTGTTATTTTGAAGCTTGAGTATTTCCTTGTCATCTGTTGTCCAACCTCGTTCTGCTTGTAAATGCGCTACACTTGTACCATATCTATCTTTCAACTTGAGTATCTCCTTGTTATTAGTTATCCAGCCTTGAGAAGCTTGTCTATGGGCGATGGACCAGCCACCCCCATCGCAAAGCTTGAGAATTTCCTCGTCATTCGTGATCCATCCTTGTCTAGCTTGTTTATACGCAACACTTGTACCATGATCGTCTTCTAACTTGAGTATCTCCTTGTCTTCAGTTGACCATCCTCGTTCTGCTTGTAGATGTGCTACACTTGTATTATGCTTATCTTTCAACATGAGAATTTCCTTGTCTTCCGTTGTCCATCCTCGAGATGCTTGTACATGAGCTACGCTTGTGCCACTCTTGTCGCGAAGCTTGAGAATTTCCTTGTCTTCCGTAGTCCAACCTTGATCTGCTTGAACGTGGGCGACTGTTCGCCCCATTCTGTCTTGTAACATGAGTATTTCCTTGTCTTCTGTAGTCCATCCTCGAGATGCTTGTGTATGAGCTACGCTTGTGCCACTCTTGTCGCGAAGCTTGAGAATTTCCTTGTCTTCTGTTATCCAACCTTGTTTAGCTTGTTCGTGGGCAACCGCCCACCCATACATATTATGTAACTTGAGTATCTCCTTGTCTTCAGTGGTCCATCCTTGTCTAGCTTGAGTGTGAGCAACACTCCAGCTTGACCAGTCGGACAACTTAAGAATCTCTGGATCTTCAGTTGTCCATCCTTGTTCTGCTTGTTTGTGGGCAACAGTCAGCCCACTGTTATTTTGAAGCTTGAGTATCTCCTTGTCTTCCGTTGTCCATCCATGTTCTGCTTGAACGTGAGCTACACTTGTACCATGATCATCCTTTAACTTGAGTATCTCCTTGTCTTCCGTTATCCAGCCTTGAGAAGCTTGTTCATGGGCGATTGTCCGCCCGAAGACATTATATAACTTGAGGATTTCTGGGTCTTCAAAGAACTTACCCTCATTTACTTGAGTAATTGCTTGCTTAAAAGTACACATCTCCATCTCCTACCTCCCGAATAAGATTTTCTTGAAATACTCTTTTGCTAGACCATCAATATCGTAAAGTATTTCTTGTACTTTCTCCACTGGGAAATTCTTTTGAAGTTCTTGTACAAACTTTTCTCTAGTTTCTCCTTCTGGAGTCCAACCCGAATAGTATGCTTGAATTTTCGCTACTAGGAAGTTACTTGTGGTAGCTAAAGCTAGAATTTCTGGATCTTCTGTTACCCATCCTCGAAACGCTTGTTCGTGAGCAACACTCACCTTGAACTCGTCACAAAGCTTGAGTATTTCCTTGTCGTTCGTTGTCCACTTGTGAAGCGCTTGTAAATGTGCCACACTTGTACCATTCTTATCACAAAGCTTGAGTATCTCCTTGTCTTCCGTTGTCCAGCCTTGAGAAGCTTGTTCATGGGCGACTGTCCACCCGTTCTTGTCGCAAAGCTTGAGGATTTCCTTATCTTCAAAGAACTTGCCTTCATTCACTTGAGCGACTACTTGTTCGAAAGTATACACTTTCATTCTCACCTCCTATTTCGATAGGATTTTCTTGAAGTATTCTTTCGCTAGATTATCAACATTGTAAAGTATTTCTTGTACTCTCTCTTCTGGAAAGTTTTTCCGAAGTTCTTGTATGAACTTTTCCTTGACTTCTTCCCCTGGAGTCCAACCTGAATAACGTGCTTGAACTTCGGCGACCGTCAAGCCGCCTCGAATGATCAAAACTAGAATCTCTGGATCTTCAAACACCCAACCTCGTTCTGCTTGAATATGAGCTACACTTGTACCATGGTCGTTGTCCAACTTGAGGATTTCCTTGTCTTCTGTTGACCATCCTTGATCTGCTTGTTGGTGGGCAACACTCCACCCACTTGTATCTTTCAACTTGAGTATTTCCTTGTCTTCAGTAGTCCATCCTTGTTTTGCTTGAATATGAGCTACACTTGTACCACTCTTATCGTGAAGCTTGAGAATTTCTGGATCTTCTGTTATCCAACCTCGTTCTGCTTGAATATGAGCCACACTTGTACCATGATTGTTCTCTAACTTGAGTATTTCCTTGTCTTCTATAATCCAGCCTCGTTCTGCTTGAATATGAGCCACACTTGTACCATACTTATCTTTCAACTTGAGTATTTCCTTGTCTTCGGTTGTCCACCCTCGTTTAGCTTGAATATGGGCGACTGATCGCCCATAGTAATCCTTCAGCTTGAGCATCTCCTTGTCTTCCGTTGTCCACCCTTGTTCTGCTTGTTCGTGGACAACTGTCCACCCGCTTGTGTTTTTCAACTCGAGTATCTCCTTGTCTTCAGTAATCCATCCTTGTCTAGCTTGAGTGTGAGCCACACTTGTACCACTTCTGTCGTAAAGCTTGAGAATCTTCTTGTCTTCTGTGATCCAACCTCGTTCTGCTTGAGTATGGGCGACTGTTCGTCTCCCATTATCTTCAAACTCGAGTATTTCCTTGTCTTCGGTTGTCCAACCTTGTCTAGCTTGTTCGTGGGCGACTGTTCGCCCTGTTACATCTTGTAACGCGAGAATTTCCTTGTCTTCAGTTGTCCAACCTCGTTCTGCTTGAATATGGGCGACTGATCGCCCCACTCTGTCTTGTAACATGAGAATTTCCTTGTCGTTCGTTGTCCAACCTTGTCTAGCTTGTTCGTGAGCTATACTTGTTTCATACTGGTCTCTCAACATAAGAATTTCCTTGTCTTCAAAGAACTTGCCTTCATGTACTTGAGCAACTACTTGTTCGAAGGTAGGCGTTTTCATTTCCTACCTCCTTTCTTTATTTTCTTATTACACTTGAATAACCTTTCCATAACTTGGCAACTTTGTCCCGTCAATCGACGGGACGATCCACAACACCTTGGAAAGCTTCTTAGGTTTCTCTGGAATAGTAACTTCTAGATCCGTCATGATAATTGCTAGTTTGAATTTCTCTTGTTCAATAATCTTAAAGGTCTCTCGTAAACTTGTGCCTCCACAGAAAACCCTCTTGAAAGTCCCTTTTCTTTCTAGTGTTTCTACTGCTCTTGAATCTAAATCATAAACTTGAGCTTCTGTGTCGAATAACACTAGTTTTCCATAAATGTACTTGAGGTTTCTCCTTAAAACCCCTAGAAACTCCGAGTACTCCTTGTTGCTTATTGATCCACTTGAATCAATTGCAACTAGAATCTTCGTCCTTGGATTGACGTATGCTGGAACATTATACCCACAACTTGAGGAGATAACGGTACTTCTTGGTGATCTTGCGAAGAAACTTATATCAAGACCTTGAGTTTTGAGGTTGTCGAAATAACTTGACAACTCATTCTTGAGACTAAGTCTTGATTTTGCTGCTGTGATTTCTTGAAGCATCTGGGAAGACGAGTTCCCCGCTTGTTTCAAACTTTCTTGAAGCTTGAAGATATCCACTTGTTTTCCCTCTTGTTGATTTTCGCTTCTCTCTTGTGCTTCTTCCTTGCTGATGAGGACTTGTACTGACTCTTGTAATACTTCTCCTGTTTCCTTGTTAATTACGCTTGTCTTGACAATCTCGATTGAATCTGGTTCTCCTTGACCTTGATTCTGTCCTGGAATTTGAACTTCTAGTTTCTCCACTTGGACTTCGGTCTTGTTCTTGAGAAGCCTATACAAGGCTTCTGCGCTTGTATCGCTTTCTGGATCAGGTCTAAACTTGTCAACTACTTGTATCACATTCTTAAGTATTTCTGGATGTTTCTTGAGGTTTAAACTTAATATTATCTTGTTAATCACGTAGTCTGTCGCTAGATTCCATAAAGCTTGATCTCGTTGCTGGTTGAATACTTCTAGACGCATACCTCTCTTGATGTGATCTAGAACATCGTGTAATGCCTCGTGTATTAATACTGCTACTTGTTCATCCCTTGTTAAACTCTTGTCAATAACAATCTTGTGCTTGTCGTCAATATACCCCGCAATTTGCGGGGCCACTTGTTTCAGATCTTCCAACTTGATTTCATATTCTAGAATTCTATTCATTGAAGTGTACTTGAATGCCTGTACCTTGAGTACACTTATCAACTTGTCTTCACTAAGCGTACTTGTATTCATCTTGTAAGCTCCTTACCTAGTTCTATGATAGTCTTGTATATATCTGGACTCTTGACTTTAAGTTCTTGTATGAACTCCATCTCCTTGACCTCAAAACACCTTCTTGCGAATAAGAACTTGATCTCGTCCTTGAACTGTTCAACGTACTTGAAGATGTTGGACTTTCTTGACACATCTTGTTCTTTACAATACTCTTGAGCAGAAATTAAGCTTGCTATAACTTGATCTTTAATACTTGACTTATATGACACTGTCTTGACTATCGTGTTAAAATCTTGATTCAGTAAATTCCAGAATTCTTGAAAGATTGATCCTGCTCTTGTGCCTACAACACCTAGAAGGAACCTTGGATCATTAGTCTTGGACAGCAGTCTTGAAGCGTATTCCCATGTCCTCGGACACGGGAACATTTCACTTGTTGGAGGCTCCTTGGTATAAAGCAAATCTGGATTTGCTTGAATAAACGCAATGACTCTTGAATCAAATCTGTCTTGTTGAGATCTTGCAAACTTGAGGAATACCTCTGGATCGGGCTCGTATTCGATAGCTAGATGGAGTCTTGACATAATCGGTGACTGGACTTCACTTGAGTCTGCAGAATCAATCTTGAAGTTTCCTGCTAGAATCACTTTGAGATCTTGGGGTACCTTGTAATCGTGAAGTTCCTTGTGTGTGAGGAGCTTGTAAAGAAAACGCTGTACTTGTGATGGGACTAGATGGAAGTCATCTAGAAACAGAACTTGATATCCACCCTTGATCAGCTCATCTAGCCAGAATGGCTTGTCAAATCTTGTTATACCGTCTTGACTTCTCGGGAGCCCTGCTGCCGACTCCCCTTGTTCATATAGTCTTGTTTCGTATACCTTGAGATTCAACTTGTTACACACTTGATAGATAATTTCTGACTTGCCGATTCCTGGAGATCCACTTATGAGAAGCTTGTCTACATCTTGGAGAACTTCTTGGAGGACTTGAAACAAGTCTTTTACTATAAGCATGACAACCTCCTTTTGGTTTAAGGGGTTTATCATTACCCTATAGAGCATCCCCCCGCTACTCTATAGGGTTTTTAAAAAAAGTGCCCCTCCCGTCCGGCTCGGGAGGGGCGTGCGAGGTCAGACGCGGAAATTAGAATCTAAATTTCCAACGCCTGATGATTTTAGCCCTAAGGGGATCGTGCGTATCCGGGACAAGATCTACTGGTCCCAGACCCTGTATGTAGAATAAATTCATCCTTACTGCTGGTTTCTTTAAGTTTAAGACAGCTCCCGGACGCAGCTCGACGTAACCACCGGTAACTGATAATACGGGCCAGTCGGATGCTGTTTCTTCCACTGGAGTCAATTTGACTCCAGTGGTGTCAATAATGCTTCTTAAAAGTGTGGCCTTTAACCCCCGGAGTTCAATTCTCCTCTTTTTTCCTTCCATGGCCTCTCCTCACTTGTGGGGGCTTGTTATCGGCACGGAGGAGGCGCCCCCTTTACCTCCTCCGGCCAGCCGGACTTCTATCATTATATATATCCAGACGTCACTTCTCACAGTTCACACTACAATGCTCCAGACTACAAGAGAGTAGTAGAATTCATCACAGAGGTCACGTCTCTCGAGAAAGACGGGTCTCACAAGCTCTCCCTCTCTCGTTAGAACGTGATCGACCTTCCAAGGCGTCTCCACTACGTCTTCCCTCAGATAAGCCAAACACTTCTGAACAGCGGAGGTCACAGACACACTACCCCTTCTCGCATCGACAATCAGCTTCAACAGATCTACAGGGATGCTCCTGTAGATACCTCCTCCCTTCAACGTCGTCACAAAGATGAACCCCCACGCAAACACGAATACTTCTTTCTCGGTACTCCCCTTCACTTTCACGAGTTCCATACCATTCCTCGCCTCAAGCACTGGCTCACACTCAACAGTGCTCACCAGACTAGATGGGAGGAACTCGAATCCTAAAGAAGGTTCACTTATGGAAAGATGTTGAAATCTCTTCCGAAAATCTGTCCAGAAGCTAGGGAAAACTACATCACCACTAACTTGTTCTCCTACTTGAATCAGTTTTGAGATTTTCCATAATCTCATAGATCTCTTTCTCCATCGTCTCACCTAAACGAGGGTAAACTTCAGTAATATCGGCCTCGTTTAGCAGGAATCGAAGCCCTCTACTCTCATTGTAATCAAACTCTGTAACAGTAACAGCTTGGTCAAGCTTCACTCCCCTTGAGACCATGCACGTATGTACACAAGCCATCTTAACATTAAGAAAGATAGGATCAAGCAACTCTATAAGCGACCTCGCAAAGTTATACGTAAGCTCTTCTTGAACGGAAGGTCTTCCACACTGATCAGAGAGAAGTCTTTGAAATTTGGAAAGCCCTAAAATCCAGTTTTTAGGGAGGTACCTGACACGTGCATGACCAACAAAAGGAGCAAGATGATGAGCACAGAATGCCTTCACAACAAGATTCTTCACTTCAACAACTGTATTCTTACTTCTGTTATCGAACAACGTCTTCGAATTCCGAGTTTCATTTACAGTTCCCGAAACCCTCATGAAGATCTCATCTAGAAACATCTTAGACAACCTACTTGGAGTCTCAACTAGGTGCTGATCATCTCTCCAGTTTTCTCCCGAACCTTCAAAGATAACATCAAAAATATCACAGAACAGCTTCTCGATACGACTTTTCTTATCCATTTCATCCTCCTATGGCAAAATAGATTTAAGAGACGGGTCAAACACATTTAAATACGACTGGATCAACTCAAGAGTAGCTGTAGTTCCCTTAAGATGCTTTGTATTCGAGTCAAAAAGCGTGTTAAAGATCAATCCCATCTTTCCGACGAAATCATCACTCTGCTTCGTAAGGATATCATACAACAACGGCAAAGAATCATAAGAGATCAAGCAGAGAGTTTCCATCTCTCCGACGCGCTGACCAGTGTCTTTGAACTCCCTCTTGGGTTGCAAGTACTTACTTGATAGTTTCCCCACGGATCTAGCGGAGATCTTATACTCGGCAAGATGGACAAGTTTCATATAATAAAGCCAGCCACTATTTAAGAAATGAAACGTTCCTGTCTTGGGATTCCTACAGATCTCGATAAAAGGATGCGTTTTCCTCACATGATACTTCTCAAGTATATTCTCCTCGCTCAGAGAAAATATATCTTTGATATACTCGATATTTACTTCTACTTCTCGCTTAGAAGCAGAAAGTGAATACACGTTAAAATCACTCTTGTTAGGTGTCTCGATAAACTCTTCGACAAAATAACAATTTGGAATGTACTTGAAAGCCAAGTTTTCAATTATCTCTAGTGGAGGGCACTCATAAGGTGGGGCAACGAATGGCCACCAAGTTCTTTTTAGAAATTCTTCAGTTTCAGACGGTCTCTTTTGAGCTGATTCTCTAAGGTCTTCAATTACGTTCATAATATATTTTGAAATAAATTTAGAGTCGGAGTAATCAATTGTACTGTAGAATGTAATTAATTCTTGAAAGAGTTGTTCTATGTTTCCACTCTTTACTAATTTCGAGATCTTTTTGTTGAAATAATATATTATTCGTGACGTAATAAGTTCATAAAATGTTCCAACGTTCATTCTACTGATAATGCTCATAGGATTTAAGATGACCTCAGTCCTCTGAAAATCGGGATAACAGATGGGCATCGTATCCTCTTCGCATATCAGAGAAACCACACCTTTTCCTGCATGTCTATTCGTAATCTTATCCCCGATGGAGATGTTATCATGTTTTTCTTTGCAAACTATCTTGATTACTGCCGACCAATCCTTCTGTTTATCTGCCAAATCACCCTGTAATCCCAGAACACACGACACATCAAACAGGGTTTTCTCATCAACTCCTTTATTCCTCAAAAACTCAACGATATCTTCTTTTTCTTTAAGCTTCCTTGCAAGAAAACCTCTAAATGGACCAGGAAGATCAGGGTTGATCTTCTTATTAGGGATTATATCACTATAGATGATCTGGATATCAGTCTCGAACACTACTTTTCTCTTTCTAAGCGATAAATCTATAATCTCCAAAACTTTAGAAAATTTAGGAAAAACGCTATCAGGCTGTGGAAGCCAAAAACCGTTTTTATGAGAAGGGACTATAAACTCATTGTCTTTTAGGATTATTATTTCTTCTCTGACTTTAAAACTTGAAAATCTTGGGGTAACATGAGATGAAATGACATATCCATCCTCGTAAGCAAGTGGATGACTCATAATACTTGTATACACGTTGATACCAAAAGCAACTACTTTTTCAACGTCTCCCCAGGCGGTAAATCCTCGAGGAACAACTATAATATCGTCTTCTTCTACATGTTGACCCACCTCACAGAAAGCCTCTTCATGAGGCGATAGCTTGATAAACTCCCATTCCCCTGTGTCTGTTTCTAAGATTATGAATGAATCATGTATAAACTTAACTGTTCCACTTTTCATGAGTCTATACGAATCAAGAATAGCTTTCTCGTATCCCGTAACAACCCAAGGGATTTCGGGTTTGTTAAGGGAAAGTTGTTGTCTTAACTGAGAGGCTGACATCTGTAGCCTATTCCCATCATTAAAGTTGGCGAACGGTGTTAAAGATAGATGTAAAGTTAATGGATTAATCCCCATTTATTGTACCTCCTTTTTCTCGTTGTCTAATGATTCTTAGTAAATTCTCGAAACCACTTTCAAAAACTCTTGAAAGATGTTTGTATTCCTCATTGAGTACTCCTTTAAACCTTCCGTACGAATCAAGTTGTATATCAACGGAAGGCCACAAGTTGATACCAGTCTTATCTTTATCTGGAGTAGTGATTGGATCTAGATAAAAAATCTGTGACGAATGAATATCCCTGTAAAATTCATCAAGCTCTTTTGCTGTGTAGCTTGTTTGAGTTCCACCTGTGTGAACAGAAGACGAATGTTGGGCTCCATTCGAAGTTAATATTGTAACTTTGTTTTTATTTGCAGTGAAAGCTGTCGGAGAAAGAAATTGTTCAAGCTGAATATAATTGTACATGTAAACGGATGGATCGAGTTCTACTCTCGACCTTACTTCTTTTTTAGTTTTCGTGAACTTCCTGTGTTTCGTAAGGATATCTTTGATGATATCCTTTACTGCCGCGTTATATAGTATTTCTTCTTCATTGACGATCTTTTTATGTCTAAGGGTTACACCAGACTCAGTGTCATATTCTAACGACTCAAGCTCTTTCGATGGCTTTAAGTTAGTTATTTTGATGCTCGAACAGGCCACGGACGTAGTTTTTATAAGAAGATCTACTATATCTTCACAATACTCTTTTACATAATCACACAGGCTCAAACTACAAACAAGAACGGAATTATTAAAATTTAGATTCTCTGATTTCTCCATTTTTATAATTTGCTTCTTATCATAAAGCTCTCTAATACCCATTTCTTTAAGCTTATCCTTGTGTTTTTCGAACAGCTCTGGTCTCTTGGAACAGAGATAAGTAAGATACTCTATAAGTGAATCACCCTTATACCTTGTCCCAAAATTAAGATTACGATCCACATAAAGATCGATATCAAGATCGATCATTCTTGTTCGGACACAGACTGTTTTATCATCCCAAAGAGTTTCTCTAATACATTTTACAATAAAGTATTCATAACCTTTTATAAAGAACGCTCCATTGTTGAGCTTCTTTAGTATAGGAAATTCATACTCTACTGTAAAGTTTACATCTTGTTGTTTAGTTTTAAACGATAAGACAATGAAATCAGAGATGTAAGTATTTTTTATCACGTCATTTTGCTTCATTATCTCATTATAAGAAAAATCAAGTCCTAAATAACTAGCTACAGATGTACAAGCTTTTATAATCTTCTCCTTCAATCTGTCAGGTTTATACTTTAGGAACTGTGGTGTATTAATAGGACGCTCAGGAAGCACTGTAAACATAACAACCTCCTTTTTGAGATTAAAGACTCAAAAACAAGTAAATTCCATCAAGTGGTGTCAACTTGTTCTGTTTAAGCTTATTCTCTAGAAACTGTTCAACAATAATGTTTTTCAGGGCCAAGACTGGATTCTCAAACAACAGTCCAAGAGTCTTACTCTTCTTTGTAGGTATCTGCTTGACTGAGTAAAGGACTAACGAAGAAATTTCCGGCTTGTTTTCCAAGGAAAGATAATGTTTCCACGAAACTTCTGTAACCTGACCATTACTACTATCTTTCAGTCTCACATATAACCTTTCCATTGTAACGATTTCGAAATGAATTAGTTGGATGTTTGATAATTCCGAATAATGTCTCCAGATGGTCAACATATCACTAAAGACTGAATCTACACTTCTATAAACTTTTGATGAATCGAAGTACTTAATAACATCTCTAAGAGTATTTGTTACGTCTTCTGACTTACCTGTACCTTTTAAATCCTTGGCTACACCTCCCGTGTGAAAAGTTCTTAGAGTTAGCTGAGTTGTTCTCTCTGAAATACTTTGAGCGGCTATTATTCCAATAAATTTTGAGGATGGATTAAAAGGGTAACATGTTCTACAGATACCTTTTTGTATACTCTTACAGGTAAGAGGACTTCTTAACCAGATGTCTTTACCAACGATTTCTTGGGGGTTGACTACTTGTTTAAGAACGACGTTGTTTTTCTTAGGGTCTTCGTCTGTGTAATATCGTTTTAGAAGTGCCCTTGCAAGTTTTTCATCGACATTTTCAAGTTTTATAAAAGACGGTTCTTTCTTATAGGAACAATCGTCTATGTTAAGATTCAATAAGGCATTACATGCTGTAAAAGCAAGTTTTCTAAACATATATCCCGACTTGCTTATCGAAGATATTGTATCGATAAGAGCCTTTCTTGTACCCTTCGCAGATATAAACGTTTCCTCTGGTTTGAGTCCTCTTAGATACGAACTTTTCACAGGAGTCTGAACAACTCGACCCCTAAAATCGGTCACAAATCCTCTTGCCATACTTATCTGTCTAACTTGAGAAAAATCACCACGAGCTCCAGAAAGTATAATATCTCTCTTGTTAAAATTTTCTTTGAGATACTCTTCCATATCATTGAGCTTTTTCATGACTTCAAGGTAATCATTTGAGTCATCTATTAGAAACTTATCTTCCATCAATTGACCATTCTTATCATACATAAAATCTAGAAGTGAAAGAGTAATAGGATTTCGAATGATCTGTTTATCAGCAAGTTTACACAACTTATCAGTTACTGTGATATCACTAATCTCTGATAGTAACTGTGCTAGACGTTTTTTCGTTAGTGGTTCGTCACCTATTGGCTTTCCTACTATCGACTCTATTTTCTTTCGACCCTCTGGAGTCTTCGAAAGAAGGTATAGCCCATAAACGATGTCTTGTTTAGGAACGAACTGGTAACTAGATCCATTTTGAAAGTTAATACACGCAGTTTTTGAGGCAGGTGACATCTTCTGCCAAACATCTTGTTTGTTATCAAACACTCTTATTAAGCTTACTGTGTCAAAGACAAAAAGTCCATTATTTACAGCAAAAGTAAAGTTGTCTTCTACGGTAAAATCGAAAGCAGTTCCATGTTGATCATATAGTTCTATTTTTAGGTCATCGAGACTAACAAGTCTGACTTTAGAAGACCTCGGGGAAATCATTACGAAGAAGTGATTTTCTTTATCGATGTCGAACAGTGACACTCTTTTATAAGATCTATCACGTCTATCAAACACTATATACCCATGATCCTTAGTCCCGTATAGAGGTTTCCACTTTTTGGAATTTGTTTTTGATATGCTATATAATTCAACATTTTGGTGAACAGTAAACTCAAGAATTCTTTTCTTCGAAACTTCTCCTGTCTCGAGGTTGATTGAATCGATGTATAATTTTTTGAGTGGTGTATAGTGTAGAACTACTCTTCCATCCTTATGTTCCACGAACTTAGTCTGACGAAACCAAATCTCGTTGTTCATTGCTCGCCTCCGATTCATCTTTTTCTTTGCTACTTACTTCTTCATCTTGAGGCTCACTTGACTCGTCTTCTTCATCTAAAACATCTTCTTCGTCGACTGTATTTTCAACTTTTTCAAAGATACCTTTAAGAAGATCAGAAATGTTATAATTACACTTTGCGAAGTTAATAGAATCGGTATAGCTATATGATATCTTGTAGTTTTGAGTATTAGGATTTACTTGTATAAACCAGAACACAATAGTTTCATCAAAGAGATCTTCGATTTCATCAATAAAATCTTCCAGTTGAATTTTAATGAATGATCTGATAATAAAGTCCAAGTCTTTACTATTAATCTTTCCAAATGGAAAGAGTGAAAACGCTATGTTGTTAATTTTGGACTTTAAACCTTTTAATACATTGATTCTAAGGTCGTTTAACAAAATCGTATCACTGAGGATTTTCAAAAAAGCACCATCATTCTCTTTCTCATAAATTTTGTTTACTATTACGTGGTGCGGTAACTGAGTCACTGGAACTACTACAAACTCAGTGTTTTGTGTTTTAAATGCCTCGTTAATAGCCTGAGTCTGGTCTGTCTCTGAGACAAAGATAAATACATCCATCTTTAACTCCTCCTCTCTGTTGTTTTGTTTAAATGATGTGATAATGTTTGGCAGTGTTGCTCGAAAAGCTTACTAAGATGCCCTTTAAAAACTTCTTTACCTTCTTCGTTGTAGAGTGTTACTGTTCCTACAACTGAGTCACCATCAAAATCAGCGTTCATTGGATCACATAATGTTCTGGGAAGTCCTATTGATAGATGGTCCCATGTTTCAGCTCTCACAGCAAACATAGAACCTCTATGCAACGTAGGTTGTCTGTTAATAATAAAGATCTCCTTTTCGAGAAGACGGTTAAGTGTTTGCTTAATCTTCTCTTTTATCTCTCTTGGAACTTTATCAGTGTTAGGATCGTTTTTGACTTCGTTGATATACTCGATAATTGAGTTAAAGGGAAGTTGTAGTTTGTTTGTTAAGCTTTTCGTGATATCCATTCTAAAAATCTCAAGAGCCATAACATAAGGCATACTTATCTTGAAACTTTCATTCAGAGAAGGGACTATTGTAGCCCTTCCTGTCCAGTCACATCTTTTACCTGCTGCACCTCTTAGTAAACCCTCCTTTCCTTTGAGTTTTTCGATAATTACATCTCTTAAGTCATCTACTGCGTTTTGAAGTGAATTTCTTGAAATCTCTGTGATTAACTTACCCTTGACTTGATTCTTGGTCAATTCTTCATGTAAGACGATCGCTTGGTATTTTACTGAAATTTCATCGATAATATTCTCGCTGATAATTGGTCTTAAATCAGGAGGTATTACAATAACATGTTTACAAAAGAAGCGACCTATTTCTACTAGTCTATACAGGGTTTGGACGATCTCGTTTTTCTGATAGGAATGTATATCTTTTAAAACTTCTAAAGCTTTAGGTATATCTAAAAGGGACTTGACTACTAATTCGTCATCTTTCTCTTCGATATCGTCTTCTAGATCTACAAGTTTAATAACTTGTTTAGGTGTCATGTTGGCTTTATTAAAAATCACCGCATTATTAGACTTAATAGATGTGTATAGATTCTTTATAAGTTTGGGTCCTCTCTTGATAAGAATGTACGTTAACCCACTAATTATTTCTTGACTTAGCTCAATAACTGCGTGTTGATTCCTTCGAAGAAGAGATGTGGTGTATGGGATTCCACACTTGGGACACTTTTCTCCCTCCTTTTTGAAGACGTAGTCATTACACCAACATGTCCAACTCTCGAGTGGTCCGAAGATCTGCTCGCTATATAAACCTTCGGGATGGAACTTAGTTGACTTGCCGTGTCTGATGAATAACTTTGATGATGTAACTTTTGGAAGATTGGTTATGTCCATGGCTACCTCCTTTCTCTGTTTTTATATATAATACTTTTTTTCAGAAAAAAAGCAATTTTTTTGTTCTAGAGATAACGAGACTAAAAAAACAAAACATTAAAAATAGTCTATTTCTTAGGTTTGTTCTAAGTTCGATCAAATTACTCTACGAACTTATCTTTTCGTTACTCTTCTGTGGGTTCTCTTCATGTTTAGGTAATTTCTCCTCTGTAGGCGGAGAAACCAGTTTAGCCTTCAAAACCTGTAATGACTCTGAAGCCACACCTAAAGCAAATAAGTTGTTGTATACCTCCTCCGCAAGAAATTCTGTATAAACAGATTTTCCAAAAATTTTCTGAGACTTGAGAAAGAAGTAATACAAGTATTGAGCAAACATATCTTCTGTGCTTTTAAGAGTGTTCTTAAGAGTGGTAAGGAGTGCTCTCACGAAAGCTATATTAGGTGAAAGAATGATATTTGCTGCGACGTAACAGAGACAACCGATAAGAGGAAACTTGTCTAAGGTTTTCTCGAAAGTTTCGTATAACAAGTCAGTGTTGATGTTGATCTCTGACAACATACTTCTCTTTGTAAACTCTGCTCTTAGCACTTCCTTAGCCTTACTGATAAAAGGAGTGTTGACTTTTTGAAGACGTTCATCTTGAGAAAGAATATAGAATATAATTATCCATACTAGAGCAATTCTTTTGGTGACGTTTGTAACTTTGATATTGTTAAGAACGAGTTCCTTTGAGTTCGCATCATAAGAGACGTTGTCGATATTTTCTTTAAAATGTTCGGAGGAAACGACTTCTTGGATTTTCTGAGGAGTTGATAAACTCGACAAAAATTCGTTTAGCACTGTCTTCGAATCTAGATCCTTTGCCTCTCTTAGAAACGAGCAAAAGCCTTTGTAATACTCTTGGAGGAATTTAGGATTTTGATTGTTGTGAAAATAATTCTCGAGTACTAACTTCTGTTCTAGACGTCTACAAATTTCCTCTGTAAAAAACATTAGTGGTCTCCTTTAGAAGTCGTAAACAGTATACGTCTTGAAAAGACTTTCAGCTTTGAAATAGTGACGGAGGTTGAAATGGTTCTCGAGGATCTTTACTGTCTCTGGGTCTGCTTCTGTGACAATACTCTGTTCTATTGAACGAACGCGTTGTATCTTCGCATCATCATGTGAAGGTACGCTAACAGCATCGACTGCAATTAATGTAATGGGAGGTTCTACCACATCGTATTTTCCATCATTCCTCAAATTTTCTGCTATTGCTCTTATTGAGAATCCAACTTGGACTCCGTCTTTTATGAGATTACAAAGGATTTGACCGTTTGGTGTGTCCAATGTCTCTGCGCGCCCTACTAAAGTCTTTCCTTCAAACCAAAGATCCGTAATTGCGTGGGACATTTCTTTGAATTTTAAAGTGATATGACGGATACTTGATCCGTATTCATCAGAAGAAGGAAGAGGATGATCGAGCTCTCCCCCGAAGTTTTTCTCTTTGAGACGAGGTTTAATAGACGAAACAGCCTGTTTCATGACTTCTAAAGGGTAGACTCTCCCATTTCGATTAGGAATATCAGAAGTATGAAAGATTGCTTCAAAAACGACTTTTCTGTTACCTGTTTGGCTTTTTAGTCGTATTCCCCGAGACGGTGACTCAACTATTAGAAACAAACTTTTATCCTCCTTCTTTTAGAACACTTCTTGTTTGTTCAATCATCAGAAAAAGTTGCACACGATTTAGAGGTCTCCCAAAACGTAACACTTTTAACTCTTACCCTTCGGAATTCTTCTTTCTCGGCGATGTTTAAATTGATATAATCATAGAAGAATTTCGCCATATTCTCTGCTGTTGGAGGGAATGAAATTTCTACAATCTTGATGTAATTACAGAAGAAATTGTTATTATTATCTGTGGAATCTTCACAGAGTTTCTTTTTTAACACTCTGAAATCTTTTGCAACTTCTGAGTGTAAGATAAGTGTATGATCTAAACTCTTAATAAGAGGCTGGATAATGTCGTTTAAAAAATAGAAATCAACCACCATTCCAGTTTTAGGGTCAACATCGTTGCTTTCAAGCTCAACTTCTACCTTGAACGAGTGACCATGAATGAACTTACAAGGTGTTCCTTGAACTTTTTCGGATTGTGTGTTAATACAATGGGCTGCTTCAAATTCATAGGTTTTCTTAATAGTAAATGGCATGATGTTTACCTCCTTCGTTTAGTGGTTTTTACTCTACTTCTCGTAGAAGTTCATGAGTACCTCTTTCTATAGACGTTATCTTATACGAGCTTGCTTCTAGTGATGTGATAATCTCTTTGCAAATCTCGTAGGTTTTTTGTATTGTGTCGTGTTTGTTATTCTGATTGTAGTTGTTGCATGTATACACGTCTAAAGACACATAACTATCTTCAGGCCACGTATGAACTGTGATATGTGACTCAGAGATAATAACTCCAGTAGTAAGACCACAAGGATGAAACTTATACACAAAAAAGTTGAGTACACAAAGGCTATACTTGTTACAAAGATTGATAAGAAGATCACGCATAAAGATTTGATCATCGATCTTTGTATTGTTACAGCCGAAGCAATCAATGATGTGATGAATCCCTTTAAAAGAGTGTTGCACAGTCATCTCATGATATTACCTCCTTTAAAGAAATAAAAAACTAGTCTGGAGGTGAAAACTACTTTACTGTAGCAGTAGTCTTAGCTGGAACGATAACTTCAGCAGTTCTTCTTGTTATATTTTCTTCAGACTGAAGAACTTGCTGTTGAGATATATTTAGAAATTGTTGAAAAGAGTCTAAGTATTGATTAATTTTCTGACGTTTTTGAGGGTCGTCGTTAGGAATAAGTTTTTCTAGAATTTGACGTAGTTCGTTAGAGTGTTTCGCAACGATAGTTTTTAGAAGACGGATCTTCGTCTCAGAAGGTATTCCCTTCATACTCAAGGTCTTGTGGACTTCTGTTTTTAGGGTTTCAAAGACTTTTGAGTAAATTGTAGAGATATTTCCTTCGTTTTGCTCACGAACTCTCCGTCTATTATCAACATATTCAGCAAAAGTTAAACTTTCGGGGATTCTTCCAAAGAGGTCTTTTTGTAATTTTTCATACGGATGAGTTCTTCTAATGACGACAACACAGGGTTCTCCAGGAAACGCGTACCTACTCTGCATTGTTCCATAGATGAAGATGTTGACAACTTTATAGTCTTTATTTCTAACTCTTATATACTGGTTTACGCTTACAAGGTCTTTTGCGAGACACTCATATGCGTCGCCTTCTTGGTATCTGAGTTTAACAGGTCTTAAAAACTGTAGGTAACGCGATTCAATCTTTTGTTTCACCAGAGCCCTCCATTAACACCTGATAATCTGTCTAATTTGTTCATCTTGCTTACTTCTCAACTAAAATCGATAATATTTGACCATTGGAGAGTGGACCGTTAACAACAATCTGATTTGACTGAATTTCAAAACCATACGCTGTTCCAAACACAGTGATAGGTTTTAAACCTGTGTAGACGCTATTTGGGATAACCAGAGTTTCGTCGATAGTTACGTCTCGAGGAACTCTATACTCGATAACACTTGTCTCTGTTACATCGTACTGACATATTCTACCAAGTGTGAACGAGAAGGAAGGAGGTCTTAAACCTCTATGAGTTGCTGGAACAAAGGATTTTCCTCCCATATTTTTGAATATTTGCCTTAACGCCTCTTCTATCAACCAGATAGGAAGGTTTGAGATCTGTAAGAGAAGACGTAGAACTGAAGCAATCTCTGTGAGTAATCTTAACGCCTCCTCTAGATCAAGACCTCCTTGTATGAATTTTAAGATGAGTGTAAAAAGTTGCTCAACACTTATTCCAAGTCTTCTGGCTAGATCGAGTATGGCTTGAGAAAGTTCTTCAAGAGAGATTTCGATCTGGGTGTTAGAAAGGGTTTTCTTAATGATAAGCACTTGACGTCCATAGTCAAAATATGCTAAACCGCTAAGAAGTTGTAAGATCAACTGTAAAAACATATAAGTAAGATTCATAAGTTGAGGAGGATTACCCGTAGAAAGTATTGTAAAGAACTGACTCGTTCCAAGAAGAGGGATTACTACTATAGAAGAGAGACAGAAGCCCTCTACAATAAAAGAAAACCCTGATTTAAACATGGGAAGCTTATCAGAACCTAGTTTCTCTGACTCCTCCGTTAACGCTGTTAGTGTAATTTTAGGAGCAATATTAAATCTTAAGTGAGGTCTTGACTCTCCTGTCTGATTAACTACTTTTACCACAGATCCAGGAAACACAGTATTCCAATCTGTTGATGGGTAATCTTCGAGTAGTCTATATGGAAGTGGGATTAATGCATCCACTTTGTAAGGCTCTACAATCCTATTGAGTCCCTTGAAGTGAAGGAGGAGACTGTAATCGAAGTCAAGTTTCTGATACACTGACTCAAAGAGTGCATGACAATCTACAGTTACCTTGATATAAGTTCTTTGTAAGTATACTGCCATATCTTTTTCAACGTGCATCTTTGAACTCTTACTTGTTACAGTCTCCATCAACGAACACATCGCTGGAAAATTCCAGAAGAAAGGAGTCACACTTTCGTCAGGTTCTATTGCTGTCGGATCAAGAGCTAAAGCTGGTGTTGCGACAGTCTCAGAACCAATAACTGCAGTCTCTTTTAGATTAGAGGGCGACTCTATAAGAGTCTTTCCTTGGAGAGCTGCGATAAATTTATTGTAAGTTGTAACCACTGAAGTCCTGAAAATCGGAAAAACTTCAGTGGTTATATAGTGTTTAAGAGAGTCAATGAGAACTCCAACACTGTAATGAGTGTATTCGAGTAAATAGTGAGTCGACTGGAACTGAGGCATCAGTTACTCCCTTGAATCTTTATTCCTAAAGATACTTCGACGTTGATCTCTTCGGATTTAATTGACTTGGAGAAGTCGTCGATCTTCTTGACAAGCTCTGTGAGGATTTGTGAGTCTTTTACTTTTCCGTGAACTATGATTTCAATGTTAACTTTGTTGTTTCCAGAGAATTTCTTTTTCAAGAGATCCACGAGGTTACTTGCAGGAGCCTCGTTTTCTTCTATAATCTCTTCTTTGTCATAACAATACGTCAAATCTTCCGAAGGCCTTGACTTCCGCTCTTGAATAATCTCATCTTTAATTTCATCTGGTATCGACGTGTCGATAGGCATTTGTTCTAATTCACTTAAGACTGAACTTTGAAGATCTAGATTCATGTTTTTCTTTCCTCCTTCTTGTTTGAACTCGAGACTGTAAAGTATATGATCTCTCTTAAGAGAATTGGAGAAGTTTTCTCTAAAAACGTCTACTGAAGAAGAGTACGTTACTGTTTGAAAGAACGTCTTATATTCGATAAACTTATTGTAAATATCTCTGAAATTTGATCCTTCGATTTCGTCTTCGATACTATAGAGTATCTCATCGAATACAAGAAAAGGAATACCAAACACAGGAATAGTGCATCCTGCTACAGGGTAACCACTTAGGAAAAGTTGGTTTTTAAGAAGTGGATGAAATGAGTCTTTTTCATCCAGTTCATCAACTTCGTAGAGGAATATACTGTTATCTAGGATCTTTTCTTGAAACTGGTTGAAGAGCCTCTCGATCACGTCTTTAAAAGACTCTAGGTTCTGGGTAATTTCCGAGATTCTCTTGTACGCATCAAGATGATCGAATACAAAAAGTCCCATGTAACTAAACCAGAATTCAACATTGTTTAAAGTGATGAAGTCCTTGAGACTTCTTCTCGCTAGCTTCATTAAGATGTTGGAGTTTGTGTCTTTCAAGATGTCTTCTAGAAATTGTCTCGTTGGAAGTTTACCATCTTGGTACGACTCGTATATCTTCAGTAATGGAGTAGAGAGGACATCACTGTTAAGAATCATCTTGTTAACTTTCTCTATAAACTCTTTGTTTGGAACCTTACGCTGAAATTCCTCAAAGACGTTTTCTAACTTAAAGTTTACAATGTCGTGGAAGAGTCCTACAGTGTCAAGAAACGCGGCTATCTTGCTTAAAGCAAGATAGAGCCAGCTGTTAAAACTAAATATATACGAAGTGTCTATAGAACTCTGAAGGGCTGAAAAGTATTCTACAATCAAGAATGGGATTAATCTAAAAGATAAATAGGACTTAAGTCTTTCAAAATCTTGAACTTCCAAACAATACTTTAGTGCTCTAAGTCTTCTAGTAATTACGGACGTCTGGATCGTCGTTGGATCATCTTTACCATGAAGATCGAGACACAGCTTTGTTAACCATATAAGCCTCTGGGCGTTCTCCAGAGAGTCGTTGTTAAAGAGATACTCAATGTCTGTAACTATAGGACTATTTAAAGTAGAAGGTAGAGAGCTTGATATTTCATCATGAATTAAACTTGTTAAAACCACGACAAGTTCATATACACTATCTTGAAATGATGATGTTAAGTTTTTTGTTGTTGAAGCAAACTCTTTGAGAGTGTTTTCATCTAGCTGTTCTTGAGCCGCTTTGTAAATCTCTTGGAAAGTAGAGGAGAGTTCGTTGACCTTGGAAACAGACACATAAGTTAAAAATCTATCTAGATCAGAAAGTTCAAGTGGATCGTGTATCCTTATAGAGCCGTCTAGATCCACTTTCAAGCCACTTATCTTTTCTTGGAAGATTCTAATTTTTCGTGGAACGTCGCTTAAATCTATGTTGTTTAAACTCGTTACTCTCTTCGATATCGTTTCAACTGTCTTTCTAACTTGAAGCGATGTAAAGACTTCAGGAATTGAGAGACTGTATAAATTCTGAGGTATTACAGGTTTTGAAAGATACCTGTCAACGCTAATTTTGTCAGAGACTTCAATAGGTATTGAATCAAGTCTCGCTAATTTTCTTGGAAATAAATCTGAAACTGTTCCAAGAGAAAGAAAGAGACTCTCTAATTCAATGTCTCTTAAATTACTCATATACCCCTTCATTTGTCTACCTCCTTTGATTTGAGTAAAAAGTCGAGTAATCTTATCGATAACTCCTGATGTTTCCTATCCTCAATTATCTCTTTCGCCTTTAAGTTATAAGAAAATATTACACTGTCTAAATCTTTTAGGTCCACTATCGTTTTCTTATCAAATATAAATTTCTCCAATGTTTCTGGAAGCTTTACCTTTTTGAGATGGAGCTCTTTTATAAGCTGAGTGATTTCAGGAATAACCTTTATAATCACGTCCCCACTAACTGAGGGACAGATCCAAGAAAGTTTCTCAAAGTGAGGAAAGATGCTACTATGAAGAGCGTTGGCCTTGCGATAACCAATCACATTTTTACGAAAACTCTCTTTATCGGAGACGATGTAATAAGTCTTTTGAATAGCGTCGATAACTATCTCAGGGTCGATACTCATAATATTTGAGAGAGTATCATTGGTGGAAAAGTACTCATACTTTTTAAATGTCTCTAAGATGTTTTTTATTTCCTTTTTTGTCTTCTCTGAGGAATTAACCTCCCTATAGATGAAATAAGAAGAGGCTATAAGCTGGAAAGTATCGTGGTGAATTATTGATTCCAGTGAACCATCTACAGTGGGTTTTACAACGCAGTTTAGATACCCAATAAAATCGAGAAATCCAGGAGTGATGAAATCGAATATCTTCGATTTTTTAGGTAACACTTCTTTAAGTATGGGTATCTGTGAGAAACATATAGCTGCGTGTTTTGAAAGGGATTCTTCGTTAAGTGTTGGATAATTGTTTGTTAAAGTTAAAGAATCTTCTAAAGAAAAAAACCTGGAAATCTGATCTTTACTCCAAAAGAACATTAATATCGATAAAACTTCTTTCTTATTAAAAGTAATACTTCTAACCAAAGTCTTAGAGAGTATAAGTTTAGTTAATATATTACTGTAAATAAAATTCGTAATAAAACTATAGACAGATTTCTTTAAAAAATCTGCTAATTTAACTTGTTTTAGCTCTGAAAACATAGTAGAGTCAGTTACATTGATATTTCTACAGTTTTGAGTTAGGAAATTATGAAATGAACTACCAAGTATTTCATTGCTACTTGATTGAAATTCTTCTTCGGGAAAAACAACATCGACATTTTCTAGTATCCTTATGATTTCGTCAACGAGTTGAGATACTTCTGCTACTGCGTTAAAGCTCGTATTGTAAAGGAGCTTCCTTGTCGTATCTATTCTTGATCTAAGAAAACTCGTAATATCTTGGTTTTTCTCCAATAACAGGACCCTACAGAAATCACTGGTCGAGAGTAACTCTTCCATGGTTCCTCCTTTGATTGAAGATGCTTTACTTTAACATGTCAAGTATGTACTTAGAAGGATTATCAATTAAATCAGGATTTTCTCCTTCAATGATTCGTTTAATCCTCTCTTCCTCTTCCCGCTTCTTCTCAAAAGGACTGGTAAATAACGCTTTTCTCTGCTGATAGTTATTTATTATCGAAAGAAATTCGGAGACGTTTTGAATATCATTCTTTTCTCTAGAAGAACTCCAGTAGATTATAGTATCAGGAAAATTGTTAATAACATAGCAAATGAACGCCAATGACATACAACTATCTGGGACTTTTCCTGATACTTTTTTTATCGATGAAAGCTCGTTAAAGACGACTTCGCTCTTTATTTTGAGTTGCTTTGATGACAGATACCAGTATAAAGACTCAAGCATCAACGTCTTCGTCTTTGAATTTGTTGATACTCCAGGAAGATGTTGAGAGGGTTGCCAAAAGAGATGTTCTAGAGGAAGTACAGATGGGAGTTTTTCCGCAAGAGACTGAGCGTAGCTGTTGTTTTCGAACACCAGCATCCTATTTGGAATGACTTCGAATTCTTTCATAATGAGATTATACAGCAATTCCTGAAGGCACGAGAGAGGGATTTTAGCTAATATCTCTCCGATCTGAACCAACTTTACCTGCTGAGTTATTTCTTTATAGACAGCTACAACTTCTACTGCGGTATTAGACGTTCCTCCAAATGCTGATGCAACATCTAAACCAACTATCACTCCCATAAACGTCGCATCAGAAAGTAGTTCAGTTGGGTGGTTGTACCATTTTTTGTAATTTGCTGTAAATGTAGTCTCGTTAAGACTAAAGAAGAGTTTTTCCTGAGTGTACTGCTGTAACACATCTTCTTTCAAACACTGTAAAATATCTGATTCGATAAGACTATCCTCTGGAGTTACAAACACAAGCTCCATCTCCTGATCCCACTCAGACTTTGTCATAAGCTTTCTTAATCTACTTACCCATTCATCTGTAGCAAATGGAGCTTGAGAATAGTGGATCTTACTTGGTGTATACAAGGTTTCATCTCTAAGAGATTGAATCCACATCTCGTAAAACCATCTTCCTGTACCTGCTGTACCATTAGGAGTAGAGACAATTGCAATACCGTAGTGCATGTTTTCGCTTTTCATCTCCTCGTGACCTTTGAAACACGTAGGAGCTACTGCAGCATAAGCCTTGTCTGCTTTAGGAATAAAAGCGGCTTCATCGATAATTAGGAAGTGGGAGGTTTTTCCTCTAAGGACGTTTTCTGGATCTGATCTAGGAACTGCCTCACAGACTACGCTTGAGTCATTTTCCAAGATAAATGTTTGCTCTGTGAACTTTTTGAACCTATCGTTAATCTTCTTGTGACCTGTTAACCATAAAGGGACTTTCTGGATTATCTTCATAATCTTTCTGTTAAAATCTGTTGCTTCGGGAGCTTTTCTACTTATTACTCCTACCTGGTACGATGGATTGAATAACACTAACCAGACAGAGAAACATTGGAGGATTGTAGATATCCCGATCTGACGAGATTTGAGAACAATACAATAATGACTTTCAAGAATTGAGTTGATCAAGTTTTGCTGGGCAGGGTAAAGAATATCTCTCATAGAGACATCACGACCACCCAGAGTAACGAAGCAGTATTTTAGAAAGTAGAAAAAGTTACGTTTACAAGCGAGGATTTCACGAGCAACAAATTCAGGAGATATCTCTGGAGGATAAGTAGGTACTGAAGTATTAGTGATGCTTCTTTTTCTGAAATATTGACGTTTCATTACCTTCTAGGTATTCACTTGTTTTTCATATAGTTTTTTCAAATGTGAATACCGTTCTATGACTTTTTTAGTGGCTTTCCATGAGTTCGCATTATTAGTTGAAAATCCCTTATACCTCTTGATTGCTTCCCTGATATTTCCCTTCGATTTCTTGACCTTTTCCGCAAAGATTCTAACTCCGATTATGATATTTAGGTCCGTCCAAGGAATATCCCAGGGAATCTGACTAAGTCCATAGTACCCTAACTCCGATCTGGCTTCGGCTTTAAAGTTGCTCTCTGTCTCCATAAGGGCTACAAATAAAAAAGGATCAATTTGATGTAACGTACACTCTCTCTCAAGAGTAAGAAGTAGTTTTTTAGGAAGCCCTGTATACTTCTGGAGAAAGTCAACTCGAGACGAAATTTCTTGTTGGATCTCCTTTTCGGGTATGACGTAGACTACTGTATGGGGGTTATAACATAGTGACGGCCAAGTTATTACTAGAGGTAGAATAAGACAGACGGCAAAAATCGTGGTATGAAATAGATTGGGATGATGCCTGTTGTAGTAACTCATCGCTCTTCTCCTTTCAGTGAGGCTCCTTTAAGAGCCTCCTTTAGGTTATAACATCTATGTTACTCTCTTCCACAGACTTTTGTTTGTGTTTTTGTTTTGTTCTTTTAGTCTTTGACGTCTTCTACTTATACGCTACATGAGATATTATAGTTGAGCAAATCCCACAAATTTCTTCTAAATGAGCTAATAATATCTTGTTTCGAGACTGTGTTTTTGACTCCAGAATAAGATAATAAATCTCTCTCACTAATAACAGTATCAATACGAATAAAAGTTGTTTTTTAAGAGAAAGACGATAATATGATTGGAAACGTTTCTTCCTCTCTTGAAGTAACATTTTTTTGAAGAAACTCTTGCTGATTCTCTCGATACTAAGAAAACTATATCCAAAAATATCAATTACTGTATCGAGAAATGACTCCTCGTAGTTTGGAATTTCGTCTCTATTTGTGTACATGAAAACAAGCCTTTGAAGTTTCTGGTGTATCCTTTCAAACATGACACTGGATCCAAAGTAATCAACAGTCTTATTGAAGGTATCGTCATATCTATCTCCTTTTTTAGAAATCTTCTCAATAATCTCATCTAGACGCTTCTGAAATTCCACTAAAGATTCTGTTCTAACCTCGATCTCTTCCTCAGACTCTTTTTCTTCGACGTCTTCAAAATAAGGCAACGAAAGTGCTTTTACTAAAAGACATACAATGTAGGTATCATAAAGACCAGCATCTAGAAATCCCAAATAGATCTGGTTTACCAAATAAACGAGAAACGAGTCGATACTCTCGGTTTTGAATAGCTTTACGTCTGTTTTCATAAGAGACTCTAGTATTTTAGAAATCTCTAAGGAAGCACAGTTTTTTCCAAAGACTCTAAGTTTTAAGACGTAATACCCAAGTATATCTCGCAACACTTCTTGAAGCTCTTTTTTCTTTTCGGAAACTCCAGAGTCTTTAGAAACCACTTGAATTAACTCACTTACCTTATCAAAAAGTCGTACCTTGATCGGGTCAGTGCTAAATATTTTTACAGTGTTTTTAATAGAGTCGCCATACTGATCATCTTTTCTACGTAGAACATCTAAGATATCTTTTTTCATCGTTTAGTTCCTCCTTTTTTATTGAGCTTAGGTAGACTTGATATGATACTTGAGTGAATTGCCCCCTCCCGTAAAGGAGGGGGCCTCTCGTTGGAAAATCAATCTCTTAATCTAAAAAAGACTCGTTGTTCTCAAGAGTTGTACTCTTTCGACTACTCCCCCGACTCTTTGAGATACTTCTTACAGTCCATGCTACTGATTCTTTTTCGTAGATGTGAGGCTTAAGCTCTTCCTCAGTTAAGACATGTGTTTTAACGAGGTTCTCAACTTTACTCTTATCTGGTACTGCTACAAGCTCGAATAGACCTCTTTGTTTGAGGAAGACTTCTATAGTGTCTTTAAGAGTTGTATTCTTCCTCACTTGTCTTAGGACTTCAAACTTATCTGTTTGATAACTTGTTATATTGTTCTTTAGGAAGAAGTTTTCAAGGGTTTGTTTGATTTTGTTGATTTCTTCTGATACTTCTTTTTCAAGCTGCTTCAATTCATAAAATCTTTCAATACACTTATGAATCTGTACGAGTTCATCTATATCAACACTCTTCTTTCTATTCATTTTCGCACCTCCTCTTTGATTTAAAAATCTTTCTCATTGGAGAATTTTTTATTAGCTCCTGTACCACTCCAATAAATATCATACTTACTAAGTTCTTTAAATGGAAACAAAGCAGAGAGTATACCCTCAATAAGGCTTTTCAACAAATCAATAGGCTTGTTTACGACGTTTTTTACCATCATTTTTCCTCCTTTGTTTTTTTTATTTGCTACATGTTTCAGGAACCAGCAAAGTACTTGCGAGGAAGTCTGCGATATCAAAATAAGGTATTGACCTGTTGAATGTTGATTCATAAAGCGACAACGACCACAGATCCTCAAAACTAAGTGTTTTAATTAACACATCTCTAACAAAGGGACACTCTGTTGACACGAAGAATCCATCCCGAGTAATTTTTACATTCGTCATTCCACTTTCTCCTTTCTTTAGGTTAAACGTTTAAGATGTAAACTACTTTTCCAAAAGGTGGCTTTGAACAATCTTTTGACAACACCCACAGAACTGGATACCTTGGCTTGTTTTTAGGGTAAGAGGCGTACCCGTCCGTAAAGAAGATCATAAACGGACAAGACTTGACTTTTTGGAAGATTTCTTCAAAAGAGGTTCCCCCTCCCCCAATAAATTTTACCTTGGAGACAATATCTCTTGAAGATGAGATGAAAAGGTCTTCATGAACTCTAACATCTGTTGTTATAAATCTGACTTTGGGGAAGAAAGAGAAAAGAGGAGCAACTCCAGAAGCAAACGTCTTTATGAGACCCACTGTTGATCCTGAAGTATCGACAACCACGACAGGGAGATCTGTCTCCCTGGAGAAAGGACCAGGGAGGATTATCTCATCCGCCTTCTTCATATTGATCCTTTCCCACCCAAAGTCATCAATTCCTTGTACAATATTCATTATAAAACTTGAAAGGATTCTTTTCCATGGGATGTCACTCTTTGTCAACTTAGAGATAACATGCGAGGCTTCCATGGGAAGATCCCCGATTCTCTTTGATAAGCTATCTAGAACGAAGATTGCGGTTTCCTCAGGGAAGATACCTCCTTTTTCCTCGAAAACCTCTTTCTTCTCTCCGATAACACCTTTATCTTTGATTACATCCATGGGAAGTATACTTCTTATTGTTGATCTTTCATTAGGTTGTAGGCTCTTGAACTCCTCCTTGAGAAGCTGATAAATCTCTGAAGAAGTTTTTGAAAATCCCAAGTAGGAAAAGAAATAGATGTTATTCTTTGGTTTTGATGAGATCTGTGTAAAATCTAACTTGAAAGGATCTAGAGGTTCTCCTGGTAATTTTATCCTATCAGGGTAATTCTTTGAAAGAGAAATAACAAAACAATTTGCCACTATCTCGAGACATATGTTCCAGATTTCAGGGTTTTTATCTTCAGCCTCCAGCTTAGTCAATTCTGTAGGATGAAGATACACGCAATGAGCAATCTCATGAAGGATAACCCCTACAAGCTCTTCGAACTTTAGCGTACTCAAAAATTCTGGGTTAATGACTAATGTGTCATATGAAGTGGCAAATGTGTCTGTGTTATATACCGTGAGATCGTATCCTTGTACCAGAACTTTCCACTGATACGTTACATATCCCAGTTCTGGGAAAAACCATAAAATCGTGGAAACTGCTCGATTATATCTTTTTAATACTTCATCCTTGTCCATTTCTTATTCTCCCTGTGGAGTTGCATCGAAGATTTCCTTGAGGTACGTTATAGCGGAAGGACAAGCTCGTGAGAAATCTTCGATTAGCTTTGAGTTAGCACCTGGCTTCTTCCCTGAACTAAGTGCTAGTTCCTTTATAAAAGCCATTTTCATCTCTCCTACTAGCATCTCGAAGAATGGACCAATGTTCTTCGCAAACTTTTTGATTGCATCAGACTTGTGTTTCAAATAGTTTGCCACAGACAACACTAAGGCAAACTGTCTTACTTTGTCATCAGAGTCGACTTCTGGAACTTGACCTTCCTCGATTATCTTCTTGGGATTGACATCTCTAAGATGTCTACACCAGATTATGAAAGACTGAGTCGCTTGTGGACCTATTGTACAATTTGCATAAAACTTGAGTAAACTATCTGGAATATTCTTCTGAGTAGCCTTGATGATATCACTTAACATGTGTAGTGTTCTTGGTGTTGACCATGTTTTTTGTCCCTCTTGTGGCAACTGAAGGAAAAACTGTGGGTTTGATTGAACGAAACCGATCACTCTATCGTCAAGATTGTTTTCCTTTGCCCAATCAACCCATTCTTGTAGGTCTGGTTTCATCTCGATATTAACTAGTCTATTTAACAACGGAGAGATTAGAGCACTAGTCCCTGCGAGATCTTCCTCGTTGTTGCCTGTTATAATAAAGTAAACGTCCTTGGAGAATTGCAGAGGTCCTATTCTCCTATCAAGAACCATCTGCATAATAGGAATCTGCTGGTATGGTTTTGCATGAGTAAGATCTTCCACTAAGATTACAGCGGGACCTTCTTGAGGAATGAACCCACTTGGGTAAAGCATTACTCGTTTCATCTCGTGGTTAGGTACAGCAGCCATATAGTCTATGGGCTGTAAAAGGGGTACATCAAGAGTCACTAACTCAGCTTTAAGCCTTTCTGCGACGAGTCGTCCCAGAGAAGACTTGCCAATCCCCGGGGGACCCCAGATTGCCGGGGTCCTTCCCGCCTTGAGAATGTTAATTACTCCCTCTAACACTTGTCTAAACGTATACTGTGTCATTGCTGTTCTCCTTCTGTTGTCTGAGTGGAATTCTGAGACTTTTGTTTATATTGGCTTATTCCATACTCATATCCATCTTGAAGTTCTTTTATACATCTAAGGACATTCTTGGAAAAAACGCTTTTCATCCAGCGTTGATAAGGAACTTCTATTAAGCAATAGGATCTACCTTTCATCTTGTTTTCTCCTTCTGAGCCTTGCTTGATTGCTAGTGGAGAAAGCTTATATAACTTGTTAGGCATTGTTAAGATTTCATTGATTATCTGTGAGTATATTGAGGGTTCTTCTTCTACGAGCTTCTTGTAATCCTCAATGATTATTGAAAAGAGTTGGAGAGACTTTTCGAAGAGTTCTTGGTTAGATACGAAGTGAGGTAGATCGCATATATAGAGATTGTCAAACACGTCTATAGCTGCTACTTTCATCTCTTGAACTTTCCACACATATCGTGACATTACTCCTGAGAGTAATCTCAGAGAGTTAAGACCGTCTAGATCTACCTCAAGCTGCTTTGTTTTCAGGTCTTTAACATGTCTAAACACTCCCTTTCCCGTATGGATAAACAAGGATGGAGCAGGACACTTTGTCATAAGGTCATAGATATCCTCCACAGGAGTATGGAGAAAAACCGTTTTGTTAAAAGTTGTTTTTACCAAATCCTTTGTGGTTTCCGGAAGATTATTCCAGAAAGTTTCCCAATTAGGTCTCTGTGACCTAGTGACGATTACTCTTTTCATTTTCTTCCTCCTTTTAGTAGATCTTTTTAACTTAGATTAGTCTAAGCTGATGTAATCCTGGAAGTTTACTTGATAAGACTAGACGTCCGTCTTAAAGAATTTCTAACATTGTGGTGTACCTCCTTCTAGAAAACCGTTTTGACAAAAAAGCCTTATACTTGTCTCTAACTCGGGCTTAGTAACTAGTAAAACTAGACATTTATCCCAAAGAATTCGTCTGTTAATCTTGACGTTATTGTTAATCCCTAGAAAATATATGTTTTTAACTAGATCATACGCTTGTTGCGGAGTAAGCCTATTACATACTTCATCTGGAATATCGATTTTCTTGTTAAGCATTCTAAACCCAAACCCAATAATACTTGGAGCATAAATAAAATGTCTAACATACTTATCATAAGTGATAAACTCGAGTATATAAGGATTGAGTAACAGACGTGTTAACTCAATAGACGTTGGAGAATTTGTCATTATTTTCTGTACAACTTCTCTTGAAAGTGCATCTATAAATCTTACAAAGTTTACTCTAACCTCTAGAGGTATTACTTTGGGTTTCTTTACGTTTAATATTGCCCTTATAAGCTCTATATGAGAAACATTGTCACAAATTTCCTTTATGAGAAGAGGAAAAAGCACATCTGAAACCCATTTTGTTAGACCTAGACTTCTAGAGGTAAAGAAAATTAAAGTATATCTCTGGATTTCCTCTTGAAAAGACATCTCTTTTTGCCCTCTTGAAGTTGCTTTATTTCCTATAAGCGCCCAGTCGAGAGCTTTCTTGTAATAATAAGCTCTACGTGAAGGAAACCATGACAAATAGAGACGTTTCATAAGTCTTAACATAGCGAAGATATTTGGAGCCATTACATCTTTATGAAACATCTTATACTCTTGATCATCAAAGGTCTCCGGATGGATAAGTGACTTATACAAGAATCTCGAAAAATCATACAATACCTGAGGTATCTTCTCTAATTCTTGCGTAATATTTAATTCTTGAACAGCGTTTTCCAGTGTATGTCTAGAGAGTTCCTCATAAGTAAAAGCTTTCGAGAAGAATAAGCGTATATTACAACAGAAAATAAAGTCGTTTAAAAGAGTTCTCGAAAGTTTCTGAAGACGCTTTCTTTCAGGTACGACTCCATAAGGATTTATAGGAAAGGTAAAATATAATAACAATGAGGAAAGAGAACTATCATCTCCGGTCTTCGAATCCTTGACGTAAGATTTACATTTTTCGAAATCGGAAGGGATAAAAAATCCTCCTGTTATGAAGCCATCTCCTTGACAAAATAGTCTCACTAAAATTTCTATTAAATCTAGACTATCCGGTCGATTAAGAATATTATCCGGTATCTCAAACTTAGAATCAGGAAGCAAAAGATAGTTTCTGAAATATGTGAGGTATGCGAAGTATGATGAGAAACCTTTAAGATATAGTTCTCGCATTTCTTTCAAATATTGAAATAAAATTTCAAATAAGACTTCTCTCGAAGACGTAGACAAATCATGTCTTCTTAAAATAGGAAGAATAACATATTCGGGAATCTGAAAAGACGAACGTTGAGATTTTGCCACTAAACCCTTAGTATAGAGTTTATTTTCTTGGAGTAACTTTATGGCTTCTTCATAGACGTTTTTAGGAATTTTCTCTACTGTGTGTGGCAAACACCAGAAAGCGTTTCTGAAAGCCTTGGAAAAATCTACGTACATTACCCTAGACAAAACGTAAGGATCTTTCAATATAAATTCCTCGAACTTCTTATAGAGAACTCCTATAGCCTCTATTTCGAAGATAGAGTTAAGACAAGACACGGAGTTCAATTTTTCTAAAGCATCGTCCCCGGCAAACACTTTTCTTACATCATCCATAGTTAACATTGCAACACACCTCCTTTTTTGACGTAATTTTTAGTTGACATTACCTGACCCCCCTCACTGATCAGATATGAGAAAAAGGACGGTTTACACTACTTGAACTACAACTTAACCCAAGAAGACTACATTGGCATCTGAAACATTCATAAAGTCTTCTCTATGAGTAACAATCAAGAAAACATAATCTTGCTCTCTTGAGAGTGTCTCAAGAATAGCTTCAGCATTCTTATCATCTAGTCTATCTAGCTGTTCATCTAAAACTACAATCTTTGGAATAGTGTTAAACACAGAGTCTTTGTCGTTACATGCAAGTTCAGCAAATTTTCTTAAAACTACATTAAGACTTATCTTTGCTAGTACTGACTCTCCTTGAGAAAGATCATCTATAGGGATGATATCTCCATGGATGTTACTCGCAGAAAAAGAAAGTTCGATACTCCCTGTGGTTGTCTCTGTTAGGGCTGGATAGATCTTTACGGGTAGATTCTCGTTTATCTTATCACAGAACGACTTGATTATCCCTGAAATCTTCTTCTGGATATGTCGTCTGATTTCTCTGGTATCAGTTAATTTCTCCAGGACTGGTTCAATAGTTTTCTTCTTTGATACTTCTGTTTCCAAACGAAGCATTTCATCATAAATCTGATCAATTTCTTTGTTGATGACTTGTTTTCGATCTTCTAGTTTTACCAGTTCAGCTTGAAGGTATTTGATTTCTGTCTCAATAACTCGAATGTGTTCAAAAATTTGTAATTTCTTTAGAGCGTCGTTAAGGTTGAAACCGTCTGGAATGTTAGATCTCTTTAACACTTCATTTTTAATCTCTCTCTCCTCGTCTTCAGAGAAAACTTTCTGTTGAGGTTTTGCTTTATAGAGGCGTCTTTCTTCTTGGTCTAATTCCGCTTTTTTCGACTCTAGAACTTTTCTTTTCTCTTGATAGCTTTCTTTAAGGGAGTTCTCTGTCTCGAGATAGATTGTTTTGTATTTATCTTTTAAGCTTGATTTTTTTGCCTCTACGAGAGTCGATAACTCTTGTTGTTTCGCTATCAGTAGTTCAATCTGTTCTCTGATGTGATCTTCAGAGATAGTATTTCCACACACAGGACATTTTCCCTCAACAGTTGATAATAATAGTGATTGGTACTTTTGTAACATATGAGAAGTAGCGGATAGTTCAGATGAAATCTCTTCAATTTCCTGGTTTGAAGACAACTCTTTTAAATACTGAGCATTAAGATCAGACTTAGCTAGAGATATTTCTTTTTTCAAATCTCGATCTAGCGAGGAGAGACCCTCTAAAACATTGTTTTTCGCCGAAGTAATGTTGTTAACGAGAAGTTGCCAGTCTGAAATTTGTCTGAGAAACGATTCCTTGTTAGCAGTCTGTCGCTTGGAAATCTCAAAGGAAATCTGAAATTCTAGTTGTTTATATTTGTCGATTAGCGAGACAAGAGTAGCTTCATCAATCCCTTTGATCTGTTCTTGAGACTTCTGCTTGTCTTCAATTCTTAGGATTAGTTTCTCTCTTATAGTGTTCTCGTCTTTCTCGATTCTTGAAAGCTCCTCCTTAAGTACAGACGACTTTATCTGTATTTCCTTGAGTTTGAGTTCGAGTTGGTAAACCTCGTTAAAAAAACTTTTCAAGGTCTTTCTCGATTTCTCAACGAACCCCTCGACATCAAAAAATTTCATAACATCAATCTTTGGGTCAAGTACGTAAATTAACTTGATGAGTTCTTTATCAATTATCTGCGTTCCATTAGGGACTTCCTTTGAGTCGATAGTGACTTTGAAAAAAGAAGATTTTCCAAACGATCTTTCAATGTTAATTGAGTCGTTTATGCTGATTGATACGAAACCGGTCGATTGACCTTGTGTGACGATCCTCGAGTGACGAGACGTACCAGAAAGTGTTCTTCCGAACAGAGCAAGGTATAGTGATGATACAAGGGTAGTTTTTCCTGACCCGTTAGAGCCAATGATCAAGTTGATACCCGGGTAGAACTCTCCAGTGTAGCTGGAAATGTTTCTGATATTCTCGAGATAGATCTTCAAGCTGTCAACTTTCATAGAGCGTGACCTCCTATTGGGATGAGTTGACCGGATGTCTTGAAACTGTGAGAGCGACACCCGGTCATTAAAAAGACTTGAAATGTCTTGAGGAGCTTGAGCCGGGGGCACTGACACTCCGGATCACGATTTAATCCAGAGTATCAGTATTGTCAGGCCCAGGATCACTGCACCTGGCCACATCGATGTCGTCACCTCCTTTCGTTTTTTTTAAAAAAAAACTTGAAATGTCTTGAGGAACTTGAGTCAACGATACTCTGGGTTACGACTTAGCCCAGAGTATCAACACTGTCAGACCGAGAATTGCGAGCCCCGGCCACATCGACGTCGTCACCTCCTTCCTTCCTAATTTCTATATCATATATATCTACGCGAACTCGTATACAACGTGTATTCTCGGGCTGAAGTTCAGCGATCTGCGATGACACAGCTCAAGCGTCTTCTTCACGTTCTCTCTGTCATCTTCGGGAGACACTCCAGTAAGAGGCATGACACACACATGACTGAGATACACACGTCCGTACAGCCTCTCCAACAAGTTTATGAACTGCTCGTTCGCTTCTCCGAAGCTGGGGTCGTTCACGAGCTTGACGAAAACACTCTCTCTGAACAACGACTTATTCAAGCGGTAAACACGTCTGAAGTTCTTCTCTATCTCGGAAGGGTTCAAGAACTTAGGGCTCCAGGTCACTCTGAGAAGATCTAAGAAGTTGAGGTAGTCGAGACTCTTCACAAAATCGACAAACTTATCGATCCGGTCTATAAACAGCCCGTTCGTCTCAATATCTACATGGGTAACGGGTATATAACTACTGATCACAGTAGAGACAACCTTGTAAACTTCATCGCTATACATCCCTGGTTCTCCACCCGTTATCAACAATCCATGAGTCTCCTCTACAGCCGAGAGGATTTCACTCGGGGTAAGCTCTCGAGGAGTAGTGGACATTATCTCCACTGTATCACAGAAACTACACTTCAAATTACACCGAGCAAACCGTATCAACGTTGTAGAATACCCAACGAGAGGAAACTCTCCGTGAAACGTGTTACAAAACTGAACGACTCCCAAAACAGAAGTGTTTACTTCACCTGTAACCATGATAACCTCCTCTTATATGTCGAAATGATTTTTGAAAAACTCTACTTAACCAGTAAAGCTCAGTGGACAGATGAAATTCGTCAGATACGACTCTATATTTATCATCTCTTTTAATCTACGCGACCTTTCTTCAAGAAGAAGATCATTAACAATCATATTAAAGAACTCCCAGTCTTTGAAATCCTGAGAGAGGATTGGAAACATAAAAGTCTTCGTATCTACTCTCCAACCTATCCTTGGAGTTGGCTGTTTTGTTGTACAGAGAGGGATATCGACTTTCAGACCTGTTGCTTGACCTAAAGACTCGGGATTAACTTTTGCTTTCATAAAGACGGTGGTTCTCAACTGCGAGGGACTTAACCTCATATAGTTGTTAACCCTTATAAGAAACCTGCCATACAACTGTACTCCCCTCTTCCCGGTAAACACAGGAAAGAAGTTATTCCCTTCACAGAACTCCATGATAAAATTCCAGTTCTGCTCATTAAGCTCTCCATCGAGATCGATATGAGGTTGGATAAACCCTGTAGCTGTTTTACTCATAAAGTAAATAGGAGATACAAAAAGCCCCTGACCTCCTACGGTAAAGAAACTATCTTGTTTTACAATCCAGCTGGAAATTGCTTCTTTGAACGTCCTGTGAACTGGTCCTTGAGAAATCACGTACTTGTATGTGACTACGAGTTTAGACCTTTCGTAGGGTCTGAGGCTTCCCATTTAGAACTCCTCCGTGGTTTTCTTTTTAGAAGTCTTCTCTTCCTTTGGTTTCTCTTCCTTCTTTTCTTTCTTTTCCTTTGATTCTTCTTCCTTCTTTTCTTTCTTTTCCCTCTTTCGTTCTTTCGCTTTCTCCAGGTCTTCGGTTACTTTTTCTTCAAGGTCTTCCATTATCGACTCTGCTTTCTTTATAACTTTCATCAAAGAGATTTTCGAACTTTTCTTCTGAATTTTAGACACTCTTTTTTTCAGTTCTCTCACAAAGATCTTCGTATGCTCAACGACTAGCATCTGATAAAGTGCGATGATCACATCGATCTTCTCTTTGAACTTATCCAGGTTTAAGATTACTGTTTCTAAGATCTCCTGGGCTTCAAGAAGACTATCGTATAGTATAGCGAATTTCTTAGAGATGTGAATAACACCTAAAATAAAGTTGCTTAGATCATTTATTACTGAGGATATATTCGTTAACATCTTTACTCTTCCTATATCTGTGCTAGATGAAATAGATTGTTGAACTTGAGACAGCTTCGTGGTAAATGAATCAGTTCCCGTAGTTCCCATTCCCATATCACCAAAACCACCACCTATTCCCATTCCTGTGTCCATACCAAATCCAGGACTAGTTCCAACAGCACCTGCATTCACATCAGGAACAGAGGAATCAATACTTTTCATTGCATCATCAAGAGAGGCATCTTCAAGACTCTGCTCAAAAAGCTTTGAAAAATCAATCATTCACAACTCCTACTCAGTTTCTGATCTACCCAGAAGTATATCTTCTATCTTCTTCGTTCTAGCCTTCTGTATACTTTCGGGAGGTGCTAACTCACCGAAGAACTTATCAAATAATTGTTTAGGATCAATTCCCATCTGTTTTGCGACCTCAGCTAGCTGACTGAAGTTTGAAACCATCTCTGAATACCTTTCGAGAAGAAGTTTCATTGGAGGATTGAAAGTAATTTTGAATTCTTCGGGTAAATCTTTGTTTTTTACGCATCTAAAGATCTTTCTAATCATATCGGTAAAACACTCGCCAAACTCAAGCTGGTAGTTTAAGACTGTAATTGCGAAAACAATATTTTCTTGAGCAAGTGTTCCTCTCGTTTCATAATTCTGTTCTATGTTTAAATATGCAGGAGGAACACCCAGACCTGCTATAAAAGTATCCCTCATCTCCTTCCAATCATCCATACTGATGTTCAAGTTTCCCGAGGGCAACACATCTGTTTCTATAAATCTTTTACCGGCTTTCATAGGTATAAAGATATCTTCGAAGGATGAGATATGACTTGGGATTTCTTCCAATCCGATATTAGGATCTGTTAATGCGTAACGTCTTCTCGAGAGAGACCTAATAATCTGTTGAATTGGAGTCTGAACATCTCTTGAAACTCCCGTCTCCACATGAAAGACTCTTCTCTCTATGGAACGAGATAATCTATACATAACGATACTTGATGATAGAGATATCAACACTCGTGCTTGATGATTCAATCCATAAAGAAGTGAACACCCATATGGAGCTAGTTTTCTACCTCCTTTCATGGTAAGTTTGAAATGACACATCTTTGAAGGTGGAACGAATCTCACATTCATCTTTTGAGATGTTTGCTGTGTTGATAAGATAAGTGAAAGGATTACGTCTTGTAATACAGGATCGGATTTTCTGAGTATCTCGTCAATATTTGACGAAGAAATACCTTTGGATTTAGAGAGATTCGCAAGAATATTCCTTAAGAACTGTTTGCTTATATTGGATACGTTTTGTCTCAACGTGTTTACTTCTTCGTATTGCCTTATCGAAGAACTTGTGAGGTTTGTGAAAGGATTATACCTGGGAAGAGCGCTTGCCATATATGGATCTTCAGAAAAGAGTGGAAACACAAGGTACCCTAAAACTATCTCTTCACTCCCAAGGATAACAACTCTTGAAGGGTGATACTCCACTAGTTTTAGAGAACTTTTACGATTTTTCTTTGAAACATCATTCGAGTTTGATGACTTCCACCCATTCGTAACATTTTCAAAATCTCCAATCTGGGTAGTTTCCTCATATAAATCGTAATATACATCAGCCGATAGACTAATATCACCTTCGCTTATATATTGTGTTACATTCTTTTTAAAGGAAGTCTCATCTACAAGCTCAACAAACCAATCCCCATACAAAAGAGTATTATGTATTATTCCATATGCCCTCTTTTGGAAGTCGTACTTTTCTGAGATTTTCTTTAGGGTCTCTGTAACTGTCTTATCTTGGATGTTTATATTTGAGAAATTTTTAAAGACGGTTTTTGTGTAATCATCTGGAGATAAGATGTTTTGTGTTAATACTTCGAGGGCTCGAGAGGCATAGGGAATAAATTTCACTATTGCCTCATACTCATTATATCTAAAAACACGAGACCACTCCGGTGAAAACGAATCCTTTTGCCTCTCGATAAACTCCTCTACACTGAAATGAGTACGATCTTGAAGCAAATGAGTGATATCTACGTAATTCTGTATGCTTGAAGGTAATCTTTCTCTTATAAGAGAGATAACATTTTGGACTTTTCTGAGTTCATCCTGATCACGACCATAGACGACTCTTCTCAACCGGCTAAGTATATCTTGAGGTTTCAAAATATTGTCTCCTTAACAATTCTCTAGTTTGTTCCAAAAAATTACTGAAAGATCTGCGACCAAAGACGCTCCCTAGAAAGAAGACTTACTTCTTCTTCCGTTAAATAACCTTCTAGAATTTTTTCAAGAGACAACTTTGTAAGAGTTTCATCAGAACTAATTTCTAGAACAGGTTTTTCGGATTGATCTTGTCTTTCAACATAAACATGATACCCAAAAGTGTCTTGAAGTTTTACGAGTAAACTTCTGGGAATACTCTTTGAAGATATCTTGATTTTAAACTTTTGGTGAAAATCTTCTTTCAAATCCGAAGAAATTTTTTCAAAGAGACGTTCGAACTCCTTTACGTTCTTAACACTGATTTCTCTCACTTTCGTAAAGATAGAAGGTATTGATGTTATTTCATCTGTTAGAGTATCAACTACTAGTATTCTTTTTTCGTCATCGTATTCATCCTTTTTGAGAGGCCAAGGTGATCCCACAAAAACTATATTATCTTTTTCTTGGGGGATGTGATAGTGACCTGTAATCACTCTTTTGTATAGTGATAATTGTTCTGTCGTAAATTCATCAGGTATTGTCATATCTTTATGTATTTGGAAACCAGTTATTCCTATATGCGTAAACAACGTCTTTCCGATCCATTCTTCTGCCTTCTCCAGGATAAATTTACGAGAGGGGAAGGAGACCGCTACAGTCTCAGGTCCAAAAATATCTTCTTCATACGTATCAATTATATGGACGCTCTCACTCTTAATGGCAGACAGTGAAGTAAAGAAATCTTTATCTTCGACTGGCAAACTTAAATAATCGTGATTTCCAATCAAACAATACACAGGTTTTTCAACACTAACTTCTTCGAATGTTTGACATACTATATCTATTATCGAGTGAGGATTTATCTTTCTATCAAAAACATCTCCAAGCACTAATATCGCATCACAGTTGTATTTCTTCGCGATTTCGCAACAGTGTTGTAGATTTATTTTAGGGTAATAGATTCCTTCATACTCTTTTATAAAAGGACTCCATGTTCCTAACTTAAAATGAAGATCTGAAATGACCACAAGTCTCATAGATTTTCCTCCTGTTAAAGGGTACCTCTCACTGGAGGCACCCTCTATTAGTTAATCAGAGAGGTAAGTCGTCCTCTGAGATTACAGCTTCTCCTGAATCTGGGACAACGTCTAGTTGATCAGATGTTTCTATAGGTGAAAAATAATCATCTTCCTTCTTTCCCATAGGAATCGAAGCCGATAGTCCATTCGCTTCTCTTCCTTTCTTGAGAGGACCTGTCGTATAAATATCGAGAATATGAAGTACGGCAACGGCAGTAGGATGCATCTTTAAGAACAGTTTAACCACGTCTAGCTGTTGAGAAGTAAAAGGAACCTTTATCTGTGACTTTTCTACTTCCTCTTTATTAATTCTCTTGGAGAAGAAATATTCTAACATACAGTTAGGATTTACTCTACCAACGGTTAATCTTAACTGAGATACTGCTATTACATGGCTCTGTTTTTCATCTTTAGACCCAGGATAATGTGTCACACTATACGAGTACACGTTATCTGTAACGTTTACTTTTGTGTTTCCTAAATCTACTGACTTCTGAGGCGCTTCTTTAATAAGGTTATATAACATGATTGATTCATCTAATGAAAGCGAAAAGACTCTAGTACTTTGATAGTCGTAGATTTTCATACCCTTCACAATTTGTGCCGCCTCCACCGGTTGGAATACCGGAGAAAACGCGAATCGCGCCGTGCCATTTAGACCATACTCAAGATTAACAACGCCATACTTTGAATTGTAAATGCTACCAAATGCTCTCATTTTTTATCCTCCTTTTTTGGAAAAATGTTAGATGAAAACTTTTAAAAACGATCAGAAACTTCTTTACTTCTCAACATTTTCACCTCCTTTCTACAATTCACATTTGTTCTTTTTCAACGATATTTTGTTCAAAAGTAATCTTCTTTACAATTATTTTTTGTATTTTTTAACGTTGTTTCTTAAAAATACTCGATTAAAGTATTCTAAATTAAGGAAAATTGAAAAAATCTTGAAATCTTTTATACGGAGGTGTTGTTTATGAGTAATCTTCAACCTTACGACATCAGACACCTGATACTCGAAGCAAATATCAGGGGTCTGAAGAAAAGAGGTCCTCTAACACCGAATCAGTTTATAATGGTGTTAAGTGACGACAATCTCTGGAAAAGGTATATAGCTACTTTCGAATCGACAATGGATCCAAGGACAGCAGCAGAATTTAGAGTCCTTGCTCACAACACAAGAAAGCATCTCTTGGAACAGGCAGTAACAGGAAATATCAACTACTACGAAACTCTTACATTCCCGATTCTGTCCGTGTTTTATCCCAGACTCGTGGCGAGGGATCTTGTAACAGTATCTCCTATCAAGGCACCCGAAGTCATTAAAGGTTTCTTGCAACCCAAGTTTAAGAAGTATGGAAGCACAACTTATGACAATGCTCCAGTCTATTCTGACGCTTCAGCAGGAGTAGGTCCCACAGGTGGTTTTGCTACTATTAATGTAGGTGCTTCTGTAAATCTATTAACTCTAATAGGTCTTGATCCCGACACATCAACAATACAACGTGGATCAATATCAATTACAAAGATTTTTGATGATGTCGGAGGTGCTGGTAACTCCGCCGATGTAGCAATCTTTCCTACTGTCGACGGTCTTTTCTCTTCAAATGTAACGATAGGTGCTAACACTGATACTATACATGGTAGTATTGATTTTAAGAGTGGTTCAATCACTCTATCATCTACTTCTGGTGTAGTAAAAAGTGTAAACGTAACTTTTGTTGCTGGTCAAGAGAAAAACTTAACATCAACTCAAGTAGAGTTTACTCTTGAGAAGATTAGGCTGGTAGCAAGGGATAGACAGATCACAGGTCGTTGGACGATACAGTTTGAACAAGATATTAGAGCACTGTATGACATTGACCTACAATCTCAGATTGTAGCAATTATTGGTCAACAGATTGCTCTTGATATCGATGTAGAAATTGTCAATCATCTTTTTGCTGTAGCTAATGGACAACCAGCTTCACACAAAGCAACATTTAGCTTAACACCTCCTGCTACATTTACTTGGGGTCCAAAAGAATGGTACAAAAACGTTACCATTAAGTTGAACTCCTTGAGTGCGGCAATCTACACTGATACAAATATGGGTGTTGGAAATTGCATTTTGATTAATCCTCTTGATGCTCCTGTATTCGAAGCTCTTGACGACTTTATTTATACTTATACTGATTCTTATGCTTCAGGAGAGCTTGGATTCAAGGAAGCGTCTATGGCAGGTGGAAAGTTTAAAGTCTATGCAACTCCTGTGTGTCCACAAGGGAAGGCACTAGTAGTATTTAAACCTGATATTGAAACTCAGGTAGTTTACTACTACTGTCCATACATCCCCGCTGTGATTCATCCTTATCCACTACAGAACGTACCTACAATGAGCTTCTTGACGAGGTACGCTACTGCAGTGATAAGACCTGCCGGAACCGCTATCCTTCAAATAACCACATAATTATTAAAAGAGAGGGGCTGAGAAAATCAGTCCCCTCTCGAAAATTTATTTATCGTCATCTTGGACAAGTGTAAGAGCCTCTTCATACTCAAATGGAGGAAGTTTCCCATCTTTTGTAAAATAGAGATGTGGAGTCTCTCCCAGCGTATTTCCAACAGCCTTAAGAATTCCTGGGAAAAGCTTAAGGATAAGTGGTGGAATATGTCCCACTACTAGATCAAGAACATTTCTGGGAATATTTTTGATTTCTTGTTGACTAATAACAAGATATGAACCATGTCCATAAACAATAGTAACTGGTTTATCTTCATCGGAGTCCTTGACCTTTTTCGTTTTAATAACGACTTTATTCTCTCGTGAAATCTGATCAAGAATTCCACCCAACACAATGATTTTATATATCGTGTCCAAATTCTTTCCAAACTCAAACATGCACCACCTCCAAAAAATGAATTTTGATTCTCCCATAGAGTAACTTAGATACATTTCCGTGGTAATCGAGACCTTCTTAACGACAGTGTGTCGTAAACATAGTAATCACCTCCTTTCTTTGTTTAACTAACTTTCACTCTACGACGTGGTTTAGTCTTCAACTCCTTTTCTATCTTTACTTGCTTAAAAGACTCAGAAGACAACACAATATCAATCTGTTCTGTTGGTCCTGAGTTGTAAGCTTCCTGGACAGCCCACTGCCAAGCCACCACCATATCCTTACAAACTTGCTCAAAAACTGCAATATAATCACCGTAGTCGGGTGGATCGCCTGTCCGCCAATCAAGAAAAGCACGGCAATCAGAGCATGTGCTACTACATACACGGTTATTAAGAAACGCTTTGATGCAGGTTTGGGCTGGCTGTGGGTATCTTATATAATCATCAATTTCAAACTGTAGCGTGGTGATTGTTCTACATACAGTATCACCACACCTTAACTCTTTCTTCCCTCCTATAAGATATATCTTGTTGGGTAACTGATACTCTTTTTTAAAGACGAGGTGCGGATACAACTTTAACTCATCACTTTCAATATACTGACGAAAAGCAACGAGTCGAGGCATGAAATTTCCACGGGGTTTTGGCATTATTTTGAATCCAACTTTTAGCATTTTATTCCTCCTATTTTCACTATAAGTCGGGAGCGTGCTCGACATGCGAGAAGATGAACTTCAGATATTAAAAAAAAACTAAAACAATTTAATTAACTTTTAGCTTACGTTTACCTTGCGTGAAGGTTTTGTTTTTCTGATTTGCTCCTGTTGCTTTTCAAATAAATACGCATCAGAAAGTACCGTTGCTGTATATATCTCACCTGCTTGTGAGGTAGCAGCTTCGGCTACTGCTTGATTCCAACTTTCTATTAGGTCTTGTGTTAATTGTTGAAAGACCTTGATATAATCGTCGTAAGCATTCTGACCAGGTTGCCACACAAGGAAAGCTCGACAACCTTCATGAGTCCACTGACAGCCTGGTCGAAGCACCTTAGTATGATGAATTTCACACGGCTGGTTTACACTAAACCCCAAATCAATATCTAAACATGTTATTTTCCTACAACAGGAAATATAACTATCGTAAGGAA